ACAACCGCCGGCGTGCAGGTGACCTTCACCGACAGGTTCAGCGACGTGGCCGAGGACGTGATCGACTCCCTCAGGGACGTCACGGAGCCGAGCCAGATCAAGACCTTCTTCGAGGAGAAGCGCGTGCTGACCCTCGCCAAGACCGACGACGACACCATCAAGATGCTGGTCGAGAAGCTCGGCGAGCAGACCTTCGGCGACATCTTCAAGATCAAGGTCTCGCTGGCCGCCAAGAAGGACATGGACAGAAACCAGTTCGAGCTTGTTCCCGAGGCCAGAGGGCTGCTCAAGCAGGCCAAGCCCGGCGTCAAGCTCCTGAAGGAAGACTGAGGTGACAAATGTTCGTACTAAAAGACGTAACCCTGGCAAAGGCCATCGACGTCATGCTGTCAAAGAAGGCCGCCGAGGCCGAGATCACGGGCGAGGCCGACAAGCTTCGGTACGTCGTGAGCAGAGCGGGGAAGCGCACGTGGACCTACAATGGGAGAGAGACCGACAGCGTCTTATTGACGGCCTTCAATCACGACTACCGATGGGATTTAACGATACACAAGACAAAGGACGACCTATGATGAGGCACACGATAATGGAGGCCGTGATGATCGCGGCGTTCGACCCGACCAGCAACCCACAGATAGAGCCGGACCTCATCGCAGAGTCCATGGCTAGGCACCGGCGCGAGAAGCAGGCCATCGAGATGGCGACCGCCTTCCTGCCCGAGGACCCCTGCGACGACGAGGTGATCAAGAGCCGGTGGTCCAAGTGAGCGCCGCCCTGGAGCTGCTAAAGGAGGCCGCACTGAAGCTGGAGGAGGCCCGCAAGAGCGGGGACCAGAAGAGGATATCGGAGGGTAACTATCCCTTGACGACAAGTAAGAGGAGCTGCCAGCACAAGCCACGGCTCAGAAGCTCGAAGTACAACAAGCCTAGAACGGTGAGATACGCGTGATAGAGTGGGTCACAGGTGACGATGTTGAATATGGAGTGCCCGTAATCAGAGGAGCCACCGAGTTCGGCATACGAGACAACAAAGGGCGCGGTGTAGGGTACCTCTATGTAATAGCAGCGGCGGCAGAAACGGGCGCGGGCGTAACTCTCTGGAACACAGTTACCAGAAACGGCCACCAGTACGGCGCCAGCCAACCACGCCAGCCGTTCCCAAACCAAGAACAGGCCAAGGCCTACGCCGAGAAGCACGTCCTCAAGAGACTTAGCGACTACAAAAGGAAGTTCGGATGACTGCACTGGACGCCCTCCGGCAGGCGGCCGACGCCCTGGAGATCGCACGCAAGACCGGAGACGAGAAGAAGATAACCGAGGCCAAGATGGAGCACGCCATGGCGATGCGCCGCTACGACAACGACATGGAGCTTATGAGGATAGCGCCGGTGGTGCTCAGGAAGCTGCTGAACGGTACACTGGACAAAGAGGAGACACCGACATGATCACAAAGGGAAAAGCCATAGAGTTCGTCAAGGAGTTCACCCCTAAGCTGATGGACGCCACGCGCGTCAACCAGTTCCAGGGAGTCTACTCCAAGAAGGCCGCCCAGAAGGTGCGCCGCGAGATCGCCAAGTTCTCCGCCGCCCTGCAAGCCAAGCTGGACGACAAGGTCGCGCTCCACACAGCCGGCAGCGTCGACAAGATGATCAGCGAGTTCGACCACTTCATAGAGTACCCCTCCAAGAAGGAAGGGAGACCGGGCTGGCTACCAACAATCACGCAGCGCCGAGCGGCACCCCTCATTAAGGCGCTCCTCCTGGAGCTTAAAGAAGCAAGCTGATGGGTGGCTGGTCCAACCTCGGGATGATGGGCATCTTCGCCGGCATCACCGCGGCGTGGGGCCAGGTCAAGGCGCTCATCGACAGGTTCACCTCGGTCTTCGTGGTCACCGCCGTCCTAGAGAACACCACCGCCGAGGCGGTCTACTGCTACCTCTGGGACAACTTCAAGAACGGCCGGCTGGCCGACAAGCGCTTCAGCTCCCTGTGGACCTACGTCAAGCCCAACAAGCGCCGCCAGGCCATAGCCACCGAGATGCTGGGCAGCTCGAGCGTCTTCTACAGGGGCTGGAGGTTCATCTTCGTCAGCCCCACCGTGAAGAGCCAGGACGGCTCGCCGGGCAACACGAACACCATCACGATCAAGTACCTGCGCGGCTCCATGGACCTGAACGGGTTCATCGTCGAGGCCATGGACGCCCACAACGACTACCTGGACAACAACAAGAGCAGGACCAAGAACAAGCGCGTGCGCTACTACGTCAAGAAGGTGTTCGGCAGCCTCGGCCGGCAGCCCTCCACCGACGACGGGAAGCAGCCCAAGGCCATCAAGGGCAGCAGCAGCAACTCCGAGATATCCAGGGACGTCAGGCCCCTGAAGTGGTCGAAGGACCAGCTGGGGAGCCCGGTGCCCCCGTCGCCGTTCGCGGCCCTCAGCTACCCGCCCGACATAATGGAGGTCATCGAGGACCTGCGCTTCTGGCGCGCCTCCAGGAAGTGGTACTTCGACCACATACTGCCGTGGCGCATGGGCATACTCTGCCTCGGCGGCCCGGGCACCGGTAAGACCAGCATGATCAGGGCGGTCGGCCAGGAGCTTGACATGCCTGTCCACCACTACGACCTCGGCACCATGAGCAACGAGGAGTTCTCCAGGGAGTGGCAGGACACGCTGTCGTGCGCGCCGGTCATAGTCCTGTTCGAGGACTTCGACAGGGTGTTCAACAAGGCCGACAACGTCCAGTCCAACAAGACCGGCATAAGCCCCCTGACCCTGGACTGCCTTCTGAACTGCGTGGGCGGCCTGGAGCAGGCCAACGGCATGCTGCTCTTCATAACCGCCAACGACCCGACCAGGCTGGACGAGGCCATCGGCCTGCCGAACATGAAGGGCGAGTCCACCAGGCCAGGCCGCATAGACAAGATCATCACGTTCAGGGAACTGAACGACGAGCAGAGGAAGTCCATAGCCAACAGGCTCCTCAAGGAGTACCCCGAGCTCATCAACGAGACCATAGCGGCCGGGGCAGGCGAGACCGGGGCGCAGTTCGAGAACAGGTGCGGCCAGCTAGCGCTCCACCACTACTGGAAGCAGAAGAGGCTCTCGAGGGAGAGCGAGGACCTGTGGCAGGAGAACAAGAGCCAGATGGCGAACCTGCTCGACGAGATGGCCGAGCACGAGGAGGACGAGTGGTATGAAGACGACGACAACTGAGAACCCGTTCCTCTACCCCAACAAGCCCGTGCTGTTCCACCGGCTGGAGACGCTCGAGGCGCACATCGACCTCAGCAAGTACCTGGTCCAGCCGAAGTACAACGGCGACCGCGCCATAGTCAGCTGCTCCAAGGACGGCAAGGTCGTCGTGTTCAGCAGGCTCAGGAGGGAGCTTAACGGCACCAAGGGGAAGTTCGACTACCTGGCCGACGCCGTGAAGCTGCCCAAGCCGTGGGTGCTGGACGGCGAGTGGGTCAAGGAGAAGTTCGGCATCTACTGGTGGGACGTGGGCATGGTCGGCGGCAAGTTCGTAGGCGGCACCCCGTACAAGGAGCGCTTCGAGAAGTACGAGGAGCTGGTCGGCCGCATACAGATGCCGGCCGACCACAAGATGCCGTTCCTGTGCAGGACCATCTGGGCCGAGTGCGACAGCAAGCACTACCAGGCCGTGAAGGACATCAGCATTCAGGGCGTCTCCAGCCTGGAAGGCCTCGTCTACAAGCTCAAGGACGCCACCGACCTGTGGGGCGTGTCGTCCACTTCAGAACGACCGAGCCAGCTCAAATGGCGCAAGTAGAGCTGCTCCCCTGGGTGACGATGATCTGGTGCGCCCCCATCGTGGCGTTCTGCGTCTGGTTCGCGTGGCCCCGGTGATCACGCCAGAGGACCTAAAAGCCATAAAAGAGAACTGCCTGCTCTGGTCCAACAACTGCGGCGGCTGCGAGACGTGCAGCCAGTTCTTCGGGAGCAAGACGCCACCGTACGACCACTACGAGACGTACCAGCTCGTCTGCATGATCGAGGAACGCGACGCAGAGATCAAGAGACTAAAGGAGGCCAAGGTTGAGCAGGTTTGAGGGCACCTGGCACAAGGCGCCGGAGACGAAGGTCACGCCCTACAGGCTGAAGGCGCCGTACGACAACGTGTACGTGGGCGAGGACCCGGGCGACGGAATGACCCAGGAGTACGCCGACCAGTTCGACGCCATAGTCAACGTGAGCTGCACAGAGTGCGCCCTGTTCGAGCCGAGCAGGCCAGACCAGAGGACCTACTGGTACCCCATAAACGAGATGGGCCGCTGGTCGCTGGGCTACCTGTTCTGGCTGAAGAAGGTCATGGACTTCCACCACGACAAGGGCCACAGGATCTACCTGCACTGCCACGCCGGCGCCTACAGGTCTCCATCGGCCGCCGTGCTCTGGCTCCAAAGCAGAGGCCACACCCCTCTAGAGGCCATATCCCTAGGCGCCATGAGGTGCGACAAGAGCGCGCTGTACTCGCTGTGGAAGTCCCACGGCAACATACCGAAGATGAAGGACGCCCTGTACGAGTCCATGAGGAACAACAAGTGGAACAGCTTCGCCAGCCACATACTCAGCAGGGACTTCTGGAACCGCGACCTGTGGAACCCCGAGATAGCGGCCCCCGGCCACATGATGCGCGCCCACATACTGCACAGGTACTTCTGGTTCTACTACCAGCCGAAGTACTGGCTCAAGGGCAAGTGGGAGAACGCGAAGTACTGGTGGGAAGGCTGCGGCTACCACGAACACGGCTACGGGAAGTACATCTACCCGAGGAAGAACTTCTGGGAGTGGCCACTGGACGCGGAGCCCGAGGACGCCAGCTATACTGCGGGGATAGGCAAGACCTGGGACAAGTCCGACAGGACCTTCAGGGTCCGATCTTGATCAGCTCGTCGCCCATCTTCCTGAACGTGAGGCCTTTGGGCTCGTGGTACTTGATCAGGGCCAGCAAGACCGTCTCGGCATCAAGGTAGTTCAGGTAGAACTCCCTCTCCTCGCCACGCTCGTTCCCCTTGAAAAGCTTGACCCTCAGGCCGTTGCCGGTGTCCTCCAGCTTGAGGGCCTCGCGGTGGTCGCTCCACTGGTTGTCGTACTCCGAGAAGCCAACCTTGACCTCCCTGTCGCTGTCGACGGCGAATCCAGACTCGACGCGCCAGCCGCTGTACTCGGCCGGGTGCTTCTTGGTGCTCGAGAAGTAGTGCTCGGTGGTCATGGCATCCTCCACGCGCCGTAGCGGTGGTAGAAGGTGACGGCCTCGCTCACGACCATGTAGGTCACGCTGCCGCACACGGCGACTATCATGGACCCTATCAGAAACCTAAAAATAGAATTCATCCCTGCCCTCCTTGAGTTCCTTGACCTCGCGCTCCAGCCTGGACAGCCTCTCCTCGACGGGGTCGGGCCTGATCATGGTGATCCACTGGCCGTCGTGGAAGATCTTGTCCTGGTAGGTCTTCTGGTCCCTGGCGAGCATCACCAGGAAGCCGTCTATCTTGCCGTCGGCCGGCAGCTCGTCCACCTCTCGGTAGCCCATCATCACGTTGCCGTTGAAGAACAGGCAGAAGTAGCGCTTAGAAGTATCCGTCATCGTCGTCCTCTAGCGGGTCTACGTCCTCACCGAGGTCGTCGAAGCTGGTCTCGTTGTGGCCACCGCCGAGGCGGTTGTTGTACTCGGGATCGGGCACGCCGTCGCGGTCGTGGTTGACCTTCGGCGGCTCGTACGCGGGGAGCTGGTCCACCGCGGTGATGTCCTTCTCGCCCCCGAAGCTCTCGAAGTCGTCGAAGTCGTTCTGGAGGACCTTCTTGGCCGCGTGGTCTAGGTTGTCGGCCTCCACGTCCACCTCTCGCTGCTCCTTGTACTTCACCCTGAATATCTTTGAGTCGCTCATCTCTGTCTCCTAGGTCGGGCCGCCGCATGGGCCCTTCGTTCTACTGCCTCCATGACCTTCTCGTCCTTCTCGACTTCCTCGTCCCACTTGTTCAGCGTGTATCCGGCGTAGTAGACGCTCATCATGCCCTGCGCCAGGTCCTCCCTGCACCTTGGGGGCCGCATCACACCCTCGAAGAAGGAGAGCAGCTCCTCAGCCGGGTCCGAGTCGGCGTATCCGTGGCGCTTCCTGAGGGCGCCCTGGAAGCGGTCGCTCTCGAGGAACTCGGCCACCTTCTTCCTGAAGTCGTCTCTCCTCACGCCCGGAAGCTCCCGCCGCAGCCGCACGTGTTGGTGGCCTTGGGGTTTTTCCACGTGAATCCCTGGCCCTTGAGGCCGCCGTCGTAGTCAAGGGTGCAGCCCTCCAGGAACAGCCAGCTCTTCTTGTCGACCATGACCAGTATCTTGCGGGCCCTCTCGTCGTTGTCGGTGAAGAACATGTACTTGTGCGTGGCCGCCGGGTCGTCTGCGGGCGGGTCCATCTCGTCCATGAGGTACACGAGGCCGCTGCACCCGCCGCCCTGCACGCCCAGCTTGAGAGCCTTGCCGTCGGGCAGCACGCGCCTGAGCTGCTGTACCGCCTCGAAGGTCAGGTTCACCTGAACAGCTCCCTCTTAGACTTGATGTCGACCAGGGTGGACTTGAGCCTCTCCTCGTAGGACTGGCCTCCCTTGAGACGCTCCTCGGCATACCTGGTGGCCCAGTGTCGCAGGACACTTTGTACCCTAAACTGGTCCAGGAAGTGGAAGGGCACGTCGTTGAGCTTGTAGAATCCCCACCCGTTCGCGGTCCACAGGTGCATCTTCAGCTTGGCATTCACCAGGGCATAGTGCCCCTGTTCCCAATCGAGCGGCTCTCTGTCTACCGACCGTCTAGCCTGTTCCAGCATCCTGCTCATTCAGTGTCTCCACACCTCGACCATCAGGCCGAGCGAAAAGAAGGCTATGTTCAGGTCCCACACGGCGGACGGGGCCACGTTGTCCAGCACGAGGTTGGCCAGTATCCCGGCCGCGCACAATACTATTATAAGCGCCCGAGGCTTCCTCACCATCCGATGCTCGGGCCCTCGCCGGGCCTGCGGCCGCAGTTGGGCTTGGTGCACTTCAGGAACCCGGTCTCGTCGTAGTCCCACTTGTGGGGCGGGCAGGCGTTGGGGTCCTTGGCCCTGGGGGCTCGGTTGGCCATGTAGGCCACGAAGCCAAGGAACAGGAATATGACGAGCAGGCTGTCTAGGTCCAAGGGTTCGCCTCCATTGTAACCTTGGTATACACTGGGCGACGCCGGAGGCACGGCGGCGCACGAAGGGAGACGTTACGTGAAGGAGCTATCGCCCTCGCAGGGCTTCATAAAGATCAAGCGGGCCAGGTACAGCCTGGACGAGACCAAGAGGTTCCTCTTCTTCTGGAAGAGGGACGACGTGAACGGCAAGTGGAGCGCCCACTACACCGACCTGGTACTGGACAAGAAGAACATACGGATAGTCATGCCCGGCACCGAGGACACCGACAACGACCCCTGGTACCAGCGCATAGTGGACAGCTTCACCATAATCAGGACCTACTGCGGCAGGGACTACTGGGTCAAGGAGAGCGTCGAGGAAGTCAACAAGATGCTCGGAGAAGAGAAGGCCGAATGAAGAGACTGTTCATACTCTTAGCCCTGATGTGCGGGTGCACCGGACCGTCGGGCTCCAACGGAGCCAACGGCGGTAACTGCCTGGTCAGCTCCAGCCCCGTCAGCACGAACCAGCCCTACGGCGGCGTGCTCATCACCTGCCCGGGCGAGGCTCCCCTGATGATCAACAACGGACCGGGCGGCGTGGCGACCACCGGCTCGACCAGCAGCTTCTCCCCTACCATAGCGATCGAGCCCTGCGGCTCGGCGTCGGCGCAGTACAAGGAGGCCCTGCTTGGACTCGTGGGCGGCGGCGTGTACGCGTTCTACGCGGGCACCAGCGGCTCGACCCTGGCGGCGGCCAACGTACTCATCCCCGACAACAACTACTGGGACACCGACACCAGCGAGTGCAACTTCAGCGTGACCACCGCCTCCGACGGCACCAGGACGGTGAGCTGGAACGGCAGCACCAACAACGGGCACCCCGCGGGCTACTACCCCGCCGGCAGCGTGGTCTACACCCCGGCCACCATGAGCTGGAACCCGGGGCCCTGATGGTAGTCAGGGAGATCCTCCCCAGAGTCTATCTGCTCACCTCGAACAGCACCAGGAAGCTGGCCCGGATGTTCGTGCGCCTCGAGGAGTACTTCGAGAGCCCCAACCCGGCCTTCAGGGACAACGTCTTCGACATGGGCAAGTTCCGTAAGTGGTACCGGCAGGACCGCAAGGCCAAGCACTTCACCTACTACACCGACTGGACGGGCTTCAACGTGCCCGGCCACGTGGTCGACGTGTTCAGGGACGCCAAGAACAAGACACCCGCCGAGAAGGAGCTGTTCAAGCACCTGCCGCACACCAGGGAGCCCAGGCAGGGCGAGATGCCCGTCTACTACAACACCACCGAGCACAAGATCGACGTGATGGGCAAGTACTACGTCATAGCGTCCCACGGCAGCAGCCGGACCACGGTGAGGCACGAGGTCGGCCACTCCCTCTACTACATGTATCCCGCGTACAGGGACATGGTCAACGAAGTGCTCGACAAGGCCGAGGCGGCGCCGGGCGGCAAGAGGGCCTTCAGGGCGGTGCGCAGGCTGCTGAGGGAGACGGGCTACGCCAACAAGACCATCAAGGACGAGACGCACGCGTTCATAATGGCCGACAGGGACTACCTGGAGGAGGAGGGCGTCTGGGACGCCGGGCTCGACCAGGTCACCCACGACCTCAACACCATATTCGACTCGTTCATGGCAGCACTCGGAGGAAAACTATGATAGAAGCGTTGACAGTGATAGCCCTTATGTGCCAGACGCACCCCGGCTACGAGCAGAGCGCGCAGACGGCTCAGCACGTTCAGAAGCTGTGCATGACAAGGATGATCGGCTGCGTGAAGGCGGCGGCGGCCAAGGACGTGCGCCTCAGGGACATAGACGGCAAGTGGGTCAGGGCCGTACCCGGATGCGTGGACGGCGAGGCGGAGGAGTGAGCGGCCTGGGCACCAAGACGGAGATGAAGCAGACCGGCGCGATGGCGCGGGCCGTGGTGGCGAAGCTGGTGGAGCTGGCCAACAAGAAGGGCAAGGTCACCATCAGCAAGGACTTCGGGCACTCCATGAGCTGCACGCTGTCGACCTACGACACGCACACCCACCCGGGCTGGACGGACCAGAGCTACGGAAAGACCGAGCTGGACTTCCTCAAGGCGCTCATGCAGGGCCTAGAGACCCTAGAGAACCACAAGGAGGACTGATGGCTGAGTTCAGGGACTGGACGGTGTTCGACGGCGGCATAGACTACGGGCAGAGGTTCAGCCCGGACGTCAAGATCGAAATGGACGTCCCGGAGCTCCCCGTGATCAACGACAACAACGGCCTCTCCATAGGGGGAGCCAGGAACTTCTACATGCACGGCGGGAAGATGAAGGCCGACGTGTTCATACACGACAAGTGGGCCGACCCCATGAACGACATGGCCAAGGCCGGCATGCTGGGCTTCTCCATCTCGGGCTTCGTGATAGGTAAGGACAACGGCAAGGTGACCAACATCAAGGCCAACGCCGTCAGCGTCGATCACCAGAGGTCCCACTCGTCCAGAAAGACATAGCTGGGCTCCTTGCAGGCCAACAGGTCCCACTGCTCCTTGGAGATCATCTCCCTCTCCCACGCCCTACGGGAGTGGTGGCTCTCGTCCTTCCAGGCCCTGTTGAAGCTGTTGCGGCCCTTGCTCCCGGGCCAGTAGCAGTTCCCCTTGACCTTGTCTCGGTTGAACCCCTTTCGCTCGCGCCACTCTTTGCGCGCGAGGTCGGGGGTCTTCCTCTCGAGGCCGGTCTGCCTGAACGCGGCGCGGCGGCGGAAGAAGTCCGTGTGCCTGTGGAAGTACTTCCAGTAAGCGGGCCATCCTGTCCATCCCATGTGTTCTCCTCCTATGCTAGAGTCACATATTAGATGTCATCGTGCTATCCTCCGTGCCCTGTGGGCAAATAAAAAGGCCTCTGGATCTCTCCAGAGGCCTCGAAACTTCTGCCGTTACCGGCCTAGCCGTTAGGCCTTGCCGATGTTCTGGAAAATCCCGGACTTGCGGGGCGCGAAGATTATGATCGTGCCTGCGAGCCAGAGCAAGAACTCCTTGGCGGTCGTGATGGGCGCCAAGTTGATCTTCATGAGGGGAGCGAGCTGCCTCCACACCATGATTTCGGGTCTCATGTCCATCATGTAGGCTGTTGCGCTTCCTTGGAAGCGGTTGCCTGCGTCGATGTACAACGAGATGCTGCCTGCTGAACGCTTCTGGTACCCGACGAACTCGCGGATTCCTGAGCCCTGGCTCGAGGTGCGGTAGATCGCGTAGTGGGTAGCGTTTGTGGACACGTCGTAGATGTTGAACGACGCTTGGTTGCCGTTGGCGGAGATCGTCACTGAGACGGTCTCGAGGTAGGCCGCGCCCTCACCCTGCTCGTTGCAGGATGTTACGCGGTACACGTAGATGTCGCCCGCGCTGAGGTTGGACTGCCCGTTGGGGTTGGAGAATGCGGCCTGGTCCATCACGTTGCCCGATCCAGCTACGATCGAGGCGGTCGCGTTGTTCCTGAGGTCGCCTGGGGCGTTTGGAACCCCAGCCCGGTCGTTCTGGGACTTCGACTGAGACTTGGGTTTCAAGAAGATGTTGGGACGGAGTTGAATTCCACCGGCCGTGGTAACCATCTCACGAACGATGTAACCGGCCTTCCCGTCGGCCATTCCGAGGGCGTTGACCCTTTCCTTGGGGTAGAACTGCTTGATGAAGTCGGACATGGTCCTGGGGGACATGTGTGTCTGGTCGGGACGTCCGAAGTTCTCCACGAGGAGGTTGGCTTCGAACTCGAAGTCAGTCTCGTTCATGAAGTCGCCGAGCTTGTCGTAGATGACGGTGTCTGTTGCACCGTAACCGTCGAAGGCTCTAGCTTGGGCGGTGAAGTCTGAGTCGCCCTGGCGGATGAGGACCTCTGCTCCGGTCAAGTTGAGGTTCTGGAGCTTGAGGGGGATTGCTTGGTTGGATCCGTCGAACAGGCCGGCGTTGGAGAACTCGGCCAAACCCTTGTAGAGTTCGCGCTCCATTCTTTCCAACATCCAGAGTGTTCCAGACTGTGACTCGCGGGTCTCGGGGTCAGCGCCTAGGGCCTGACGGACGAGGGTGGACGCGAGAGAGACGCCCCTGCGGGTGGAGAAGAAGACCACCTTGGCGTTCTGACGGTTGTACTCACTGTCGTTCATGGCAGGTGAGCCGGACTCTGGGATGTATGGTGATCCCCCGTCGCCGTAGCTGTTGGTCCTGACGTACTGCTCTGTCAAGCTGTAGGCTCGGTCTTGGGCGATGCTTGGCCAGAACACGAGGTTCGTGGCGTCATACGTCACAGACTTGAGGGTGGAGTCGAGGGACTCGGCCACGAGAGCCGCTCCGCCGACGAGGCTGCCTGGGGCGTTTAAGCCGTTGGCGTGGCCGATCTGGAGGGTTTTAACCAACTCCTCGGCTTGCTGCACGTCCATGGACTGGGAAGCCCCGGTGTTCAGCCCTACGTTAAAAAGATCGTCGAACATTCTTGTCTCTCCTATTGGCTTCCCTAGCTTAAGCTAGGATGTCTTCGAGCCGTTCATAGTCGGAAGGCATCAGTTTGCCAAGTTCCGTCCTGGTTATTAGGTCGGTATCGACCCTTCTGTCTCCTGACTTCCTCAACTCGACGAGACGGTCTAGCGCCTCGAGCTTGCTGAACTTCGGTTTTGCTGCTTCCCTTGCTGCCTCTGCGTCGCCGCTCTTCATGAGGGGCGATGCGCCGGATAGGCCGCGTCGGGGAGCTGCGGGGGCTGCGGCGAACTTCTCGATGATGCCCTTGAGCTCATCGATCTTCTTGTCGTAGCCTCCGATCTTGTCCTCGAAGCTCTTCCTGAGTTCCTCGATGGCAGCCTTGCTTGTGTCGGCTGCTGCGGGTGCAGGGGGAGCTGCGGGGGCTGGTGCTGCCTCGGACTTGGTGATGGTCTCGGCTTTGATGAGGCCGCGCTTCTCCATCTTGGCCATGATCGACTTGTGCATTTCCTTCAGCTCGTCGTCAGAGCACTCCTCGTCCTTCTTGTCCTTTTCCTTGTCCTTCTTTTCCTTCTCTTCCTTCTCCTTGGCCGCCTCTGCTTCCTTGTCAAGGGGTGACTTGACGTGGTCGCCCGGCAGAGCCTTCGGCTGCTCGGCGGGTGAGGGGTGGAGGGGGTCCAAGTCCATTCCCTTGTCTAGGGGAGACTTAACGTGGTCCCCTGGGAGCGGCTTTGGCTGTTCTGCTGGCATTGGATGTAAGGGATCCAAGTCCAGGTTAGCTTTCTCGAGCTTCTCGTACGTATCGATCGCCTCTGTGAGCACGTCGGATACCGCAGCGAGGAGTTCGGCTTTTGTAGGTTTTGCCATGTATGGCTCCTTTTCCTCGTTGGTTCCTTAGGCTCCGACTCCGCCTGCGCGGCTGTCGTTGACGATCTGGGTCGTGATGTTCGCGTAAAGGATCTGCGAGCCATCGAGCGTCTCATAGGAGGCGCTGTTGATGATGTTCAAGGTAGCGCATCCGATTCTTCCGGCGGCGTACACCAATCGGGCCAAGATGTCGACGTTGTAGGCTGCCGATGCTTGGTTGAACTGGACGAACAGGTCAGTCTCTGGGAGACCGTTTGCTGACGAGCTTGAAAGCTCGGCAACGACCTGGAAGCCGTTGAAGGCCTTGGCTAGGAAGGCGATGTAGGCGACTGCCACTCCGCCGATGCTCACCAAGATTGCTGGCGACTCGCCGGCGATTACTGCGTCAGCGGAAGCGCACTGGCTGACTTGGGTGCTGGCTGAAGCGATGGTAAGGACGATGTCCCTTGCAAGCCTCTTGACCAGTTGGTCCCGTGTATTTGTTGCTAAACTCATCGTCTTGCTCTCCTTTGGCTATGACGCCCGCTTGGGGGCCGTTTCGGTTTCTTGGACCCTTAGGGCTTCTCTCAGAAGCTGCCGGGCTACTATCGCCAGCTGGTGGACCCTGTTCAGGGGGTCGTCGCTGGACTCTATGAAGTCTGGTGACTCGGACTTGAACAGCCTCTCCGCGCCCATGCTCTTCGCCATCCCAACCACTTCCGTCATGGTGTTGTGGTTGGCGGGCTGCACGGTCAGGGCCAGGCCCTTTATCAGCGTTCTCTTGAGGATGTTCCGGTTGCTGGGGTCCCTCTCGAGGACCTTGCCCTCGACGCTGATCTTGATGGGGGCTTCCTCCCCCTTGTTCATGTAGTGCCTGTAGATGCTGGCTACTGCGTCAGCCTCCTTGTGCCCTACTCCGTCCCAGAGCTCTATCTTGCTTGCCAGGAACGGCCTCTTCAGCCTGTCCCAAGCCTTCCTCTGGTAGGGGGTCTCGGCGTCCTCGGCCTTCTCGATCTTCTTGGCGTCGACTACCCTGCCCAAGAGATGCTCGAATCTGCCGGAGTGGTCCGAGTTGACAAAGCCCTTCCCCTCTTTGAGCGGCGAGATGTCCGCGCCCGCGAGGTTAAGGGTCTCCTTCTGACTATCCCGATCGGGAGTCGTGGAGACACACTCGATCATGGTGGCCTTCTGGAGGGGTTCCATCTGATATGGATTGTCACCCCGAAAGTGTAGACTGAGATGTCCTGAGTTTGTTTGAGGCTAGGGCTGGGGGTCCTGGGGGGAGTCTGGGTCGTCTATCTGCTTGGCGAGCTTGCGGAAGTTGGATACTATCTTCTTGACCTGGGTGTCGTCGATCATCTCGACGCGGGCAATCCTGGGTGTGGGCATTGGCCGGCCGTTGCCCCTCTGCTCCATCAGGGAGAAGAAGCAGTAGTTGGACTCGGCGTCAGCGGCGTACCATGGGCACCCGCCAGTCTGGCCCTTGCGAGCCAGATCAACGGCCTTCTTGCCCTCCTGGCATGGCTCCGTTGGGTACTGGCTAAGCCCCCTTGGGCAGCGCTTATCCAAAATTGGGCCTCGAAAACTCTCCGAAAAACATGTTAGAGGCCTTGTCGTAGGCCCTGGCAGCCTCTTCCTCAGTGTCGAAGGTCCCAAGCTGTATCTTGGCACTCCACTTGCCCTTGGAAGGGTAGACGCCCTTGTACCTGGAACTGCCTTCGTACTTGCGTCTGTTTTGGGCATTTTGAGAGGGGGTGCAGAGCCTTAGATTGGAACGCCTATTGTCTAGGCCATCACCGTTGACGTGGTCAACTATGGAGCCCGCAGGAGCCTTGAGGATGTGCCTGTGCATCTTGACAGCGGTGCGCTTCTTTGAGGTCCTGTTTCTGGAGACGGCATACTGGTTGCCGCTCCTGTCCTTATCGAGGTGCCAGCTAAGTTGGCTTACAGAGTCGTAGTCTTGAAGGCTGACTAGGGCGAACTTGTCGTTCCCCAGAGGAATCCTGCGAATCAGCTCCGTCATTTCTTTGTCCAGGCTGCTTCCCTTTTCCGGCCATCATCCTGCCGATGGCCTCTACGGCAGCCGACTCGGCTGACTTGACCTTAGTGTACTCCGTAATGGAGACGATGACGTGGGTGTGCTGGAGCATGTGCTTGTGGGCTCGGAGCTTGCGGAGGTCCCTCAGGAGCTTCTCGACCCCCATTGCCTCCATCTTTATGCTCGCGGCGTGTATCTCTGCTGTTGTGATCATGTGTTGATTATGCGCCGCGCCGGGCAGGGACTTAGGGCGCTGGATCGGCTCCTTTGGGTGGGGGTGCGACGATCTCACACAGGCTGTAGGGTCCCGCGTTCATGCAGATCACCTTGAGTCCGCCGTTGGACAGATTGTAGACGAACACCGAGACGTAGATGAGCGCGATGGTGGGAATGATCGCCAGGGCAAGTATCAGTGCTTTCATCAGATTACCCTCAAGTAAGATTTGTGCTTGGTTCTAACGATGTCCATGGTGGCCTTCTTGACGTAGATGGCCGCTATGTCGGCCTTCTTGGGGGTCTCGAATAACTGGATCCTCTCCCTGGGATAGAACATCTTGGTCAGCTGCCTAACCTCCCTCTTGCCAAGCAAGATCTTGGTGGGCGCCCTGAAATTGGCGACCGCGTCGGCTGCCTTGTCCTCGATGCGCTTCATCAGGTCGGCTGTCTTTATCTTCACTTGTCGAATCCTTTCCATGGCTTGATTATACTGTCAAGGCTGGCGTCCCTGTCGACGCGGCTGTTGACCTTCATGAGGCGCGAGTCGCCGACCGGGTGGCCCTCCACGGACTCCCAGAGCCACTGCCCGCAGTTACACTCGAGGATGCCGATGCTGACCGCGAAGTCGTCTGGCGGGACCATCGGGCCGTTGGTGAACATGGTGGCGCCGCTCTGCATGAACGTCTGGCTGGCGGTGTGCACGTGGCCTACCCCGAACACGACGTACTCGTCCATGTCCTTGAGGGCCGCGTTGATGCTGTTGATCTGGTCGCCCAGGCTCTTGATGCCGATGTTCTTCCCCGGGTTCCCGGGGTTGAGCACGGTGTCGCCGTGGGTGAAGAAGCTCTTCTTGCCGAAGTGCTCGTAGGTTACGAACGGCGTCTTCGGTATGTGGAACTCGACGTTGGTCATCTCGCTGCAGGCCTTCATCAGGCTGTAGTAGATGAAGGTCTCGAGGCTGTCCCACTTCTGGTGCGTCGCTCTCTCCTTGTGCCGTCCCGTGTTGCGGCCGTGGTTTCCCGTGGCGCAGCGCACGTTGATCTTCTTGTATCTGGAGGCCAGGTAGCTGACCATCTGTAGCAGGAGGTGGAGGGCCCGGGCCATCTGCTCGGCCACCGCGGCGCCGTCGTTGGCGTCGTGGAGCCTGTTCTGGATGATGTCTCCGAGCAGTAGGAGCTCGAGTTCCGTCTCGTCGCGGTAGTGGCTCTTGTAGTCGCCGATCTGCTTGGTGATCGACGCGAGCCTTCTGGACTCCTGGAGCACGCCGAAGTCTATGGAGCCGGTCTCGTCCTGCTTGATGTCGCTGCCTATGTGGAGGTCGCTGAGCATGACGTTGACGACGCGCTGGGTCGGCACCACGATGCGGGGCCTACCCGGGCTCTTGTACTGCTCGATGCGGCCCTTGAAGATGCGGTCGCTGTAGTCCTCGATCTTGTTGAATATCCACTCGAGCCTGTTGAGCTCGCTGCCGAGCTTCCTGTTGGCTCTGGCGTGGGCCTTGATGGCTGCCTTCTCCACGGAGACCTCGGTGGTCTGCGGCGGGAAGTACGCGTCCCTGATGGCGTTGAAGCCGCCGGCGCGTGTGATGTCCTTGGGGGTTATCTCCGCTGAGTTCTTGCCCCAGGCGAAGTTGATGTACTCTCTGAAGTCCAGCCATATGAGCTGGCTGGGGTGCTTGTCGAGCTGCCCGGCGCACGCCTCTATCTCGTCCGCGATCTTCTGGCCGAGGACCTTGCGCTCCTCTTCCTTCTCCGCCCTCTTCGCCTCTATTAGCGCGAGGTAGTCCTTCTTAGGCTTGAGTTTTGGGCGGTTCTTCTTGTTGCGCTTTGCCATCAGTACCCTCCTGGGGTTGCACCGCTTCCAACTTCGGGGCGGCTGGCTTCTCTTTCCTGAGACCGAAGAGTGTGAACTCCGCCTCGTCGATGTGGTCGCCGTTCTCGATCTTGATCTTCTTCGTCTCACCGGGCTTCATGCCGACGACGTTGATGTCGATCTCGGGGAAGAACTCGTTGGTGCCGAGCTTGAACTTCGTGCGGAAGATCTGCTGCTCGTCTGATAATTTCACGCCGCTCTTGTAGAAGTCGATCCTGCCTATGGCGTACTGGTCCAGCTCTGCGGGGCCGTCCGCGGGCTCGAGGTCGAGCTTGGCGTCGTCCGCTACGTTGGCAGCGTCGAAGCTGGTCATCTGTAGGTCGGTGACCTTGTCGATGATCTCTTGCTCGGCTATGTTGAACTTCTCCACCATGATCTTCATGATGGCGAGCGAGCGCCAGTCGGCGATCTTCGCGTAGCCGTTGGCCTGCTGCACGCTGAGGTTGAGGCTCTGGTGCTTGTTCCTGAGGCCGATCGTCTCCTGGAGGCAGCTCGACATTACGCGAGTGATGCGCTCCTGGAAGTCCATCTTCTGTAGGCCCGCTTCCTTCTGCTCGCGGCCCTTGAACTGGAAGGCCTTGCCCTTGTTATTGTTCTCGCTCATGTCTCTCCTTAGACCGCCCCAGGTGCGTCTGGGTCGTATTCGGTTTGCATTTGTTGGATTACGCTTCTGGCTATGGCCGTGTTGACCTTCTGGTGGATGGCCACGGGGTCAGGCTGCCTCATGGGTCTGGCGTTGGGGTTGGGCCTCACGAGTCTGCCGCTCGAGTCGCGCATGGCGGGTGGCGCAACGATCGCGTTGGGGTTCACGGGCTGGTCGTAGCTGGCGGACGCCCTGTTGTTGAGGGCCACCTTCGCCTTGGTGGACTCGACCACTAGCTTGAGGATCTCGACGTCCTCCTCGGTGAGAGCTGAGGCCGCGATCCTAGGCGCGTCAGCCTCGGCTTGCGCGCGCCTGTCGCCTAGGAGCTCCTCTATCCTGCTGAGGACGAAGAGCTGGAACTCCTCGTTGATGAACGAGCCGATGTTCTCCGGCCCCTTGATCCTGAGCTTCTGCCCCTGGAGTGACCTGAATGCGTTGATGAGGTCGATCTTGGTGGACGCGTTGTTTGGCAGGGCCGCGGGTGCCTCCTGCTTCACTTCAGCCTTCTTCTCTGCTACCGTAGCTTCAGCCATTCATACCTCCACCTAATGTGTACCATCACTCGTCCTGGTCCCTCTGCCACTCCCTGTGGAGGCGGCCGTACCTCTTCATCTCATCGGACTCTATGGCCCTTCCGCACTCGGGGCAGTCATAGCTGTCGAGCAGCGGGTTGGCGTCCGGAGACACGCGCTCGCCGCACCCGGGGCACTCGACAGTGGGCTCGCCGGTGTCCTCGTCCTTATAGACGCTTAGCTGTGCCATTCTTTGGGGGCTTCAGTGTCCTGGTCTTGATGTATAGGCCGGTCAGGCCGCTGGATACGATCTCTAGGACCTGCTTGGGCAGCTTGTCCCCCTTCGGGAACATGCTGTTCTTCTGGTACACGACGACGTGGGACTTGAGGCTGGTGTCGACCAGGTTGCAGTCGTAGATCAACAGCTTGACGCCGTTCAGCTCCACCCCTGCGACCTCGAGTGCACCGATCATTTTGACTTTAGCTTTCATGGCTTTCATATACAGATAAAAACGGCCCGGGGGCTACCCGGGCCGGAAAACCAGCCACACCATCCCTGGCGTCTCTGGCTTTTAGATTTGTGGTGGACCCGGAGGGAATCGAACCCTCGTCCAGAAACGCTCACCAAGGTCATCCTACAAGCTTGCTCTGTTTAGGGCCCCGAGCGGGCCTTCAGGGGCAACAAGCTTCTGTTACCCTCCACCACCCCGGTTTTGTGTCTCTCCGAGGAAAAGAGATGGGTCCATTTCGCTTTCGCCGGCATGGTCCCGATGGCCGTCATGTGTCACGGTTCTGTTGCCAGGTCCCTAACGAACCCCGCTGCCCTTAGGCAGCAGCTTGGAAGTATTGTTCTTCGTCGCTTAATGGTGGTTGCTTTTTAAGGAGGTTGCCGCCATCCCCCGCTTGCAGACCTTGACTCGATATCCCTGTCGATGCCTAGTCGGGCCCAAAGGGATATTACCGCGGGCGCTGTAGCTTGTACTCCGAGTGGTCCTTGCCGATGTACTCGAGGTTGTTGTTCGAGTCCATGCCGTAGCCGGGGCGCATCTCGACCATGAGGTGTCGGCAGTGGGGGTGCGTGGGGTCGATGGTGGCGAGCCAGTCGGCTCCCTTCTTGCCGATGTTGGTGCCGTTGGCCATGAGCTCGCTGAGCTTGTAGACCTTGAACTTCCCGTCGGGCGTGAACCAGAACTTGCGGCACGCGGGGCAGGTGTCTCCGTCGTTGGGGCCGGCCTTGAAGACGTGGATGTCCTCGGGCTCCCTGTCGGGATTGTTGTGGAGGATGGCGTCGACCGCGCCCCAGTTGGAAGCCCTGGAGAGCTCGGTGCGTACGATGGTGGACCACCTGTGGCGCCAGTTGTCCACCTTGCCGTGGAGCTCCTCGCCGAGGTGCTTGCCCCACTTCTTCGGGTCCTTGATGAGGCCGTAGATCTGTCCGCCCTCGGCCCTGTCGAACACGGGCATGAAGCTCGCCTCGACGATGCCGGCTATGTCGGTCTTGAGGTCGGTGCCGGCCTTCTCGGCGTAGCGGGCGAACATCCTCTCGAGGAAGTCGAGGGCACCCTTGCGCTGGCCCATGGGGATCAGCGTGTCGGCGACCTTGGCGTGGGTTCTGATGTAGGCCTCGGTGACGGCCATGGCGGGCGCGATGTTGGTTATCCAGCCGTGGCGCACAAGGTCCTTGAGCGCCGTTGCAGTGATGCCGTGTGGGCCTATGCTCTTGTACTTGAGGTAGTTGATGAACCTGTTGGCCGACGCGTCGATCGATTTGGCGGTCTTAGGGCTTATTGGCACAGGACGCGGTCTTCTGGGCACCGCACGATCTCGCATTGGTGCACCGTTGCCTCGCCAAGTTCGGTGAGCCACCTTAGTTCCTGAGGCAGAACCGGCTTGGCTTCGGAAAACAGCCTGTCATTCTCCGACACGGCGAACCTTCGGAGGCATTCCTCGAGGCCTATGATCAGGGTGGCAGCGAGGGTGAGCTTTCCCTCCTGCCATATCGTGGGCATGGGCTTGACCAGCCTGTAGATGAAGCGGTAGGAGGTGTCTATCGGTGGCATCTGCACGTATTCCATCTGGACCTTGTCGGTCTTAAAGATGCTTATAGCACCGCCCTGCTTGAGGGAGTCGGACATCTGCTCCACTTCCTTCTCTAGCCCGGTCATTTATTCTCCTCGTGTGTGTGCTCTTCCACCTCGGCGTGCACGGCCGCCATGACTTCCTTCATGAACTTCTCGGCCGCGTCCTCGTGGTCCTTCATGAGCTTGGCCGCGAGCTTGTCCACGTGGCTGTCGTTGGGCCTTCCTGAGCCGCTCTTGGAGAGGTCGTCGTTGACCTGGCTCTTGAGCATGGTGTTCCTCATGGCCTTGAAGAGGTCGGGGTTGCTCTGCATGAACAGCATCACGGCCTTGCCCTGAGCCTTGGCTGCCGCTGCGGCTGCCGCCGGGTCCTGCTGCTGCCCCGGGGGTCCGTTCTTGCCTGGGGGGCCCTTCTTCTTGTCGTCCCCGCCCTTGTCGTCGTCCTTGTCCTTGTCGCCCTTCTTCTGTGGCGGGCCCTTCTTCTCGCCGCCGTCTCCGTCCTGGTTCTCGTCGTCGCCGTCCATCTCGCCGTTCTCGGCTGCCTCGCCCATGGCCTGCTGCTGCATCATTTGCATCTGGAGGTTCTGCCATGCAAACCAGAACTGCTCTGGGATGTATTGGAGATCGGGGCGCTCGCTGGCTCCCGTCACGCCCATGAAGTACTCCATGAAGACGCCCTTGTAGAGGTTGGCCTGCAGGGTCTGTATGAGGAGCGGGTTGAGGATGAGGTTGCCGCCGATGGGCAGCTCCGCGCGCTCGGTCTCCCGGCGGACCTCGTTGACGGTGGTGGTTACCGCTACTTCCTTGGTGAGTCGGTCCGTCTCCTCGCCCCTGGTCTCGGCGTCGAGGCCGACGAAGCAGAATCGGTACTTGGCAGCGAACTCCTTGTTCCAGTACGGCAGCACGTCCTCGTTCATTATCGCTTCGATGCGGGCGAGGAGCGGCCTTAGGCTGCGGCTCTTGGAGGCGCTGATCTTGTACTCGTTGGAGGACTCGCCTAGGCTGCGCTGCTCGTTGCCCTTGGCGAGGTATCCGAAGCCGGTCTCCTCGGGGTCGATGGCGAAGCAGGCGTGGATGGTCCTGAGGACGTGGTCCTGGTAGGCCGCGTACTCCATGTCGCGGTTGCCCGCGGTGAGGGGAACCCACTGGACGCCCTTGATGCCGGCGAGGATGGGCGTTCTCCAGCTATTCAGCGGCCCCGTGACCTGCTGGGTCCACTGGGCCTGGAGCATCTTGAGCTGGTTGGGCGTCATGTCGCCCTGGATTACGAGCAGGCCCCTGGAAGCGACGCCGTTGGTGAAGAACCCGCGCTGGTGGTTCTCGACCTGGAGCTGCGCCGTGATCATGGACAGCGCGCGCTCCAAGGGGCCTATGCAGTAGCCCTGGAGGTCGATGTCGGTCTCGCTGTTGAGCTTGGCGAAGATCAGCTCCTCGTGGGTGAACTCCTCCACGACCTTGTTGTCCATGACCTGGACGTACTCGATCTTCTCGGCCGGGGGAGCCTTGTCCTGCTCCTCCTTGTGCTCGTCGGCGCGCTCGCGCCACAGGTTCCGCTGGGCGTGAACCGCCTTGGGGTCCGCCTTGGGTGAGGCGTAGTAGATGCCCTCGGACGCGAGGGGGAGGAAGTAGCCGATGCCAGGGCCGTCGATGCCCATCGTCTTGGCGCGCGACTGCCCGCGCTCGATGGCGGAGTGCCCATAGACCAGGAGGTCCCTGGAGACCATGTAGCCCCAGTCCGAGAAGCTGAGCTTGTCCTGAGGGGCCCTGTCGTCCGGGTTGCCGCAGTTCGTTATGAAGACGGTCCCGCTCTCGATCTCCTTGGGGTCCGGCTTCTGGCTCTTGTCCTTGCACATGAACTTCCAGCCGTTGTCGAACCTGTCGGCTTGGTCTCGGCAGAACGTCTGGACCTGCCCCGCGAGGATGTTGATTATGATGCTGGCGGCCGGCGCCCTGCGCGCGACCTGCTTGAGGAGCTGGTTGGTGATGTAGCCGCTCTTGGGGCGGAAGAGGCCCTGGGCGTTGTTGTTCTCGACGAAGGGGTCGAAGATGAGTCCCTTGCGGCCGAACCCTCCCTCCTTTTCCTTCTTCTCCAGGGTCTCGGCCTGGCTGGTCCCCGACTTGTTGAGGTCGTTGATCTTGCTGTCGAGCCAGCTCTCGAAGAGCATGGGCACCTTGCCGAGGATGCCGCTCTTAGCGAGCCTCTCCTGGTCCAGCTGCGCCTCAGTCTTGGTCTGCTCGTTCGCCATTTATTTCCTAGTCCTCTTGGGCTTCCTGGGCTTCCTGTAGCCCCTGGCTATCTGGTAGTCTTCCCGGGCGATGCGCTCTTCCTGGGTCTTGACGTCGTGACATGCCTCGCAGATGGCCTGTAGGTTCCGGGGCTCGCACCACGTGGCGAACACCGTAGCGTCCATTCCCATCTGCTCGAAGGAGGACTCAACGGAGATCACGGGCTGCTTGTGGTCCACGGCGCTGCTCCACTCCGGTGCCGGCTTGCCGCACGCGGCGCACCTGATCCACTTCTTGCAGCGGGGCTTCGACGGGTCGGCGTGCTCGATGCGCGCTGCGCCCATAACGAACTCACGCAGCTCCGAGCGCGCGAAGGCCCTGCGTATCGCTCCCTTCAGGGCAGCCCTGTCTTTCGGGCTGATGTTCGGGTTCGCGAAGACCGGGTGCGGAGGCGGAGGCGGCGCCTTTACGAACTTATCACCCACGAGCCTCTCTCCTTGTGGCAAGCTACTCGGCCAGGAAGACGAATCCCTGCGACTGATACAAGGTCGGGTTGTAGAGCTGTATCTGGTACGTGCGGCCGCGCTTCAGGTTCAGGCCCGGGAAGCACTGTATGTCTCCGGGGACGGGCGGCTCGACCTCGTTGGTGCTGCCGATGTCGCCGTTGTAGCGGACTATCGTCTTCTGGTCCACGGCTATCATAACCCACTTGTAGGCGTCCTTGTAGATGTTCAGGTCGCCGGGCGTGACCATGGTGACGGTCTCCGCGTACGGGGTGGGGTTGGTGAACGTCACGAAGGTATCGGTGACCCGGGTGAGCTTGAACTGGCCGCGGTTGGGCGCCGAGAACTGGAGCGACTGGATGTCGATGGTGTCGCCGACCTGCACGGGCCCGCTGGTGTACACGTCGACCTGGCCGGTCTGGACCTCGGAGATGCCGATCTGGTTCTGCCACGATATGAAGTTTGAGCCGACCTTTATGAGGGTGAAGTCGCCCTGGTTTAGGGGGCTGAAGGGTGCGCCCAGTGTCACGCCGTCGCCGGCCACCATGCCGGCGAATATGGGTGCCGTCCCGACTCCCGTCCATGTCGCGGTGATCACGCCCTGGGCGAAGCTGAGGTTCCACTGGGTCGTGCCGTCCCCGTCCTGCCTTCCCGTGCGCTGGCCGAACGAGCCCGATATGGTAACCGTGGCGCCGGTGTTGCTGACCACGAAGATGTTGGAGGTGGTGTAGCTGAGCGCCCTGAGGGTGGACATCACGGTGTTGGTCTCGCCCGGCGCCAGGTTCACGGAGACTGTCCTGGAGATGCCGGTGGGCATCCCGAGCATGGAGAACGAGAGGTCCGCCTCGCGGAGCTTCGGGTTCTGGGACTTGGGCCCGTCCAGGTAAGCCAATAGGTTCAGGCTTACGTTGATAAGAGGCTTAGACATTCTCGAGTTGCTCCGTGGGTTTGGTGGCTAGAGTACAAGTAGATTTTACCCCGCTACGATCAGGTCCAGGTCCAGAGCGCCCCGCCGGCCTCCCCTGGTCCGACTGGCCCTATGCCCGGCTGCGCCGGGACCTCCGCCCTGTTGTCGATGAACGGTATCCCCTTGTCCCTCAAGATGTCGGTATTGCTGGGTATGTTCGTGGCCTTGGTCAGCTCCTGGCTCTGCACGCTCTCCGCCCCGGGCATGGTGGCCCTCATGCGGCCGACGAGCCAGTAGATCGTGTACCTGAGGGCGTCGAGGAAGTGGTTGAAGCTGTCGTGGGGGTCCTCCATGTCCAGGACCCTGCCGGCCTTGTCGGTCTTCTTGTGGTACAGCTCGAACTCCTCGAATATGCTCTCGATGGGCCGGCCCTTGCCGCCGTCCTCTATGCTTCCGCTGACCGCCATGGGGAGGCCCACGTCCAGGTCGGGCGCGAAGAATATGCGGGTGGCCCCGTTCTGCCCCGGGACCCTGAGGCAGCCCTTGACCAGGTTGACGCCGAAGGCTATGCGCTTGTCGATCTCGTCCGTGGTGGGGGCGACGCCCTTGAGGATGTCGCGGCCCGAGGCGTTCGCAAGGTCGGGGCACCACATCTGGACGTCGTACCTGGGCTGTAGGTCCTGCCTGATCACGCTCTCGATGAACTCGGGGTCGTTCATCTTGATCTTGGCCATGGCCTCGACCACGTACATGTAGCCGCGGCGGTCCACCGCTATGACCAGGGCGACGCTGGGGCTGGGGTTGAACCCCCAGTCGATGCCCCCGTAGAACTGCGCGCCGCGCTTCTTCAGCTCGGCTATGAACTCGTACCTGCCGACCTTGGTCGTCGGCATGGCCCCGGTCAGCCTGTGCCACATGGCGTCCCACCCGGGCACGTGCACGGCCCTGTCGAACTCCCAGTAGATGAGGCCCTCGGTGGTCGGCTTGAGGCTGGCGATCTGGGCGAGGGCCCAGTCCCAGCTGCCGGACAGCGCTATCTTGTTTATGACGTCGTCGATGGTCCTGAGGAGGGCGCTCTTGGAGGTCTGCTTCTTGAGGTCGCCCTGGCAGAGGGGGGCGAGCATGCACTTGCGGCAGCCGTCGAAGGTGCTGTCGATGCGCTGGAGCCCCACCTTCTTGTTGGCGTCCATGCCCTCGACCTCGGCCTGGGAGTACGTCTCGCCCTTGTCCCGGTTGATCCACATGGGCGTTGGCACCTGGCCGGAGCGGCTGTCGGGGCACCTCTCGGTGTTCTCGAAGGTGGTCCACTTCCTGATCTTCAGGCCGGTCTTGGATACGTTCTTAAGCTCCTGCTCGGCGAGGGAGTGGCCCTGCTGGCGGCTAGTGATCTTGATTACGACCGCGGGCTTGCCCTTGCGGGAGGTTCCCAGGATGCCGTGCGCGTCCCTGTAGGCCTTGACGTTGTTCGGCTCCATGGAGGACGCCAGCTCGTCGAAGGTGAGCAGCGAGCAGTGGCCCCCCTGGACCGCCTTGGGGGTCGCGGGCAGTATCTCCATCCCCACGGCCTCGCCGTCGATGTTGAGCTTGATCTCCCTGGTGTTGTGCTTGACGACGGCGTTGTTGAGGTTGGGCTGGTGGTTGATGTAGCTGGCCAGGTAGGCCTTGGCCCGTCCGCCCTGCTGGCTGGTCATGGCGACGTGGATGGCCTCGCGCTGGTCGTGGAGGAACGCCAGCAAGTCGATGATCGAGAGGCCGACCGTCTTGACGCCGTCGCGGCCGGCGAGCCCCATCATGGCCAGCGGCTTGCCGGTCATTATGGCCTCGTAGGCCTCCCACACGAAGTCCAGCGGGGTGCAGTCGGCGAAGCGGCTGACGAGGCAGCCCGGAAGCTCGAAGCCGAGGTTGTCCAGGACCCAGTCCTGAAGCTCGTACTTGTCGTGGAGCGGCGCCATGAGCAGCTTGACTGCGTCTACGCCGGACACCTATCTCCCCTTGGCCCTTTTCTCGTCCGCCCTGCGGCGCCTCTCCGCCCTTATCGGGTCCTCGGCGTCCTGCGGGATCTCCTTGGAGGTCACCTCGACCGCCGGCTTCTCGCTGGACTGGTTCACGGTCACGGACACTAGGGGAGCGGCCACCTGGTTGGGCGGCAGGTCGATGTTGGACGGCGGTATGCGGCCGCCGCCGGGCAGCCTCTGGACCTTGGGCTCTATGAGGTCGTTGAGCATGGTGACGGCCGACTGGTACCCGTGGAGGGTGTTGGGCAGGCACGCCGGGGGCTCGACCCTGTCCGGAGCGGCCAGGTACCTGAGTATGTCGGCCCTCCACTTGACGTGGGTCGCCTTGATCATCTCGGACATGAACTGGGTGCTGTCGAGCTTCACGCTCTTGGCGGACTCTATGATGCTCTCCTGCAGGTCGTTCTTGTAGCGGAGCTTGGCCTGGTCCCACCCGTACTCGACGCGGGCGTACAGGAGCAGCGGGAGGTCGTACTCCGGGAACATCCTCGCGATTTCCTGGCAGGTGTATCCGAGAAGGTAGATCGAGCCGAGGCTCTCGGCCTTGGAGCGGGCAAGGCCCGGCTTGCCCTTCTCGACCCACTCGGCGACTGACTTGGCCTCGGCCTCGTTCAGCCCGGCCGACTGGTAAACGGTTAGGGCTGTCTCTGGTTTCGTTTCTGTATCACTCATTTGATTCCAAGTATTTAATGGCGGCCTTGAGGCGCTCCACGGAGTCCTTCATGTGCCCTATGCTAAGATTGCAATCACGACACAGGAGCCCTCGGACCTTGCCCGTTTGATGGCAATGGTCAACACCCAAGGGCTGAACCTTTTTGCTCTTGCCTACGAAGGTTTCGGGCTGGCCGCAAATGGCACACAGGTCACGTTGTTTTTCTTTGATTTGGGTGTAGTCTTGAACGGTTATGTTGTACTTGGTTCTGAGCATCCACTCCAAGTTCTTGGCATCGAAGCGGGCGCGGTTCTTCTCTCGCCACACTTTCCCCAGTGCGCGGTGACGCTCGGACGTCTTAAACTGACCTGACTTTCCGCCTAAACTCCACTCTGACATAGTAGTTCGGTAGTATCGTCCTCGCCTGGTTGGCTAGCTGCTGGGCCGCGTTGACTGGCGCACCCCATCGTTTGAGCAAAAGCAGACCGATCTTACCAAGTATACCCTGGCGCTTTTCGAAGAACCTCTGGAAAAGATAGAGGATCCAGGACTTCGGCTTGAGGTAGAAGATCAGGCCGAGGTCGCCCTCCCCGTAGAGGCCGTCGACGTCGAGCCGGGCGTCCGCTATTCCCGGCTGCGTGATGGCGAGCGACCACATGTCGTCGGCTATGGGCATGGAGAACACGCCCATCTCGGCGAGCACCCTGCTGGCCATGCTCTGCTCGTCAATTAGCGATGAGAGCTTCCGCTCGTCCAAGCAGGACCTCCTTCTCTGTGCGCCAGTTTCGGCTCATTATGAAGTCCCGGAGGCGGGCCTCCCTGGGGACATTATCCGCCCTGGGGGCTACAGCGTCCTTCTTCGCCTTGAACGCGGGGACCACCCTGCGGGCGTTCTCCGTTAAGTGCTTGTATTCCGCGCCTCTGGTGAGCTCGAGGATCTCCTGAGGCGTCCCCTCGGCCACCAGCTTGTAGCTGGTCGTGGCGTCGGGCTTGGGCATGTTGGCCCTCAGAGCGTCTATGGTGGGGTACTCCACCTGGACGAACTCCGGCATGTCGAGCTCTATGTGCTTCTCGCTCTGGCACTTCTGCTGCCTGGACTCGCCTATGGTTACGTAGTAGAGGCCCTTCCTTTGGCCGGCGTCGGCGAAGGACTGCTGGTAGGGCGTTCCCGGGTAGTAGATGTTCTCTCCGACAGACTGTGCCGTGTGGATGTGCCCGCTGATGACCCTGGATAGGTGCGCGACGCACTTCGGGTCCGCGCCATTCGGGTCGTAGAACCCGTTGTCGAACATGACGCCGTTGAACGACTGGTGGCAGAAGAGGACGCTGCCGTCCTCCATGTTCCTGCATAGCTCCTCGAACTCACTCTGGCTCCTGATGAACGGAAGAAAGTTGACGGTTACGCCCGCGATCTTCCAGGCCGCGTGCTCGTCTATCACGTGCGCGACCGTCTTGAACGGCTCCAGCGCGTGCGAGCCACCCTTGGCGCTCGAGTAGTCGTGGTTGCCCACCATGAGGACGACGCGCTCGTCGCCGAAGTGCTTGCTGGCCCTGGTTATGAAGCTCGACCACAGGGTCATTATCTCGGACCTTATGATGGCGTAGTTGTCGAACAGGTCGCCCAGGATGATGAGAGTCTTGTAGCGCCCAGTGAAGGCCTCGGCGGCCAGCTTCTCGAGGAAGAGCCTGCTGTCCTCGAGCCTAGATAGCTTGAGGTGCGGATCGCCGACGACGAGAACCCTCTCGAAGTCGGTCATGAGGTCTTCTTGTAGACCTCTGCCATCAGGGCCCTCTGGAGCTCTGGCTTGGCGTTGAGGTCCTCGACCAGGTTGTCGAAGCCGTTCCACTTGACCTCTTGTCCGTCGAGAACCGCTGCCCACCAGGCGTTGTTGACCTTGGGGGGTTCCTTGTTCGCGATTTCCTTCTTGGTCTGCTCGGAGAAGGGATGGTACACCGCGCCGGTGCCCGTCGCTAGCTTGGCGACCTCTAGGCCCTGGTTGACGATGCCGGTGTTGTACTTGACCTGGAACTCCGCCGTCCTGAACGGGGAGTCGAGGTTGGCCTTGCTGACCGTGGCCCTGATTGTGTGCCCCTCCTGGATCGAGACCTCGCTGGACGCCTTGGGCGAGCCGTTGAGGATCATCTGGTCGGAGAAGATCTTGCTGTCCTTGTTGTTGATGCGCTCCACCAGGACCATGTGCTCGCAGAAGTGCTTGAGCGCCTGGCCGCACGGGATCTTCCACTTGATGCCCTGGTACTCGACCTCGTCCGCGTTCATGTTCTCGTTGACCTGCTGGACGAAGACCGTCATGATGTTGTATTGGCGGATCACCGGGAGGATCTCGCGCAAGGCTGGGTTGAGGAACCTGGACAGGTCGCCCATGTCCATCTTCTCCGCGCCGCCCTTGGCTCCCTGGCTGCCGATCTGGTTGGTGCTGGACATGGAGGTGGCCTTGACTTCCTTTGGCCCCCTGATGCCCTTGATCGAGTCTATTCCGAGGTACTTGATCGGAGCGCCCTGCTCTAGCATGTAGAGGAGCCCGGGTCCGCCCGTCTTGCCGTCGCTGCTCTTGAACTTGGGGTCCCTCGAGACTATCCAGTCGAAGATGTCGTGGATGGTGTTGGCCTGCCTGATCATGTGGCGCTTTGGGTCCACGCCGAGCTTCGCCGCGCGTTCGGGGACTGGTGGCCTGAACTCCGAGCTGATCGTCACGCCGATCGCGTCGGGGTCGAACCTGTGGAGAGCACCCAGTCCGCACATGGAGAGGAAGGACTTCCCGCCCTGCTCGGGGCCGTAGAGGCAGACCGTGTACCCCTGGTAGAACCCGCCGCCCATCGCCCAGTTGATGCCGGGGCTGTCGAGCGCGATCTTGGTCCTGGCCGAGACCTCGGAGCCGATGATGTTCTTCTCGTCTTCCTGGAACATCTCCATCCAGTTCGTTTCTTTAGCCATTGGATTCCTTTCTTGGAGGGACAAGCTTCTTCTCGACTTCGCTCAGCCTTCTTTCTACCGCCTGGTGCCTGCTGTCGACGTAGAACTTGTTGGCCGCGATTGTGGCCTTGAGGGTGCCGATCTCGTTGAATAGGAACGCGAAGGCAAAGACCACCAGTATGGCCGCGACCACTACGACGAGCATCACCCGAAGACCAGTCTGGCGATGTCCTGTGCGAGTGTCTCGTGCGTGGTGCGCTGCTTCGTCTCGGACTTGTTGTAGGGGTGGTCCACGAGAAGGCCCTTGCCGCCGTACTCCTCGGCCGAGCCGATGTTGTAGCCGACGTCGTCTATTAGGTAGCAGTTCTCCATGGGGACGCCGAGGCGCTGCGCGACCTCCCTCATGACCTCGCCCTTCTTCTGGGCGTGGGCCCCGAGGATCTTGCGGGCTATGAACTGGGCGTCGTACTGCATCTCCAGAGACCTGATGCGGTCTGGCCTGAACGCCTCCTTGAAGGTGCTGAGGACGAACACGTTCGGGTGCGACAGGATCGCGCCGATGGCCTTGGTGTCGATGCTGGGGAACGGCTTGAGGTCCCTGAGACCGCCCTTGAGGCCGAACTCGTCGACCATGAGGCTCTCGGTGGCCTTGTCGGTCATGTCCGGGAAGCTGGCGCTGAAGTGGTAGTTCTTCCTGTCGCGAAAGTTCTCCGGCACCGTGTAGCCCTTGGACCTCCAGAACTCGACCCACGGGCCCTCGTAGTCCAGAAGGACACCGTCTACGTCTATGAACACTAGCTTGCTAGGTGTCATTCTTTTCTCCTTGGTTGAGCATCTTCCCCATCTCTTCGTCCAGGACCTGAGTCGATGACCTCCAGCCTTCTCGAAATGCGGTTGACACTAGGTCCCTGAGGATCGCGTCGGATATCCCCGGCGTCGTCACTCGGTACCTTTGTCGCGCCCTTTCGATTGCCTCGCTTAGGTGCTCGCGGTACTTTTTTCCTGCGTCTATCGGGATTATCATCGGTTGCCTTGTGGGGGGCTGTCTCTTTGATCCCCTCGTCGACTGCGGTGAAGGAGCCGATCCTGATGGCTTCAGTCTCCTGGGGTTCCCGCGCCTTGATGACGAGGATCTTGTGGGTGATCTCCTCGCCCTCCGGGACCCTCTGCTTGATTGTCTCTCCGAAGGCCTGGGACGCCGCTATGCCAACCTTCTGCATGAGCTGGTCCTCCTGGTACTTCTTGAACGCGGGCATGCCGTGCTCGCCCAGGCGGTACTTCTCCAGGTCGGACACGACGTACTTGTGCTCCACGAACTGTAGCCACTTGGTTATCCAGGCGTCGACCTGCTTCTCGCGGCCGCTGCCCCGGACTATGGTTCTCAGCTCTGCGAGGGAGCGGAAGCGGTTAAGCAACGTCCGACCCGCTTGGGGCCGCCGATGACTGACCCTTGTAGTCTCTGGTCCCGTTGTAGACGGCCCTGGCGTCGTCGTGCAGCCTGGTGAACTTCTCGAACTTGTTCTCCATGTAGGTCTCGAGCGCCTTGTTGTAGGCCTCGAGCTCCTTGGCCTGGACGTACTCGGGGTGCGACTCGGTGTAGGCCTCGACGTTGTCGACCGTCGGCTTGAGGCCCTTCTGCTGGAGCGCGAGGGGTGCGATGTCGAGCATGATGCGGCCGCGGACCGCCTTGGAGTTGGTCTTGGACGTCTCGTAGTCGAACATGGCTTTGGTCCAGTAGGACGACGCTATGTCCGATGCCTTCATGAACTCCTGCATGTAGAAGGGGGCGTTCAGGTTGTTGATGCTGACCACCTCCTGAGCCATCTTCTCGTACACGAGGACGTTCTTCATGTCCAGGGGGACAAGGAAGCCGCTGGGCGCCTCGTACTCCTGGATGTCGGTCACTCTGTCTTCTGCCTGTTGGCTGCCATCGCTCTGAGCCTAGCGATCTCGGCCGCCGCGTTGCTGGCCGCCGGGGTCTTTGGCAGTGTGGCCTTGGGGACTGTCGCCGTCGGAGCCGCTGCCTTGGGTGCCGCGGGCACCGTGAGCTTGGTCACCATGGGCGCCTTGGGTAGGGTCTCCTTGGGTATCGTTGTCGCCTTGGCTGCCGCAGCCTTGACTACCGGCGCGGGTGCCTCGGCCTCCGTGTCTACGGAGGTGGAGTACGAGACCGCTGGGACCTCGCCTTCCTCCTCGGGTGTCTCTGCTAGCTCGGCCTTTGCCGTCTCTGCCGCCTTGCTGCTTGAGGGCAACGGCTCGCCTTCCAGGTAGCGCTGTAGCTGTGCGGAGGTCGTTGGCTTCTGGAGCGTGTGGATGTCGTACAGTGGGCCTTCCGCTCCCTGGAGTTGGGCCTCTATCTGCACCGCAAGCTCCTCGGGCATAGAGGTGCGGTCGATCTTCTCAAGCTCCTCCCCGTCCACGACCTTGCTGATCTTCTTGAACTCGACGGGGTACTTGGTCATGAGCTTCTTGCCGGTCCTGGTGATCTCGAACCAGGCGCCAGTCCTCAGGCTGGTGGGGTCGAACTTCTTCTTCTTTATGGCGATCTCGATCTTGCCCATCAGATTCTCGACGGCGGTCTTCTTCAGCTCGAGTATGACGACCCGACCGTCGGAGAGGTAGGCGTTGACCGCGAAGTACACCTTGGCCTTGAACTGGAATATGGTGTCGTCAAGCTCCTCGATGCGCTCCTTGGTGCCGCCGATCTGGATGGGCTTGCCGCCCGCTGGGTCCTTCTTGAAGTAGCTGTCGCGCTCGTTCTGCGCCGACTTGACGATCTCGCACACCGGGCAGAAACGCTCGGTGGGGTAGCTACAGGAGACCGGACGCTTGCCGCCCTCGGCGGTCACGAAGCCCCAGTGGATCTCGTACTTGTGGAACAGTAGGTTCCTGTGGTTGGTGCCATAGGGAGGGAGCACCTTGAAGTGCACCGTCTCGTCCTGCTCGATCTGCTTGCGGTCCCACGACTTGCCGCTGGAGCCGATGGCGCCCTGGTTGCCCTCTAGGTCGAATGAAACCTCAAACTCTTGCTCGCTCATTTTCTGTCGATCTCCTTCCAGTAGTTCTTGATGTCGCTTAGTGCCGCCACGACCCTGCTCTTAAGCTCGTCTTCCGTGGTCTCGTCGGTGATGTTGATGCCGAACTTGAGCCCCCGGGGCTTCTCGCTCGCATCCCTATATACTGTCACTGGAAGGTAGTCCTTGTTGAGGCGGTCTGAGAAGATCCTGGAGTCCTGCTTCCTGACGCCGGCAACGTACACGCCGTCCTTGCGACGGTAGTAGTCCGTGTCGAGGAACGACTCCGACTCCCATCCGGCCTTGACGTACTTCTTCATGAGGCCGCCGAAGTACTCGTCTATGTCCGCCTGCGTCTTGACGGCCTTGCCGGCGAGCTTCTGGCTGGGCATGGTGACCCCGACCTTGCTCGCGAAGTTCCTGATGTCGTGCTCCTCGAGGTACCCGCGCCTCACCCTGTCGATGCGTGGGACCGCCGACTTCTGCGCGATCTCCTCGATGTCGCCGATGTTCGTCGCCGCCTTGAGCGACGCGATGATGTTGGCGACCTTGGCGACGTCCGACTTCTCGCCCTCCAAACCGATTATCCTCTTCACGCGTTTGCCTCCTCTGGCTCGTCGGCGCTGGTCCTGAAGTCGAGATGGGTTATCATCCCCTTGGTGGCCAGTATGTCGCCCATTGTCTGTATGTCCGTCTTGAGACGGGACCTGTCTATCTTGAATGTGGACTTCCCGATCACTATGTTCAGCTCTGTGTCGTCGTCGGCGAAGATCTCCTGCTCGAACTCGTCCGCGCCCTTGACCATGAATGCCAGGGTGTTGGTGAAGTACCTGATGGCGCCCACCGCCTCGTTGGCCTGGTCGGTCGCGGTGTCCGCCTGGATCTTCCTTCTGAGCACCACGAGCTTGGTTCCGCCCGGCACGGGTAGGAGCACCTCGATAGTCGAGTACAGGTAGTTCACGGCCTTCTTGCCGCCATCGTTTATCTGGTAGATCACGACCGGGCTGTTGTAGATGGCGTGGCGGACTGCCTGCTCGATCGGGTTGGGTACGTCCAACTCTCTCTTTTTGCTCATGTTTTCCTATAGCTCCACTAGTCTCGAGATGCTGAGGGACCACAGTCCGGGCGTCCTGCTCGGCTTTACTCTACCCCTGCATATCAGGATCTTGTTTCCCGACGGCTCCCTCTCGCCGTGGCGCCTCATGTTGTCGCGCGTGGAGGGCCAGATGACCCCCTCGACCTTGTCGCCGGCGTTGACGATGCTCAGGCGCAGCGCCTTGACCTTCTCCTTGGTCTTCTTGTCGGTGTACTCGAAGTCCTCCTTGGACTCGAGCAGCCCGGAGAACACCACCTCGCGGTCCTTCTTCCCCATGCCGGAGTCCCAGAACAGCGCCAGGTCCTTGGTGCTCCTGGTGGAGACGAACACGCCGCCGCTGTCGCGGTACGTGTCGATGCCGGACTCGTCGTAGAGGATGTGGCTCTCCATGAGCGGGCGGAACATCTCGTGCACGTCCATCCTGTAGATCGAGAGGAGGGACATGCGCTTGATCTCAAGCTCCAGGCCGTCGAAGCTGAACTTCAGGGCCAGCTCGTCCTCTATCTGTTCGTTCTGGCACTTGCTACCCTTGGGCCCGGGCTTCGCGCCGCTGGTGACGATGTAGGCCTCGACCGCGTCCCTTAGGTCCCTGCCGGTCTTGCCCTCGCCGAGCTTGAGGCCGGAGAGCTTCTTCAGGTAGAGGTACTCGCGGAAGAGGTCCTTCTCCGACTTGCCAGGCTCTATCAGGGAGAACGCGCCTACGAGTATGAGCTTCTCGAATATGCCCTCGTTGCAGGCCTTCCTGTCGACCCTCTCGAAGAAGTCCTGCAGGCTGCTGAACTGGGCCTCCGCCATTATCTCGGACGTCTCCTGCGAGAAGCCTCCCTGCGCGATGTCGTTGGCGCGATCGTCTATGGCCTTCTGTATGGCCTTGCACGCCGCGGCGCCGACGCCCTTGACCATCCACAGGGGCGTGTGGACCTTGCCGTCGGGCCTGGCCTCGAACTCGTCCATGGGCCCGTTGACGTGCGGGAGAACCAGCATGTCCTTTAGGGTGCGCGCGTAGCCCTTCTCGCGGATGTCCTCCTCCTTGCAGTTCTGGAGGACGGCCGTCCACCACTCCTTGGGGAAGTGGTGCTTGAGGAACGCGCACGCATACGCGATGTTCCCGTAGCTGGCGGAGTGCGCGCGGTTGAAGGAGTACTTCGCGCTGGCCAGGCAGAGGTTGATGAAGACCTGAGACTGCTCCTCGGTCCACCCGCGCTCGCTGAGGCGGCGGCGAAGCTCGGGTATGAGGTTCTCCATGTCCTGCTTCTTCTTCTTCCCGACCATCTCCCTGATCGTGTCGGCCTCCTCCTCGGAGTAGCCCGCGAGGTGCTGGAACATCAGCTGGAGCTGCTCCTGGTAGACGGCGACGCCGTAGGTGTCCTTGAGGATCGGCTCCATGCCGGGGTGCGCGTAGGTGATCGGGACCCGGCCGTTCTTCCGCTTGACGTAGGCGTCGGCCATGGTAAGCTTGTGGAACAGCGGCCTGCCCTCGTCGTCCACCGCCTGGACCTTGGGTGCCACCATTATGGGCCTGTCGGGGTCGTCCTGGTCTATCTCGGCAAGCAGCGGGCCCGGCCGGATGATGGCCACGATGACGGAGCAGTCCTCCTTGCGGGTGGGCTTGATCCGCTTGGTCCAGCCGGTCATGAGGGCGCTGTTCATCTGGAACACGGACTCCGTCTTGCCCTCCTGCAGGTCCCTGAACACTCCCTCGTCCTCCGGGAGCGTGTAGATGTTGTGGACCGTGCCGTCCGGCATGCAGACCTCCTCGATCGAGCGCTCGCCCAGCCAGAGGTCGAACTCCTTCTCGCCGATCTTCATCTTCTCCTTCCACACGTTGTAGCCCAGGGACTTCTGGACCAGCCTTATGCAGTTGGATATGTCGAGCAGGGTCGTCACGCCGAGGATGTCGAACTTTATCAGCCCGGCCTTCTCGGCCGCGCTGAAGCCCTGGGGAGGAGCCGTGTACTGGGTGCACGTGTGCCCGCTGACGTCGCACAGGGGAGCGCTCTCGTAGATGGGCCTGTCGCTGATGAAGTACGCCGACGCATGGCGGCCGACGCTCCTCGGTATGCCGAGCATCTTGGTGAACATCGTCCTGAGGTCCTTGGTGGGGTCCTCGTCGTGGTACTTGACCAGGAACGCCTGGAGGGCCTCGTCGGTGTAGAGGTATCCCTCGTGCTCCACGCCGTCCTTGTCGGTGTAGCCCTCCAGGAACTCCCTGTCCTTGGTGCCCATCGGGGTGTTGGGGATGTTCTTGGTTATAACCTCGACCTCCGGCATCAGCGCCTCTAGCCGCTCAACCAGCTGGTCCCTCTTGGGTCCCCTGGGTGTGCGGTCTATCTCGTTCTCTAGGGGGTTGACGTAGAGGACCCTGAAGGCGTCCTTGAGGGCGCTCTTGAGCTTCATCGTGCCGTGGGTGGTGGCCTGGGCAAAGTTCTCCCCGTAGGTCTCCGAGAGCTTGGCCAGCAATGGCTTGCGGTTACCCATGTCCCAGTCTATGTCGGGGAACTTCCTGCGCTTGATACGGCCAGGAGAGAGGAACCTGGAGAACGGAAGCTTGTACTCGAACGGGTCGAGGTGCGTGATCTTGAGGAGGTAGCACAGGAGCGACCCTGCCCCGGAGCCCCGTCCGGGCGCGCTGAGGATGGAGTGGGCCCTGGTCCAGCTCTGCCACTGCTCCATGAACAGGAAGTACCGGGCGAAGTCCTGGACGCCGTTGTCGCAGATGATCTCCATCTCCATCTGGAGTCGCTCGAGCCAATCGGGGTCGTCCCACTTCATTCGCCCGTGCTCCTCGATCTTCCGCATTATGAGGCCCTTGAGCGCCTCGCGCTCGTCGGCGGCCGCGTCCCTGAGGTCCTGCGGGATCTCTATGATGGGCTGGTGGTACTCGTCCTTGATGGTGAGTGCCTTGGCCATCTCCACGATCTGGTGGTTGCTCTCCACCGCCTCGACGAAGATCTTCCGGTTCTCCTCGTCGTCCCCGTAGTTCTCGCTCCAGTGGTCCCAGGCGTCCTGGGTGGTCATCATGTGGTACGAGTTGTGGAAGTGCCAGCCGTCGGGGTCGCCGTTCTTGAGCAGCATGTCCTGGACCGGCTTCTCGTCCGGCTTGACGAAGTGGCTGTCGACCGTCAGGATCAGGGGAAGGTTGTTGGCCCGGGCTATCTCGATGTTCTTGAGGTTGCAGGCCTTCTGGAGGTCGCCGTCTGGGCTGAAGTCGGTGCACTCGTTCGGCGTGAAGACCTTCTCCTTGCGGTCCCAGTCGTGCGTGCAGTTGTGCGGCATCAGCTCGACGAACAGGCGGCCCGCGTAGGCCGACATGAGCCTCTCGAGGTTCCGCTGGGCGCCGTCGTTCTCGCCGTTCAGGAGCGCCTTGTTGACGGCCCCGATTAGACAGCCGCTGCCCAGCACTAGCCCCTCGTTGTACTGGACCAGCTCGTCGAAGGTTATGCGGGGCTTCACCTGGCCGAAGCGCTTGATGACTCGGGCGTACATGCCCTCGACGTTGCGGGTGACCTTGTCCTTGGTTACAGCCTTCTGGGTGTAGATCTCGCTCTTGTCGAAGGACAGGGAGCCGAGCTTCAGCAGGTTGCGGTAGCCGGCCTCGTTGACCGCCCAGGCGGTGACGTGGTAGTACTCGTAGGCCTTGCCGCTGAACTTGTAGTCCGCGTCCGGCGCCACGTAGAACTCGACGCCGGGTATGCCCACTATGCCGGCCTCGCCGGCGCTCTTGTACATCTCGAGGGCGCCGATCATCCAGCCGTGGTCGGTGACCGCCATTCCTGGCGCCCCGTTGTCCTTGCACCACTGGATGTACTCGGAGATGGTCGACGCCCCGTCGAGGACGGAGTAGACGGTGTGGGAGTGAAGCGGACATAGCTGCAGCTTCGTCGGTGATTCTGACATTCGCCTATATCGTACCAAGGTTGGAGTGGTAGCCCCACCCCGAGTCGAACGGGGATCATCCATTTAGGAAACGGAAGCTCTGTCCACTTAAGCTATGGGGCCGATCGGATTTTACTGATCTCCCGTTTTGCCTTCTGTCTCGCGGACTTTTTGTCGACTCGGATTTTGTTGCGGCGGTTGGGGTGGGGCTTGGACAGAGTCTTCCAGCCCTTGGGGTTCTTGTCCTTAGCGTAGGGTTTCATCGTCCTTTAGGAGCCTGAACTGTCCGAGGGCCCTTTCATAGGATCTGGGCCACATCTTTTTGAGGTCAGCCAGTCTAGGCTTGAGTGTCTTGTTATAGTCCTCTTCTGTGAGGTCTCCCGCCGCGAGAAGTGCCTGCCTGATGAACTGCTTGACTTTCTTGACGTTTCTACTTGCCATCTGTCACCTTGGCCGCCTCTGCGGCTTCTTTGGTCTTCTTGTCGTTCTCTGCCTTGACCTCGGCTGCTATCACCTTGGCGAGGTCGCTGCGGGCCATGGTGCTGATCTTGCGGCTCGGGTTGAAGATGTACTTGACTTCGCCCTTGTCGTTCCTGAACGGCGTGAAGCCGGGGGAGTTGAACTGGCGCCCGGTTGTGGCCAGCATGGACTGGTACTTCCTGATCTTGCCGTTGCGCATCTGCGTGGCGATCTGGCCCTCGGATAGGCCCATGGCGAATGGCGGGTACGCGATGAGGTGCTTCTCGAGTTTCTTCTTGAGGTCGGCGTTGGCCGCTGCCTTGTCCTTGAGTTTGTCCCCGGTGTCCTTTGACTCCCCGATGACCTCCTCGTTGGTGTAGGCGAAGAACTTTCGTGCCTCGTACTTGCCAGTCGTCTTGTTAAGTGTTGCCATTCGTACCTCCGGTTAAGCTTATGATACTTCTTCCTCTGGGGCCATCTGGGTGGGCTCGGACTCTTCCTCCCCGGTGCCCTCCTCGTCGCTCATGGTGAGCAGCTCGACCACGGCCTCCTGCCTCTCTTTTTCCAGCGTCAGGAACATCGCCTTGGCCTTCTCGGGGCCCTCGGTCTCGACGACGCCGACCAGCCAGTCGAGGTCGGTGCGCGACTGGACGTCCACGGGCTGCGCCGCGGCGACGAACAGGTGGTTCTCGCCCTCGCGGTTGATGCCCTCCAGGATCATGTCGAGGCTGACTGTGCAGCTGCTGCCGACCTGCTCCTCCTTCATCTCCACCCTGTCCTTGGGGCAGCGCGGGAGCACGACGCCCAGGCCCGACTTGGGCAGCGTCGACTTCTTGAACTTGTCGGCCCGGCCGCACACTGGGCACCTGAACGCCTTGACGTCGCGCTGGAGTATCGTGTCCGGGTGGAACTTGTGGCGTGTGCGGCGCAGGTAGTTCTGCAGGCGGCCGAAGACTATGCTCTTCTCGGCCTGGGCCAGCGCGGCCTCTGGGTTCGCCCTCTTCTTGGCGAGCTGGGCCTTCCGCTTCTCTGGGTCCTTGATGGTGCTGGTCATGGCCAGCTCGGGGTCGAACTTGTTCTTGAGGGCCATGAAGACTTCCTGGCGGCACTGGTTTATGAGGTCCTCGTAGTCCATGCTGGCCTCGAACAGGGCGAGCGCGGGCAGGAACTTGCGGACCATGTAGTGGCACATCGGCTCGTACTTCTTGATGCGGGCGTCGTCGATGTCTATGCCGGCCTTGCACTTGTGGCTCTTCACTGTTTGGCCTCCTTGATGATCTGTCTGAGGGCACCCATCCATGCCGTCCTCAGCTGCTTGACGGTTGGCTTAGCCTCCGTGGCTGTCTTTGGCTGCGATTTGGATGAAGCACTGGTCGCAGATGTCCTTGCCTTCTTGGTATTTGTCGCAGGTCGGGCACTGGCCGTCGAGCGGTACGAGGATGATTTCGCCGGCATCTTTGACTTGCTCTTGCTCTTCATAAAACAGTTCCTTCATTTTTCCCATACGTCACCCCTCAGATTCAATTCTAACTGGTTTTCCGAGTGTACGCAACTAGTTTTTGTCGGGCTCGAAGTAAATCTCCAACCTGTCGGAAGGAGTGGAGATCTCCTGCGCGTCGCGGGCCGCCTGGCGGACCTCCTCGGGGGTGCACTCGCCGAAGTCCTTGCGGCCCTCGGGCGGGAAGATCCTGAACACCTTCTTGGAGCTTCCGAGCCTGTTCACCAGGTCGTAGACCTCGTCGCTCGCGTCGGGGTCTATCCCCACGAAGACCTTGGTGGCCGAAGAGTCGAGTATCAGCTTGACCTGGGCCTTGCTTACCTGCTTCCCGAACGAGCACACGCCCCCGAGGCCGCCCATGCACAGCTTGAATGCGTCGAACGGCCCCTCGGCTATGGCTATGGTGTCCACCGCGTAGTCGTAGTTCAGGAGGTACTTGGACTTGTTCAGGCCGGTCATGGAGAGCAGCCTCAGCTCGTCGCCCTTGGGGTCCACCTTGCGCGCCTGCCACCCGTAGATCTGGCCGCCGCGCTTCACGGGAAACACCACCGCGTCCATGGAGCCGCTCCACCTGAGGTCGAACTCGATTATGAGCTGGGGGTCCAGGCAGCCGCGGGACGCCATGTAGTCCATTCCCCTGCCGCTGGTCTCGAGCGGCGGGAAGCCAACGCCCATCGACACCGGCTTCTCCGGCGCCTCGTCCTCGGCCGCCCACTCCTCGCCGAACTGGACGTCGCCCTCCCACTCGTCGACCTTGCCCTGGGCGCCGCCGCCGAACAGTACCCCGTGGGCCTCCTCTATCAGGCACCCTTCCAGGTCCGCCACGAGCTGCTTCCAGCCCCACTTGCTGTTGCACCTGAAGCAGATGGCCGCCCCGGACTTCCTCCGGATATAGAGGTGCTTCTCCTTGCCGCACTCTGGGGCAATGCAGTCGGTGACCCAGCTCTTTGGGTTGCCGTCGCTAAGCTCTATGCCTTTGTTTTCTAGGAATTCCCTTAGGGCCGTGAACTCTGCTTGCATTCGCGCGCCCTCTTCACGTCGAAGACGAAGCCGCCCCTGGAGCGGACCTTGGCCTCTGCGTTTCTGACGGCGCCGAGCCACGTGCGGGACCAGGCGACGGGGAACCTCTCTCCCTTGTGGCGGGTGGAGATCCAGCCTATGGCTGCGAACCTGAAGCTGTCGGAGTTGGTTACGTACTTGGTGCTGAAGAACTTAACGCTCTTCACTCTTGACCTCGAGCTGGTACGTCGAGTTGGCGGTCTTGAACTGTAGGAACCTGTTCTTGGAGACGACGCCCTGGTACTTCGCCATGTCCATGATCTCCCTCACGAAGGTCGTGGTGATGGCGCGGCAGTCTAGACCCGGAGTCAGGGACCTCCCGAAGATCTGGAAGCTCTTGCCCACCTCCGGCAGCTCGTCGAACGAGCCGTCCATGTGGTCGGTCCTGATGTTGTTGTGGTTCGACTGTAGCCTGGTGATTCTTCCCGAGTATCTCACGCGCACTATTCTACGCGGCGGCGAAGTACTCGAGCCACTGCTCCTCGGTCAGGCGGTGGTCGACGAGCCCGCTGAGGCCCTCGGGGTCCATCTTGGGGAAGTAGGCCTCCATCTGCCTCATGGCCCACTCGTAGGCCATCTGGTCCGCCATGGCGTGCTGCTTGACGACCTCGCCCAGAACCTCCTTATCGGTGGCCTCCTTCTCTACCTCGCCCCAGGGAGGGAAGACGGCCCAGAAGCCGGGGTCGTTCCTGAGCCGCAGCAAGCCGGCGTAGAAGACCACGATGCCGGCCGCCCTGGCAGCGAAGCCCTCAGGGACCTCCACCGTCTTCCTTCTGAGGTCAAGCACGGATGCGAGCTTGTCAAGGTCACGAGTCGCCAGGGCGCGGAAGTCTGGCGCGACAAACTTGAGGATCCTTCTGGCGGTGTTGAATGTGAGGGTGTGCTCGATGGAGTGGTCCGACATCTCAACCCAGCTGCTCCCGAGCCACGATGAGTCCGCGCTCTGGGTCGTAGGGGGAGAAGCCGACGGTCACCTTGTCGCCAGTGATGACCCTGATCTTGAACTTCCTGAGGCGGCCGGCGAGCTGCGCCTTCACGGTGACGCCGTTGTCCAGCAGGACGGTGAACTGCCCGTTGCCCTTGCTCTCCACGACGGTGCCGTCCATCTTCAGTAGGTCATCTTTTGCCATCGGCCCTCTCCATTATCAGTTGTGCCCTGGTCCTGTACTCGGTGTCGGGGCCGTGCTCCGCGAAGTCTCGGACGTAGCTGATCAGTTCCTTCACTATGGACACCTGCTTCTCGTAGACGCCCGCGGTCACGAGCGCGTCGCCCCGGGCGGTGTGCAGGTCCTTCTCGTCGAACTCTATCTTGTGATACTGGGCGTAGTGTATCAGCTTGCCCAGCCTGCCGGGGTACATGCCGGCATCTAGTAGGAGGTTGCCACCGATGCCGCTATCCCTTATCTGGTAGCTGAAGAACTTCTCCCAATGTCTCCTCTTGAGGAGCTGCTCCCATATCTTGTCGAGGTCGCCCTGGACGCCGTGCCCGAGGACGTAGATCTTGTCCTCGCCGTCCTTGGTGTGCTGCCGTGCCCACTGGACGAGTGCCTGTGCCCCCTCGGAGTAGGTCACCGCGACCTTGTCGTGCTCCACCAGGTCTATATGGTTGACAGTGAGGCTCTCGGGCGTTATCAGGTACTTGCCGTCGTTGGGTTTGAGCTTGAGGTCGAGCTCGTCTATTAGCTCCCACTTTCCGCTCTCGTGTATGAGGAACAGCCCGAAGTAGGCGGTCAGTATCGACTCGTCCCAGAACCCGCCGGACTCCAGGTCGATCGATATGGCCCTCATCACGCGTTGGCTTTGATTATCGCGGTCCCTTGCTTCTCGAGCTGCTCGGATGTGGGGCCGTTTATGTTCTCGTTGGGGTCCTGGACCGCGCCGGTGCGCTTAAGCTCCTCGATAACGAACTTGATCCTGTTCTGCATGTGCTTTATGGTGGTGGTCGAGGAGGAGGTGAGGTTCTTGAGGGCGGCTCGCGCCTCCACGATCTCCTTCTTGGTCTGAAGGTAGATCTGGGTGTCGTGGATGCCCTTCTCCATGTCGAAGATCAGCTTCTTGCGCTCCTCGTCCGTCTGGAGGTCCCTGACTGTGTCGACGAACGTCTGGCTCACTCCGGGTGGGTAGACGGGTCCGGTCGACTTCCTGCTGCGGAACTTCTTCGCCATGTGTGTCTCCTGTCAAAATGTGTGGGTCTGCATTAGATTTCTACCAGTGGTAGCTGAGGCCGGTGCCGAACGTGGGGCCGTTCTGGGAGTCGACCCTGTAGCTGAAGTAGTGCTGGACCCCGAAGAAGATGGGGCTCCTTATCTCGGACACCTGGAGCGAGTTCGCGGTGACGCCCAGCTTGGTGTGGCCCACGATCGGGGCGTCGAAGGAGGCCTGGAGTTGCTGGTTCTTGACGACCGTGCCGGCGTAGATGACCGCGGCCATCCACGTTATGCCCATGGCCTCGGCCTTCCTGACGGCCTGGTCTCCGATCTGCCTCTCGTACTGCTCTAGCTTGTCCGTGACCCCGGTCTGCTTGCCGGCGGCCTCCAGGGCCTTGCCGAAGGCATCCTTCTCGTTGGGGGTGTAGTCCGACGGTATCTCGGAGGAGGCGAAGTTTCGAAGCTGGTCGAAGGTCTGGGAGGCGTGCAGGGGCAGCGACGCCGCTAGGACTGCGGCGACAAGATAAGCTTTGAGATCTCGTCTACGTGGACCGGCTTGTAGTCCCATACATCCACCCCCACGTTAATCATCTTACCCCTTTGCTTCCACTTTTCGTGGACATGGCCGCACAGCAGCCAGCGGCCATCGTCCTTCAGGCGCCACTTCAGATACCTTTGATCTTGGGAGGGGTCCGGGTCAGCGTACGGCATGTGGCTCAGGTTCACCACGGCAACTCCCGGGATGTCCAGCGTCATGTGTTCGTGGACCTCGTCCCACCCATTCTCCAGGTACTTCTGAATCCACTTGGCTCGGTTTTCTGGATGCCTGGACTTGCGGTTCACGGGATGGCAGAAGTCGTGGTTGCCGCATATCAAGATCTTCTTGCCCATCAAGCGTTTGGTGTATAGCTCGACGCTCCTGAAGGCCATCGAGAAGTCTCCAAGGTGGTACACGGTGTCGTCCGGCCCCACGACGTCGTTCCAGTTCTTGACCAGCATCTCGTTCATCTCTTCGACAGACGCGTATGGGCGACTGCAATACCGGATGACATTGGCGTGCCAAAAGTGATGGTCAGAAGTCAGATAGATCGCCATGGTCCGAAGTGTTAGCCACCGATCAGGGTGTTGGGTTTGGGAGCCAACGATGGTGCGTTGGCTATCCTCTTCAGCCCCTTCGCGAGCAGCTGCTCGTCCGATAGGGACTCGATGTCGATGTCGTTTCCGAAAACCACGATGCCTATGAGGCCGTGGGGCTTGAGCTGCTCCAGGTACGTCTTGAGGACCACGTTCTTCAGCTCGCCCTTGCGGTCCTTGATGAACAGGACGCGGTCCTTGACCTCGAGGGTCTTCAGGCTGATGTTCGCGTAGTCGATCTGCTCTACCTTCTCGTCAAGCATGCTTGACCTCCTGTTTGGGCGGTGGTGTTCGTGGCCTCGTTGAACTTCTTCCACGCGTCGTAGACCGCGACCGGCATGAAGTGCTTCGTATCGAAGGTGCTCCACTCGCCGGAGTCGTCGTAGACCAGAAAACATGGGTAGCCGCCGGAGCCTTCCCCCAGGACTTCGGCCTCGTAGACCTTGCCCTCTGTCAGGCGCCTGGTCTTTTTGAAGATGCCGCTCTCGTACCCGTCACTGCAAACCAATGTCATACCTTAGGTTTACCGTCCACGTCGATCCAGCCTTCCTTCACCGCGTGCTCCTTGCCGTGCTCCTGGATGAGCCGGGGAAGCTCGTGCTTCCGCCAGTGCTCGCTCGCCCTGTCCCCGACCATCTTCTTGATGCCCTGCACGTTCTTCATGCCGTGGTACTCGTCGCTGGTCTCGACGGCCCTGGCCTGGGGGGTCGCTGGCTGTCTGGTGGATGGCAGGTTGCATGCGGAGGGAGGGCTCTTGTTCCAGTCGGGCGCTTCGCAGAGGACCTCGTCGTCCGCGTTCGTGACCGGCCGGAGCTTCTTGTTGTAGTGTCCCGCCGGGCAGACGTACGTGTAGATGGGCATCAGTGTCCCGAGCCGGCCCTCACCGCCTCGGCGCCGATGTACGCCGCGAGGAGGCCTATGCCTATTCCGATCCAGAGGTCGAACTTGGACTTCTGCTTCTCCTGAGCAAGCTGGCTCTGGTACAGGCTCGAGTCCGCTATGGCGTTGTCTCCGCGCTTCTGCTGGTACTGGATGTCGAGGTCCTTGAGCGTGAGCTGCTTCCCCTGCTCGTCCACTATCTGGGCGTTGTAGTCCCCGTCCACGAGCTGCTTCTGGACCGTCTTGTTGTAGTCGAGGCTGAGCCCGACGCGGTCGCAGTCCTTCACGGTGTCGCCGACCTTGAGGTCGACGGCGTTGGGGCAGTCCGCTGCGGCGCTACTTGCGATTGTTGTAGAAATCAGCAGGGTCGCCAGTACCGACTTTGCTCTCCGCATCCTGCTTCTCCTTCTGGAGCTGGTCTATCTTGGCCTGCTCCTGCTGTGTCTGCTGCTGGTTCTGGGAGATCTGCCCAGCAAGGGCGTCCTCCTTCTTCTTGTTCCTGTTGAGGAGCCACTGGTCCACGGCCTGTACGGCCCCGTCCTTGCCAAGCACCAGGAGCCCGACTATGATCAGCGGTATCAGTACCAGTAGGACCAGCTTCTCCAGCAACGTCATGGTGGAGAAGAGGGCCTTGCCTGCCTCTACTAGTCCTCGTCCCGTGCCTGCTGGCAGAACTCCACCACCGCCTTGCGGGCTGCTGGCGGGATTTTGTTGGACATTACTCCCAGGAGGCTGCACGCCTCCTTGGCCTTCTTGAACAGATCCGCCTGCTTGTCCGGTTCCTGTGGGTTGGTCCATGGCCTGCTTTTCCCCTCCGCTATCTTGCGGGGCAATTCCTTCTGTATGAAGTTCCTGACTGCCTCGTACGTCACTATGAACGCGTAGCTGAGTTCCCTGCTGTCCGACGCGAAGGCCACGCCAGCTATGTCCCCCTTGTCGTCCAGGACGGCGCTGCCGCTGGAGCCCGGGAGTATGGTCGCAGAGACAACCTGTGACTCGTAGTCCTTGAATATGGGTATACCGCCCAGGAACGCGCACAGGAAGGCCTTGTTCTCGTCGGCTAGGTCGGCCTCGGTGCACTCCTTGATTCCCGTCATGATCTGGATGATCTTCTTGCCCGAGAAGTGCCCCCTCGTTATGATTGTGGGGAACAGCGCGGGGTGCCCGACTATGGTCACCGGCTCGAACTCCCTTGGCCTGTGTGACGCGAGCCTGGCCTTGTCGCCGTACTCGTAGGCCACCGTGAGGGCGCAGAGGTCGTGCTCGTCAGAGAGGTAGTAGCCCGTCACGTTGTGCTCGGAGCCGTCGGGCCCGCTCACCTTGCCGCCCTTCTTTAGGACGTGCTCGCAGACGTGGCTGTTGGTCAGGATGAGGCTCTCGGACTCGTCGGTCTGTATGACGCTGCCGCTGCCGCCGGAGTTGCCCTCCTGGTTGGTGATCATCACCGCGAAGCTCTGGGGCGCCGGCCTCTTGTTCAGCTCGTCTATCAGGTGTAGGGCGTCCATGTGCTTCTTCCCTGCGATCCCACCGAAGGCCAGACTGGCGATCAGGAGAATGGCGGGGGCCTTGTCCACCGCGGCGTCCTTGGCCGCTGCGGCCCTGAACAGAATCTTGGCTATCAACGAAGCGATCACAAATTCTCCTTTGTCATTGCTGGCTTATCTCCTGAGAAGCCTTGATTATGCCCTCTTGCATTGCGCGGATCTTCTCCGCCTCCTCGGTGTTCGAGACGGCGATAACCCCACCGAGTGTCATAAGCATCTGCGCGACGGACAGCGAGTTGTCCAGCGCGGTCATGGTCACCTTGGCGGGGTCCATGATGCCCGCCTCCCACCAGTCCACGTACTTCATCCCCAGAGCGTCGAACACCAGGAACTTGCCGTCCTTGGGGCCGACCAGGTCGGCCGTGTTCTGGAGGTCCTTCTCGTCTATGAGGCCGGCGTTCTTTAGTATCTGGATGAACGGCATCGCCATGGCCTTCCTGAGGATGCCCTCGGCGCCCTCGGGCGACATCCCCTTCGCTATCTGGAGCAGCGTGGTTCCTCCACCCGGGACGACGCCCTTCTCGACCGCGCTGCGGACCGAGCTGACCGCGTCGACCACCCGAGCGTGGCGCTCCTTGGCCTCGAAGCTGGACACGCCGCCGGCATAGACGACCGCGACGCCGCCCGTTAGGCAGCTGATGCGGTACCGTATGCGGTCCTGGTCGAAGTCGTTGGCGCCCTGCATCTTCTCCTTGAGGTCTGCTATCCTCTTCTCGATCAGCTCGATCTTGGCGTCCGCCTCGACGACGGTGTCGCTCGGGGTGACCTTGATCGACCGGGCGAAGCCCATGTTGAGGATGGTGGCCTCCTTGAGCCCGTGGGCCACGGGGTCGAACACCTGCCCGTCGACGTAGGCCGCGAGGTCGTGCAGGAAGCCCTGCTTGCCGTGCGCCTGGCCGTTCCTGGGGGTGATCAGCGGCATGCACGTGAACCGGCCGAGCCTGAAGTTCTGCGCGAGCAGCTTCAGCACCGCGTCGGAGTACCTGTGGGCGAAGATGATAAGGGGCGTCATCAGGGCCCGGCCGTTCTCGCCGATCTCCTTGCTGACGTCCGTCATGACTGGGATTATGTCCTCGGCCACGTTGATCTCGCCGTCGTAGAGCAGCACGTATGCGCCGCCCTCGATCTTCGTGTCGCCGTAGGCGTTGTTGTTGACGAACAGGGTGCTGGCGGAGCCGCCCAGGTCGCGGAGCCCCGTGGTTATAGGGAAGCCAGGCTTGATCTCGACGCTGGTGTCCGCCCCGGCGCCCTCCTCGGCTATGATCATCCCGTCCTCGCCTACCTTGTCGGCGGCCTCGGCCACCTTCTCGGCTATCTCGAGGTCGTGGTTGGCGCTGACCTTGGCTACGTGCTTGAGGGCGGCGCGGCTGTCCTCGACGGACATGCCCTTGATCTGCTTGGCCATGGCCTCGACCGCCGGCTTGACCTTGTCGTTCAGTATGGTCTTGAGCCTGCGGCTGAGCTCCTGGGGGCTGATGTGCGGGTTCTTCTGGAGGAACTCCTGGCCCTCGCGGACCATGGCGGCAGCCAGCACTATGGCCGTCGTGGTGCCGTCTCCGGCGACCCTAGCGGTGCGCTCGCAGACCTCCTTGGAGGCGTCCACGACCACCCGCTCGACGGCGCCCTGCTCCGCGTAGTACCTGGATACGGTGACGCCGTCCTTGGTGGACAGCGGCGCCTTGCCAAGCTCCTGCTCGAGGAGCATGGTGCGCCCGCCGGGGCCGAGGGTCATGCCCACGGCCTTCGACAGGTTGTCTATCGCGGTGAAAACCTTGAGCCTGAACTCTGCGCTGTCAAGAAACGTTATCGGTGCCGGCATTATTCCTCGTAGTCGTCAGCGTCGTAGTTGTCTTCGCCCAGGACCACGACGTTGTTGAGGTCTCCGAGGTCGATGATGTTAAGGTCCTTGTCGGTGTCGAGCAGGTAGATGTAGCCCTCGCCGATGTCCTTGACGATGCCCTCGATGTTGTCCGTATCCGAGTCGGCGTAAACGGCCCTGACCACCTTGCCGGTCACGTGCGCTGCGAGCCTGGCGTACTTGCTGGTCTCTGAAACTCCGTCCGCGGCGAGCTTCTTGGCCACGGTTCCTGCTAGTGTTGGTGCGTAGTCGATCGTTTCTTCTGTCATATGTTTTCCTCCTGGCTCTTGGCCGTGTACTTGCCCTCATAGAGGGCCTTGGAAACATAAGTGTACTGCAAAAGGAGGTACGAGGGAGGAACCGCCTGGATACCCATCTTGGCGGCGATGCCGTCGGGGTTCGGCTGGAAGCCATTCAGCCTTAGGCCCAAGGGTCCGGCTAGGCTGCCGGTGGCTCCGTCCGCCGCCGCTTCGTCAACTTTGGCAGCAAACTCCCTCAGCTCCTGGTCGGTGGGGGTCTCCGTCTTGCACCTCTTGCCGATGCCTATGACGTAGCGGTTCTTGGTCTCGTCCTCGTAGACGTAATACATCTGCTTATGGACCACGCCGTCGAATAGGGCCTTCCTGGTTTCTTCCTTGAATAGGGGCTTTATCTTGTCCGACCAGTCCTCGGTCTGTATTTCGGACCCCTCTTGCATTTTCGCTTCCATTACCACTCCACCTCGAACCTGAGTTCTCCGTTGGGGCCCTTCGTGTCCGGGCCGGGGTTTATGAAGAGCTTTATGCCGCTCTCCGACAGTATCTTCTCCTGCACCTTCTCGGCGTACCGCTCGGGCACGTAGAAGTAGGTGTTCTGGAAGCCGAGCCTGGCGTAGCGGAGCATGTGCGCGAAGGCCATGTCGGGCATCCTCACGACCTCCTCCCTAGACGCCTTGGTGGCCTTGCCCAGCTTCTGGGCCCAGCTACCCTTCTTCTTCCGTCTCATCATCCGCCTTACGGTGGCCACGGGCCCAGTCCGTCCGAAGTTGGTTAGGGAGTCCGCCGTCATGGTAGTTGAGGCCAAGCGCATCGCATTGCTCCTGTATGGTGGGGTTCCCCCACGGGTCCAGTATCTTGTCGCCCTTGCCCAGGCCGGCAAGCTGTATCAGGTTCAGTATCACGAGCGAGGGGAGCAGCCTCCTCTCCCTGCGGTCGCAGCGGACGGGCCAGTGGTCGCCGATGCAGGTGAGGAACTCGTCCTCGTCGAACTGCTCCTCTCGCCCCGCCGCCCCGCGCCTGGGCCGGGCTGGGCCGTCCCTGTCTATGTGCCAGTCCTTGCCCCTACAGAGGACGGCTATGGGCTCCCAGGCGTTGGTGATCCGCCTGCTCCTCGTGGTCACGACGTGCCTGTCCCTGTGCCACGATATGAGCGACACGAGGTGGAAGCCGGCGATCTCCAGCTCGGTCAGGAGCTTGGCGCCGTTGCCCGGGGCATCCACGTGTATCGGCATCGAGAGGCATATCAGGCCGCGCTTGTCGACCTGGCTGGCCTGGTCTATCACCGGGGCCGAGTCCCACGTCTTGGCGTACGGCATCCTGGATATGAGTGCCTGGAAGCTTCCCCTCTCCGGCACCACCACGCTGCTCTTCTTGGCCGCCACTGTCTCTCCGTTACCTGTAGGTGCAGCTTACGGCGACGCTTCCGTTGGAGTGGGAGAGGACCACGGTGCACTGCCTGTCTCCGCGGTCGCACTCGTAGATGTCGGCGAAGTCGACCTTCTCGCTGAGCCTACAGTTCGAGTCCAGTATGGGCTCCGCGGGGACCGCGGGCGGGTGCTTGATGCCGTAGTACGCCCCGCCGCCCACACCGACCAGGATCAGCGCGACGGCCAGCAGCAGGACAGCGTCAAACAGACTTAGTTTCAAGTGCGAGTACCTCGTCCTTCGGGACGGCCACTATGCGGATGTCCCCGTTCACGAACATGATTGGTGCGGTGATCTTGAATTTCTTCACGAAGTTGTTGACGGAGTGGACGAACATCCTCATGCCGTGGGAGCCGAAGTTCTCGTCGAGGTACACGACGAGGAACTCGCCTGGCTTCACGTCGACGTGGGCTATCCGTTCTACGAGCGCTTCTGGTGTTAGCGTCTCTGACATTTGTCCCCAAAAAGTGAAAGGGCACCGGAGAATTTCCGATGCCCTTATAGTTTACCTTTGGGTACTACTACTTAGCTGTTGTTGGCCTTTGGGTCGATCAGCGTCTTGCTGGTTTTGTCCTCGAGTTTGCCGAGGTATCCAGGTGCGTCGATACCGCTGCTCTTGAGCATCTCGTGGAAGCCTGGTAGCATCCCCGCGAAACTCTTCACGAAGCCAGCGACTCCGCTGTCCCCGTTTCCGCTTCCACCGTCGAAGACCACGACCTTGTCGAACTTGAGGTTCTTGATTGCCTCGGTCTGCTTGGTGACGAGCGTCTCCATCTTCTCGATCATTAGGAGTGTTGGTGCGAGCTCAGGCGATGCTGCCGCGATGAGGTTCTTGTAGCCGGCTGCCTTGGCGTCGAGGACGAGCTGGATTCCTTTGGCTTCCGCCTCGTACTTGGCGAGGATACCGTCTGCCTGCCCCTTCGCCTCGATGCGGGTCTTCTCTGCGTTGGCGTTTGCCTGTGTCTCGATGATGCTCTTGGTTACTTGTTGCTGCGCGAGTTGCTCCTTCTCGAGCTTGGCGAGCTCTTTCTCTTTTTCCGCCTTGAAGACCGCTGTTGCGGCTTCGGCTTGGGCTACCTGACCGGCTCTGGTCGCGGTTGCCTTGGCCACTTCCAAGGTTGCGTTGTAGCTGGCGATCTTGGCGTTCGCGTCGTTCTCACCCTTGATTGCGTTGGAGTTGAACTCGGCGACCTTGATTCTCTGGTTGGATGTCGCTTCTTGCTTCCCCACCTCTGCTGCGGCGTTCTGCTGGGCGACGCTGACCTGTTGGTCCTTGGTGGCTGTTGCTACGCCGATTTCCCCGTCCTTGTTGCGGCCGGCTACGGCGATCTTGGCTTCGTTCAAGGCACCGGCTATGGCGTTCTGGCCGATAGCCTTGAGGTACCCGGACTCGTCGGTGATGTCGTGGATGTTGACGTTGATGATCTCTAGGCCGATCTTGTGGAGCTCAAGGTTGACGTTGTCGTCGACCGTCTTGAGGAACTTGTCTCGGTTGCTGTTGATCTCCTCGATCTGCAAGGTCGCTATTGCGAGACGGAGCTGGCCGAGAACCATGTCCCGTGCCTGGGTCATTATCTCTTCCTTCTTCAAGCCGAGCAAGCGCTCTGCCGCGTTCTGCATGATCTCGGGTTTGGTCGAGATCGCGACCGTGAAGGTGGAGGGGATGCTTACCCGGATGTTGTTCTTCGCCAAGGCGCCCTGAAGGTCGACCTCGAGCGCGAACGGGTAGAGCGACATGTACGCGTAGTCCTGGATGAGCGGGATTACGAACGCGCCGCCGCCGTGGATGCAGCGTGCGGTCTGGTTGCCGCCGACGCGGCCGTAGATGACTAGGATCTCGTTCGAGGCGCAGCGCTTGTACTGGTTGACCGCGAAGAGGAGGCCGAACAGGAATATTGCCGCCGGCACGACGTAAAGCGCTATGGTTCCAAACATTTAACTCTCCTTTGATTGTAGGCCGACAATCGGCTCGACGAGTAGTTTACCATCGTATATCCCCGCAACGCGAATGCGCTGAAAGGCCTTGACTTCCCCGGACTTGACGATCGCCTCGAACTCCTTGAGGCCGCCGAGGGACTGGATCTGGACCGTCGCCTTGCCGTCCTCCTTGGGGAGGTAGACCATGCCGTTCTTGCCGACCATCGAGGCCATGTCGAGCTCGTAGTCCGGGGTCTTGTCCAGCCTCTTTATCAGGTACATCACCGTGCTGGTGAGGACCATGGTGGCGAAGCCCGCCGCGAAGGCGAGGGCCGCGGTGGCGGCGGACGAGAAGCCGTGCTCGAATCTAAAGGACAGGCCCGACCAGCCGAAGCCCATCAGGAAGCCGAAGATCGAGATGATCGATAGTAGCTTGAACTGGTTGTCCGAGTGGTTCGCCGTGGCGTGGGGGTGCCCGACGTCGTGGACGTGGACCTCGCCGAGGCCGTGGGCGGCGCCCATCACGTCTCCGACGAAGATCGAGATCAGCCGGAAGCCGAACAGGATCGAGCCGAAGCTCGCGATAGCCATGTAGAACTTGTATTCCATTATTTTGCCCTCTCGACGAGCGCCGCTATGGCGCTGGTTATTTCATAGTCTCCGGCCACCGGCGCGTTGGCCGATATCTGGCCCGGCTTCGGCGCGGCCCTGCTCCCCGGGTTCCAGGCGCCGTCCACCACGCCGCTGCCCGAGAGCATCTTGATCAGCCCGGTCGCCTCGCCCAGGAACTTCTGGCTATCCACGACGAACGACAGCCCCGCCAGGGCGGCTGCGACGACGTCGGTGCTCTGGTACGGTGTCGGGTCCCGGAGGACGTCCAGGTCACTCGCGGCCGTGACGAGCTCTTCCCCGGACTGGGGGCTCAGCTTCTTCCTGTTCCGGGGCGACGACAGTTGGTCGTAGGTTATCATGCGCTGGAATTCTACGCGGGTCCATGGCCTCCACGGTTTCGCTCAGCTTTTTTGGTCCTGACCCTGATCTCCTCGGCCTCCTGGACCTGGTCGTCGAGCGTGAGGCCTGCGGACTTCAGGACCTTGACGAAGCCGCCCTGGACGCCGCCGAGTATCGAGATGACGAAGAAGGCGGCCACGGGGTTCGCGGTCGCCCAGTTGACGAGCCTCTCCGCGAATTTCACAAGGTCATCCACCGCTTCCGACCCTCAGCCTTATGCAGGCGCCCGTCAGCGGGTGGCTCATTCGCTGCACATGCAGTGGGTGCCGTGCTCGTCCATGTGTATCTCCTTGAGCCTCTTGTGGCCGGCGTCCGACCAGCAGATCGCGCGGCAGTACATCTCGCCCTGGAAGCCGGTGTCGTTCCTGATGTTGTCGCGCTCCTCGTCCATGACCGCGTCGCAGAGCAGCTCCACCGAGCCGTCGAAGTTCCCGGTCCAGTAGTCCGAGGCCTTCGTGATGATCTCCTTGTCCTCGTCGGCGAAGGGGCCGTTCCTCATGTCGCTGGCGAAGGCGTACATGCCCTCGACGCACCCGGAGTGCCAGGCGTAGGGGTCGAGCGGCGGAGGAGAGGCGGGCTTCTCCACGGGCACGCCGTCCGCTATCCGAGGCTCCTGGATCGCCCTGTGCGAGAGCACGCCGGCGAAGACCGCGGAGGCCAGGGCGGCACCGACCACGAAGCCAAACAGTGTCCTCATCAGCACATCCTCCATCCGAATAGGTACGCTATCGACAGCAGGATCAGGAGCGCCACGGGGACGCCGGTGGCGTACTCGAGGGCGCACACGGCCACGAGGGTCGCTGCGGATGCTCCGGCTGCTGTCAGGATTATCTTTTTCACGTTTGTATTTTACGGTCCTGGCGCGGGGGAGTGAGCCCCCGCCGGCGGGATTGCCTCTCGGCGACACAGGTCACTAGCCCGTGAGGGTGGCGTTCCCATACCAGGTGCCGTTGCCACCAACAGGCAAAATGAAGTCTACTCGCAGTAGTGGAGCAGGAGCCAGGGGTACCTGTGGCGCTTGTCGGCGGGGCGGACCTCGCGGGCCCACTGCTGGGTGCCCTGCAGGACGATGCCCCAGCAGAGCGGCTCGTCGCGGCAGCGGTGGCAGGCCCTCAGCTCGTGCTCGCCCAGGCACCCGTCCTCGGGCTGGGACCTCTTGATCAGCCAGACCTCCTCGGCCGCGGCGTCGTTGGACTCGGCGAAGTCGGCGAGGTCCCTGGCGCCGAACGTGGGCTCGGGCATGGATGGCGTGCAGGCGAGGAGGAGCAGCAGCGCGAGGGGGCTAGGCACCTTCATTCTTGATGGCTTCCATGTGCCTGCGGATGTAGCGCATGAACAGGATGGCCTTGTCCTCGGCGAGGAACGTGGCGTTGCCTATGTCGCTGGTGGGCACGGGGAAGAGGAAGTGGTCGTCGGTCTCGTAGAAGAGCTGCGCGTCCCTGTAGTAGGCGAAGCGCACCCTGCCCCTGACGCGGTCCTTGAGCGTCACGGGTTGCCGAAGAGGGAGTGTATCGCCCTGAACACGTCGTAGCCGGTGACCATCCACGTCACCATGCCGAGGACGACCACCGCAAGGGAGACACCGAGGTAGACGACCAGCAGGGCCCCGACGAACTTCGCCCCGGTTCTGAGGACCTTAGTCACTTGCCGTCTTCCATCCCCTGCGTCGGCGCGCCGAGCAGGTAGCCTGTCGCCTTGTCCTTCACCGTCGAGCCCACGACGTAGAGCACGGGGAGGCTGATGGCCAGCGCCACGATGCCCAGGAACAGCTGCGCCAGGAAGATGCCGATGCCGAGCTTGAATCCGTCCTTGACTGTCATGTTTTCTCCTTTTCCCATTTGTATCAGTATACTTCTGCAAATGTCTGTCGACAAAAAGAACCACAACGACTTCATCCAGGCGCGCGGCCACTACTCCACCGTCCCCAACGAGATCTGGGAGAGGGGGGACCTCGACCACCTGGCCAAGGTGGTGTGGTGCTACATCCTGAGCCGGGCCCCCGACTGGGGCTCGAGCCGGAACAACCTCGCCAGGAACCTGAAGATGGGCAAGGACCAGGCCACCCGCTGCATCGGGGACCTGGAGCGCCTGGGGATGCTCAGGGTGACCAAGAGCTTCGGCGAGCGCGGCTGGGACTTCGAGGTCGTCCCCCCCACCGGGTGGTCACCGGAGTCCACTGGACCAGATCTGGTCCGGGGGCGGACTAGGCCCCAGTCCACACACAATAAGCAAAACGTTATTAATAAACATATTAAAGAGGCTTCGAAACGTAAGCCATCGAAACCAGGTTGGAGGAGGAGCGAGGTCTCCGAGAAGACCGGGTTTGAGAGGGAGAGCGGGCGGTGGCCTCATGACCCCGAGGGCGACGCCCTCAGGAAGAGGATGAGGGCCGAGGACCGGGACCGCGCGTGGCGCGACTCCAAGAAGCAGGACCAGTAGAATGTGCCCGAGGCTCTCAGAGCCTTGCGGAACCCAGGGGGCCACCGCCAGAAATGGCTCCCGAACTTTTCACGGAGAACCGATGTCAGACTCGGCCATGCTAGACGCCAAGAAGCCCCTGCCCGAGGACTGGATCGACCTCGGCATAGGCGACGCGCGCATAGTCAGGGAGGCCCTGCTGGAGTCCTTCCCGGACCTCCAGGCCCGCGAGGTCTTCAGGGACCGCTGGCTCTCGCAGGAGGTCCAGTCGCTGGGCTACCTCCAGCCGGAGGGAATCCCGGGCCTCAGAATTTCCCTCAGGAAGCTGCACGAGCTACAGTTCGGGGAGGTGTGCGTCACCGCCGGCGCCAAGGCGGCGCTGCTGGCCGTGCTCGTGGCCGCGAAGGGGATGGGCCGGAAGGCCGTCACCGCCTACGTGCCTTACTGGTCCAGCTTCCCCAGGCTCGCCGAGATCGCCGGCCTCCACTTCTTCCCGTTCGCGCCGCTCGCCAAGGAGGCCCAGCCATTCAAGCCCGGCGAGACCGTGATGATCGTCACCGACCCCAACAACCCCGACGGCCGGAACACTTACGACTCGGTCTACGAGACGATCAGGGAGATGGGCTACATGCTGGTCCACGACGCCGCCTACTGGTCGCCGATCTACGGCATCGACAAGTCGAGGAAGCTGCCGTCCGCGGACGTGCACGTGTTCAGCTGCTCGAAGGCCATGGGCCTCAGCGGGGCCAGGGTCGGCTACACGATAGCGTGGCCCGAGATGCACAGGGAGATAGTCGAGGCGGTGGAGGCCACGACCAGCGGAGCGTCCGAGTACGCGCAGCAGGTGGTCTGGGACGCCGTGAACCTACAGACCAGCCGGCCCGAGCAGTGGGCCTCGTTCGTCAACGACGCCAAGAGCAAGATCGACATGAACAGGAAGGCGTTCCTGGAGAACCTGCCGAACGGCGTCGCCAGCACCGGCAGCATGTACGCGGCGGACGACCAGCAGGGCATCTTCCTCTGGCTGGAGAAGGGACCGGAGTACGGGGTGGACAGGGTCCGCGTCGTGGACGGCAAGGACTTCGGCAGACCCGGATGGTTCAGAATCAACCTGGGCAACTACGGCCTAAAGGAAACAATCGACATTGCCAAGAAAAGAATGGGGAAGTCCCGAAGCGGAGCTGAACCGAGTTGGAAAGATCCTAAGTCGAAGGACTGGTCGTCAATCGGCAAGGCGCTATCGGGCCTCCGCAAGTTTCGTGGGGGGTCCAAATCCCGACAAAAATCAAAGCGCTAGGGTCCGCGCGATCCATAAGAAAATCAAGGAATGAAGAACCCGGACGCGTACCTGATCCCGATCTACGCCATCCTCCTTGTCGCTGTCTTGCTGACGGTGGCGAAGGGCATGGCGTAGTGGCCGAGAAGCACAAGTTCCTACCGGGCGACTGGATGATCTGCCGCAGCGACGCTGGCGTCGAGGGGCTGATCACGGTCGGCAAGAGGTACCAGGCTCTCAGCCACGAGGGCCTCACCAACTTCCTCAAGCTCGTCGGAAGCCCAAGCCTCATGGTCACCGTCGAGTGCGACGACGGCCAGCCCCGCAGCGTCAACAAGCTCCGCTTCGTCCCCGACACCCAGACCGTCGCCAGGAAAGGCAAGCTTGCCCTCCTTAAGATCCGTAGGTAAGGTCGTCGGGCTCGGACTCCTCGGCGTGGCGGCGGCATTCTCCTGCGCTTTCGCGCTCTTAGTTTGGGTCAACAGCATCCTCCCTCCCCGGTAAAATCTTCCTGTCCGAAAACAACCCTAAAAAGGATATCACTTTGCCAGCACCGGAACAGTCCAAGTTCTCCCTAGACATCATGCAGCAGAAGTACTCGCACACCAAGAAGGACGGCACCAAGGAGACGTGGGCGGAGATCGCCAAGCGCGTCGCCAAGCACGTCATGAAGAGCGTTGGCGCCAGCCGCGAGCTGTCTCTGGAGATCGAGCAGGCCATCGCGGAGATGAAGTTCCTGCCCGGCGGCCGCTACCTCTACTCGTCGGGGAAGCCCTTCCACCAGACCCAGAACTGCCTGCTCCTGAAGGCCGAGGACAGCCGCGCGGGCTGGGCCGACCTCATGCACAAGGCCACCATGGCCCTCATGACCGGCGCCGGCATCGGCGTCGACTACAGCGACATCCGCGCGGAGGGGAAGCCGGTCCGCAAGACGGGCGGCACCGCCACCGGCCCGCTGGCCCTCATGCAGATGGTCAACGAGGCCGGCCGCGGCATCATGCAGGGCGGAGCCCGAAGGTCCGCGATCTGGGCGGGGCTCAGCTGGCGGCACCAGGACGTGCACAAGTTCATCACCATGAAGAACTGGCGCCAGGAGGTCCGCGACCTCAAGCTCAAGGACTTCAACTTCCCGGCCACCATGGACGGCACCAACATCAGCGTGCAGCTCGACGACGAGTTCTTCGAGGCGTACGAGGTCGACACGCACCCGCAGCACACCCACGCGCAGTCCGTCTACTGGGCCACCATCAAGCAGATGCTCACCACCGCGGAGCCGGGCTTCAGCATCGACACCGGCAAGAACGCCGGCGAGAGCCTCAGGAACGCCTGCACCGAGATCACCACCAGGGACGACAGCGACATCTGCAACCTCGGCTCGATCAACATGGCCAAGGTCACCTCCGTCGAGGAGATGAGGAGGCTGGTGGAGATATCCACCGCGTTCCTGCTGGCCGGCACCGTCTACAGCGACGTGCCCTACGCCCAGGTCGACCAGGTGCGCACCAAGAACCGACGTCTCGGCCTCGGGCTCATGGGGCTCCACGAGTGGCTGCTCTCCAGAGGCAAGAAGTACGGCGTCGACAAGGACCTCGAGCCCTACCTGGAGGAGTACGCCAAGAGCGGCGACTACGCCAGGAAGTACGCCGAGCAGTGGGACCTGAGCGTCCCCGTCAAGACCAGGGCCATAGCCCCCACGGGCACCATCGGCATCCTGGCCGACACGACCACGGGCGTCGAGCCCCTCCTCAGCGCGGCCCACAAGCGGCGCTACCTCAAGCACACGACCTGGAACTACCAGTACGTCGTCAGCCCCATAGCCAAGAAGCTCGTTGAGAGCGGCGTCAACCCGGAGATGATCGAGGACGCCTACAGCCTAGCCGAGGACGTCGAGCGCCGGCTCGCCTTCCAGGCGTGGCTCCAGGGCTACGTCGACCACGGCATCTCCAGCACCATCAACCTCCCCGCCTGGGGCACCGAGCTCAACAACGAGGGCAGGGTCCAGGCGTTCGGCAACACCGTCATGAGGTATCTGCCCCAGCTCAGGGGCATGACCGTGTACCCCGACGGCGCCAGGGGAGGCCAGCCGCTCACCCCAGTCAAGTACTCCACCGCCATGAAGCATCTCGGCGAAGTCTTTGAGGAAACCAGCGACATCTGCGACATAACCAAGGGCGGGACCTGCGGGTCCTAACCTCCCCAAACGACTGGATAATATGGCAAGTGGGAAAGTTCGAGAAGGGCGACTACGTCCTCGTCGTGAGGTCCAAGGCCGGCTATTCCGGGCCAGGTAGAGTTCTAAACCCGGCGTACGGGGACGCCTACATAGTCAGCGTCGAGCACGGACCCATAACCCTCGTCACCGCAAGAGAGGGCGACCTGCAACCCACGGAGCGCCATGAAGCCAAGGAAGAAGTCGCCGAGGAAGCCGAGGAGGCCGATCCTTTCCGTCAGGGTGACGACCCTGCCGAGAGAAGGCGTCGCAGACGCGCCAGAACTGTTCGGGCAATGGGTCGAAGGGCTCCTGGTCGATTCAGAAGGTAGGCCCCAAAGGGCGCCGCGCCCGTTCCACCCCATCTACCTGAAGGGGAACAAGAAGCGGTCCAGGAAGGACTGGGACTTCTCCACCGCCGACGTCAAGGTAGTCTTCGAGAAGGAGGGCGGCTGGGAGGTCGTCCTGTCGAGCGGCCGCAGGATGATGGTCAAGAGGGTAGCCAACCCCGCGAACTAAAAGTACATTCTATACGTGCCACTGATTGAGCTGATGCCAGCATGGGCCGTAGTGTCCGACGACAGACCAGCGCTCGAGGAGATCCACGAGAGGCTGAGCTACGAGGACAAGTCCGTCGAGCGCGAGCTTCGCATGTTCCTCAAGGCCCAGCGCTGGAAGCAGCGCGACTACGAGGAGCACCCCGAGAGGAAGCCGGCCTGGTACGACGAGTGGCTGGCCAAGAGGAAGGCCGAGCTTAGGGCCGGCGTCGTCAAGTACTGCACCGAGTTCTCCGGCGACCAGCTGATGGTCCCGATAGGCCTACTGTCCGAGCTGGGCTACGAGGACTGGACCGAGCAGGACTACCGCGAGGCGCCCGAGAAGCTCCACATGCCCTACCACGCCAAGCCCAGGCTGCGCCAGCCGCAGGTCGAGGGCCTGGACGCCATCAAGCGCAACATGTTCGGCCTGGTCAGGATGGCCACCGCCGTCGGGAAGACCCTCCTGGCCCAGGAGGCCATCCACTACCGCGACTGCAAGACCGTGTTCCTCGTCCCCTCCCTGCCCATTCTGAACCAGACCGTCGAGAGGTTCTCCGCCGCCTTCGGCTGGGACATGGTCGGCCAGTACGGCGACGGCAAGCAGCAGCTCAGGAGCATAGTCGTCGCCACCTACAAGAGCGCCGGGGCGGCCCCCGACGGGACCTTCGACGACTACCGGATGATGATAGCCGACGAGGTCCACCACATATCGGCAGAGACCTTCCTCCCGGCGGCAATGGACAAGCTCAGCAGGTGCGTCTACAGGTACGGCCTCTCCGCCGACGAGGAGCGGGCCGACGGATCCACCATGGCGGTCACGGGCGCGATAGGCCCGGCCATCTACGACTACCCCGTGTGGAAGGGCATCGAGGACAACCTGCTGGCCAGGCCCACCTTCTACATGGTCGGCGTGACCAGGACCAGCGGCACCTTCAAGAAGTGGAAGGTCGAGAGGAAGAGGCGCGTCGAGAAGGGCGTCGTGAGCTGCCAGTCCTACGACGGGGACGACGACGGTCTGGCCTACAAGCACTGGGTCCTGGGCAACGACCACCTGAACCAGTGGGTGGCCGAGATGGCGGTGGCGGTGCACCAGAACGGGCTGCAGTCCCTCATCCTGATCGACGAGAGGGAGCACGCGGAGAAGCTGTCCGAGATGCTGGACCTCCACGGCGGCAAGGGCAAGTACCTCGTGGCGCTCGGCGGGGACAAGGACAACGACGAGAAGCGCGAGCTGTTCAACAGGCGGCGCTGCCCGATACTCCTGGCCACCACGACCTTCGGGGAGGGCGCGGACACCATCGCGGTCGACGCGCTATTCGAGCTGAACCTGGGCGCCAGCAGGAGCAAGACCAAGCAGAACGACGGGCGGGCCATGCGGAACGACCCCGACGAGGATGGCGTACCGAGGAAGCCGACCGCCATGATCTTCGACCTCTACTTCCCCGGAAACAAGACCCTCGACAGGCACTCCGGGATCAGGGAGGGCACCCACGCCGAGACCAGGTGCGAGATACTCAGGGAACACGTAATCTAATAGCATGAAGAACACCATCGTCGTCAACCTCTACGGCGGCCCAGGCGCCGGCAAGACCACGGTCTCGGCCGACCTGTTCGCCCGCCTCAAGAAGAGCTACGTGTCCTCCGAGCTGGTCCGCGAGTACGTCAAGGACTGGGTCTGGGAGGGGCGCAGCATCAACCCGTTCGACCAGGTCTACATCCTCGCCAAGCAGTCCCGCAAGGAGCAGATCCTCTACGGCAAGGTCGACGTGGTCATCACCGACAGCCCCATCTGGCTGGTGCCCATGTACGAGCAGCTCTACGGCTCCAAGCCCCACATATGCCAGCAGATCGTCGACAAGTTCGCCAAGGAGGCCGAGGCCAAGGGAGTGACCTACCTCCACGTCCTGGTCGTGCGCGAGCACGCCTACGACACCGAGGGCCGGTACCAGACCGAGGTGGAGGCCAAGAAGCTCGACCAGCTCATGCGCGAGTACATGGACCTGAACTTCGGCACCGGCTACATTGAGATAGGCAGCTCGAGGGCCGTGGACACCGTGATGCACATGCTGGCGGAGCAGGTCGGCAAGAACATAGGTAGACTTGAGTAGGCCAAGGCGCCCTCGACGGCGTACAGCCAGGGATATCCTAGCCCGGCGGAAACGCTGGGCTTTTTAACGCGCAAAATTTTAGTAGCGTTCGGCCCCGAACCGTGTTATTCTAATCGAGCCGTGCAATGCCGCACGCTGGGAGGTCCGCATGAATCCAGCCAAAAAGCTCACCTACATCCACCTAGACAACCCCACGAAAGACGAGGCCATGAAGTTCGTAGGCTTCGACGTCCACAGATCCCCGATCAAGTTCACCGAGCCCAACGGCACCGTGCACACCTCCAAGAAGGAGACCATCTTCCGCATCGACGGCAACACCCCCATCGAGATGGGAATCTGCTCGCGCGGCTACAAGATCGTCCACCACACGGCGGCCCTAGCCAAGAGCTTCGAGGCCCTCGACAAGCTCGGCATCCCCTACAAGCTCACCCGCGTCAGCACCGACCAGAACGGCAGCAAGATGTACGCCCGCTTCGAGCTCATCAAGAAGTACCAGATCACCGAGGCACGCCTGGACGCCCTCAACCCCATCCTGACCACCATCAACGGCTACGACGGCAACACCGGCCTGGGCTTCGACATCGAGAGCATCCGCCTCGTGTGCATGAACCTCGCCAGCACCAGCATGAGGGACGTCAGCAACAGGTATCTCCACGTCGGAGACGTCAACCCCGAGAAACTCCTGGAAGTAGCGGCCCGCAGCCTCGACACGTTCGAGAACAAGCTCGTGCCCTTCTACAAGTCGATGGCCCAAAACGAGGTCACCAAGAAGGTAGCCATCAACGCCGTCGCAGTGGCAGTGAAGGACGGCATCCTCCCACAGGGCCTGGCCAACTTCGCCAAGCACTGCGTGGACAGCGACCACGCCAAACAAGAGGGCATCAAGCTAACGCCATGGGCGATGTTCAACGCCTTCACCTGGGCAGCCACCAAGAGAGACTCAGACGTGAGCCCCAGCCGCGCCAAGGAGATCAACGGCAAGATCGCCAGACTCTTCGCGGACGGCGGCAAGGACCTGGTTGCCAAAGCAGAAGCAATCACTGAAAAAGAAGTAAACGAGATCTTCGAAAAGGTGGCCTAGGAGGCCGCCTCCCCCTGGCCACGGACGGCCACCCCCTTTCCTAGGAGAAGGAATGAAGAAGCTTGCACTAGTTCTATTGTTCCTGGCCGGATGCGGTCAGACCCAGAGCCCACCATACACCCAGCTCCACGGAGACTGGGCCTTCAGCCCAACGTCCTGGGTGTTCCTCGCCGGCAACCAGTTCACCTACCAGAAGTGCCCGCTCGCGACCCAGCCCTACGCCTGCTACAACGGCGCCGGAGGGTGCGCGGTGGTCGGGACCTGGACGGACCTGAACCCCGGGTCGTCCTCGGGATACATGTCGATAACAGTCAGCCCCCTCAGCACGTGCCCGGCACCAACCGGCACGGTGGTGGAGCCATACACAATCTCAAACGGAGTCTTAAACCTAGGAGGTTTCCAGTGATCAAGAAGCTAGCGTTCATATGGGCTGCCGTGCTCGGCATGCTCGTCGCCATGGCGACAACTGCGAAGGCAGGTTCTTTGCTAAACCAGGGCGTCAGCCTAGAGGTGGAGGGCGGCGGCCTCAACTACCAGCTCGAGAACAACGGCACGAGCAGCTACAACACGCACAAGTGGTCGCCCGACGGACGGCTCAACTACAGCGGGCTCCTCGGAGTAAGGCTCGTGATGGAAGACCACCTCTTCTACAACTCGCTCATGCTCTACGGCGGCAACAACGGCATAGGCCAGCCGGTCGGAGGCCTCGTGCAGTCCAGCGGCTTCAAGATCGAGCGCATGGGCTACATCGGGAACGGCAACCACCCAGGGACCCTCTACGTGGGCTGGGCCATCGGCGGCTACCTGCAAAACGACAACTCGTACAAGGCCACCACCGGCCAGTACCCAAACGAGCTCACCGCGTTCGGGAGCGAGGGCCTAGTGCCCATCCTCGGACTCGAGCTGGACTACAAGGTGCCCATCAGCGACAGCGTCTACATCAAGCTCGACGACATCATCCAGCCCTCGAACATCAACACCGCCCTCTCACTCGGATACACCTTCTGATGAAAACCCTACTGGTCCTCACGACAGTACTGTTCCTGGCAGGGTGCGGCAGCCAACAGAGCGACATCCTGGAAGAGCCCCCGATGTTCTCGGGGGTCGACCCCCAGATAAAGACCTGGTTCGACACGTTCACCAGCGAGAGCGGCGTCTCGACAGCCGGCATATCGGCCGGGTTCACGGCCCTCCCGAACGGCATAGCCGGGGAGTGCGTGTGGGGCGGCGTCTACAACGAGGTCCGCATGGACACGAGCTACTGGGTCGTCCTCACCAACGACGGCTTCGGCGGCAGCGAGCGCATGAAGCAGCTCGTCTACCACGAGCTCGGCCACTGCGCCCTTTTCCTACAGCACATAAACGAGTGCTCCGACGGCACCACGGCCCCGGACGGCACCATAAGCAGCTGCAACCAGGGGCACAGCCAGCCCATGAGCATAATGAACTGGATGGCCTTCAGCGACGTGCAGGCCATAGGCTTTGTCAACAGCAACGCCAAATACGTCAACGCCCTCAAGGCCAACCAACCGATAGGGAGCTACCCATGAAGGCAAGACGATGGGAGAGAACCACAAAGTTTGGTAGGGTCAAGTGGAGGGAGTACCGCTACACGGGAGTCCCCCTGGCCATAACCACGCAGATGAACGGCGTCTTCGAGACGCGATCGCACATCGATCCGAACTGGCACGCTACCGTGCTTAGAAGCTGGGACACGATAGAGTCCAACATGGCGTTCGGCCCCATGCCGTACAAAGAGGTCCCCATCTCCACCATGACGGGAGGTCAAGGCGTCGGCGGGGGCGGTCGAGTCCAGATCATCGAGTGGAACACCAACAAGGGCGAGGGCCCATGGCAAAAGAACGAACACGGGGACCAGGTCCCCACGGAGGACAGACATGCCTGCACGTGCGACTTCACCGCGCTTCTACGAGACGGCTGCAAGTGCGGAGGTAGATAGGAAGATGGTGATCAACAAGGCCGCCCTGGAGAAGTACCCGAGATACGTCCCCGTAGCCGAGCGCATAGTACTCGTCCTCCGGGTCTGCGACGGCTCCCTCAGCGAGAAGGACATAGCCGACCACGTCGAGTGCCCCCTGGAAATCGTAGCCAAGGTATGCCGACCCCTCGAGGGCCGCTTCATCAGCTACGAGGGCAAGAGCCCGCGCCGGTCCGCCTTCAGCCACCGCTGGACGGCCGACATATTCTTCGTCGAGGCCATGAAGCACCTCAACGGCAACGCCGAGCTCGCCGTCAAGCTGGGGACCTACGACTCCCGACGCCTGAAGAAGGAGCGCAAGGAGCTCGACCACTACTACTTCAAGATCACGCGCCTCATGTGCCAGGGCGAGCAGGGCTCCGCCAAGGAGTTCGCCGACGCCGTGGGATGCACCAAGGACCACGCCCTCCAGTTCTTCCGGTCGTGCGCCACCCCGGCCGGGCTCGTGAAGAGCGACGAGGTCAACGAGATAGAGGCCAAGATCTGGGTGTGGACCGGACCCGTCGCCATCGAGCACGCGGTCGAGGCCGCCAAGAGCGCCTGCATAGAGCACAAGTGGGGCCACGACGCCCGCTAGCGTATAACCGAGTCGAACCCTAGGAGGCACCATGCTCAAAGAGAGCACCATTTCCGAAATCAAGAGACAAATCGAAGAGCAGGGCTTCGCCCTCATCCCCGAGTTCTACTCGCCGAGCTTCCTGAGGGAGCTGGACGACGAGGCCACCCTGATGGAGCAGCACTACACCCCCGAGAACATCGACAACCACAGCGTCTACCTCAGCGACCGCACCGACACGCGCGTCAGCAACGCCATGATGATCAGCCAGTCCGGGCGCAGCATGCTCCCCGTGGTCCCCGCGGCCGTGGAGAGCGTCGGCGGCACGACCACCCTGATGCACATAGTCCAGTTCCTCACGGACCACAACCAGATCATAGGGTCGCTCACCGGCAAGGACGTCGCCGCGAACAGCCGCAGCATGCTCAACTGGCAGCGCTACTCGGCCGGCAGCAAGCCCGTGGCCGCCCACTACGACGGCGAGTACCTCAAGTACAACAAGAAATCCCCCACCGAGTTCGAGCTGATCGAGGGCGTGCTGCCCAGGTACGTGCTCGTCCTCACGGTCCACAACGAGAACACCGACGGCCCACAGGGCACCGTGCTGACCGACCTAGAGACCGGCAAGACCTACGACGAGCTTCCCAGCAAGGAGGGCAACCTCCTGATCTTCGACAACATCCGCTTCCGACACGCGGTCCCCACGCTGCCCAAGCCCAGAAGGATGCTCGGGCTCCGAAACTGGGACCACAAGGGCGTGCACTACGTCCGCACCCCGGACCTAGCCAACGAGCTCAGCCAGTACCAGGTGATGCCCGACGGAGGCTTCCACTCGGTCCTAGACCTGATGAAGGTCCCCCTGGTGCAGCGCGAGTTCAGCGCCATCAACCGCCAGATCGACTTCATGATCGGCGGCGAGTGGGAGAAGATGCGGGCCCAGCAGAAGTCCGAGGGGGCGGTGTTCTGATGACGGCCGCCAACCTGAACGTAGCCATACGCGACGAGGAGGGGTTCACCATCTTCAGCGCCGACAAGTGCACCATGGTCGACTCCCTAATAGCGACCACCGAGGAGTCGATCATACACCAGGGCCAGGGCAACAAGCTGATAGTCTCCACCGTGGAGGTGCAGGGGCCGATCAGGAGGACCTACAAGGTCGACAAGTGGAACATGTCCGCCAACCTCCAGGGCAGGTACTCCATGAGCATAATCACCAGCGACGAGGTCCAGGGCGTGCACCTCGGCCGCGGCACGCCGGCAGCCGGGTTCGTGCCCGTGGCCCCGCCGGCCCAGAAGAAGAAGTGCAGCTGCACCATGAGGACCCTCATGATGCGCGGCTGCCAGTGCGGTGGCCAGTGAGTCGCGCGCTGATCAACGTCCTCTGGATCGTGAACATCCTCATCCTGATATTCTGGACCGTGCCCCAGTTCAAGCGCATCTACAGCGAGCGGCACTGCACGGACAACTCGTGCCCCTACGTGGCGCCGGGCAAATGAGCCTCGACTTCTACATGCTGATGTGCGGGTACTCGGTGTCGTTCATGTTCTACTGGAGCAACCCCATGTTCAACTGCCACACCATACTGGACAACCGCAGGGTGATGATCGCCATGGAGAAGAAGTGAAGATAGCGGTGGGTGGGGCCCCGGGCAGCGGCAAGTCCACCATGGTCGCCGGCCTCTTCCACAGGCTGAAGACCAACGGCGTGCGCGCCGAGATGGTGCCCGAGCTCATCAAGTACAAGGTCTACGACGGCGTGGACTTCACGCGCACGGGCTTCGACATCAGCAACACACTAGAGCAGCAGAAGCTCGAGGAGATCTTCGACAAGGCGCTGAGGAACGGCGACATAGACGTGGCCCTCTGCGAGGCGCCGCTCTGCAACGGGTTCTTCTACGCCACGTTCTACGGCAAGGACCTCGAGGTCAGCGTGCTCAAGGCGATCACCGAGAAGGCCATGAAGAGCTACGACAAGTTCCTGCTCGTGCAGAGGCCCGACGAGGCGGACTACCAGGAGTTCGGCCGGCACGAGTCCAAGGGCAAGAGCGCGATGCTGCACGACCACATACGCCGCCGGCTGGGCCACCTGGGCGTCAGCGACCGGGTCGTCGTAGCCAGCGCGTTCGACGCCCCCGCCAAGGTCGCGGAACTCCTGGGGATAGAGAAGGACGCCAAAACCGCTGGCAATTCGGCCGGGGTCGTGATATGATTAAGGACTGGAGTATCCGATGTGCCTGCTCTGCATTGAAATAGCCAAGGGAAACATGACGTACGGCGAGTACATACGCGCCCGCCGCGAGTTCGTCGGCACGACCAACGAGGAGAGGGACCACCTCAAGGACCTCGACAGGATGACCATAGACCAGTTCGCCAGCGACGGTATAGACGAGCTGATGAAACCCAAGGAGAGCAAGAGACCATGAGAGTCTGGAAGGTCAGGATCATAGGGCAGGGAGCCGGCAACATAGAGAAGACGCTCAACGAGATAGAGAGAACCCCCGGGGTCACGCTACACCAGATTCTGGTGACTGACCACGGCGTTAACGTCGTGACGTACACGGAGAAGGATGTATCCAATGAAGCAGGCAAGACAGGAAAAGCGAAGCCAGGTCCAGGTGGCGATACTGAGGGCGCGGGCGGTGTCTGCCAAGCAGGTACTCTTCCCGACCGCAGGGCTGGGAAAGACGACAACGCAGGTACAACTCTCCTTAACTGAGCAGGGGTACAGCGTGGTGCCCGAGAACGTTCGCGGCAACCCGTACCTCAGAATAGGGTGGAAATGACATACGACAGAGAACCGAAGACAGAGAACACCAACGGCAAGGGCGGCGCGTTCGAGCTCAAGTACGGCTACAGGAGCCGACGGCAGTTCCTCCTCGCCAGAAGCGTCAACCCGGACGTGTTCGAGAACATGGCCCGCGACCACTGGTGGTTCCAGAAGTCCGCTCTCCTTCACCCCGAGTGCCCCAGCCACATACGCGACTGGTTCTCCAGGGACCCGGTCTGGTACAAGCGCCTCGTGGCGTACTTCGCGACCAAGGGCCCCGAGGGCTACTGGTCCAAATCCGCCAACGACCCCGACAAGAGAATCCAGCGCATCTACCGCGCCATAACCCTAGTCCCATCGAAGATGGCATGACCGCCGCGATGATGTCCATGATAATGAGTTGGTGCGCCGCGGTCCACACCGTCGGGCCCGTGGTCGTCAACGGCCCCAACCGCGAGCTCCAGTGCCGCGAGACGCTGATCAAGTGCGTCGACGGGATGAGCGAGCTCACCAACTCCATACCGGCCGACTGCCTCAAGAGGTCTCTCGAGTGAAGGTGCTCCTGGCAGTGCTGCTGGGGTTCCCGTGGCTCACCACTATCATCCTCTGGAAGGCCCTCAAAAACAGCAAGCAGGTAAACAAGCTCCTGGCGGACATAAACGCCGACATGGCGAGGAGGCTCGGGCAGCTCAGGGCCGTCGTCAACAGGAACAGCAAGGAGCTATAGTGTCGAAGAAAAAGAAGGCTGGACCGGCCAAGAAGGTGAATCCCAAGGACGACTACCCCGACGGGGTGATGGCGCCAATGCACTCCAGCGAGGCGCCGGTCAAGCTGAGCCACTGCGACTACCCCATCACGAACGTCATGGTCGACTCGGCCGAGGCCCTGGTAGAGCTAGCGGACAGCCAGCTCAAGATACTGGGCGACAGCGAGATGTACGGCTACACCATCGGGCTCATGCCCGGCTACGACAACGTCGCCCCGAGCAGGGTGTTCGGGCCCGTGGCCCTCATGACCTACTTCAACGTCAACCTCAAGCCCCGCATAGACATGGCCACCATACAGCAGAACTGCCCGGACGCCAAGGGGAAGAGCGTCGACCGCATACTCCAGGGCTGGTACGGCGAGGACCTGTTCTTCGGCGTGGAGAACTGCGCGAAGATCCTCAGGGCCAACCCGACCACCAAGCGCGCCGTCATAACCCTCGGGCGCCGGTTCCTCGAGGCCGACAGGGACGCCAGCGAGTGGAAGTGCATGCGCGAGCTGGTGTTCACGCTCCGAGACGGCAAGCTCAACTGCCACGCCTTCGCCAGGGCCCAGGCCCTAGAGGTGCTACCCAAGAACCTCTTCGTGAACACTTCGATACAGCGCGTGCTGGCCGAGAAGATCGGCGCGGAGCCGGGCTGGTACCTACACACCATGGCCCTGCTGTTCAGGGGCGGACAGGACAAGACATGAGCCAGAGAGAGATAAGCTTCAAGGACGAGTACGTCCCGGGGCCAGGCGACCGCAGCGAGCGCGAGCACGTCGACCTCATAGCCAAGGCCAACACCGGGATGCGCGCCCTGAGGACCATCAGCGAGAAGTACGGCGACATGACGACCCAGGTCCGCGGCGACACCAAGGAAAGGCTCGAGGTCGGGGACAACTACAAGAACATAGACATACAGTTCGAGGTGAAGAAGTGAAGTCCTACCTCGTCTCGAAGACCATAGCCAGCGTCCTCAAGACGGTCAAGGAGGGCGGGATGCTCACAGACGGCAAGAGCTACTGGAAGATGGGAAGCCAGGGGGTCGCGTACCCGGTGGACAAGAGGGGCACCCGCGTGTCGAAGGGCACCGAGCTGTGGTCCAACTGCACCATAGAAAAGAACGCCTACTGGCCCGGGCTCAAGAAGGTCAAGTGAAGGGGTTCATCCTCAGCGTCAACTACCCGCTGGGCGCGGGGATCATCAAGGCGCAGAACGGCCGCAAGTACTGCTTCCTGATGAAGGACCTGGGCGACGGGTACCCACCCGAGATCTACCCTCCCAAGAACGAAGACGACGTAGAGTTCGAGAAGGGCGCGCAGGGCCGCTTCGGGTACCCCGAGGCAACCAAGCTACGGTGGCTGAGCCGAATGGAGATAAAGTGAAATACAACGTCAAGATCAGGGTGACCATGAGCGGGGCCGAGACGGAGCAGTTCGAGGCAGCAGACGCCTCGCTGGCAAGGGCGGCCGCCGAGGAGTACGCCTCCAAGCAGCTGGTGGACATGGCAAAGGAGACGAGCCCCGAGGACGAGTTCAAGTCGAGCTTCGTCATCGAGGAAGTGAAGGAAGCTTGAACGGCCTTCCCAAGCAGGTCATCGTCATCAGGCGGGACCTCGGCATGAAGAAGGGCAAGATGGTCGCCCAGGGCGCCCACGCGAGCCTGGCCGTCTTCCTGAGCAAGGAGAACTTCTGGGCAGTGGACGGGGAGCTCGGCGGCTTCGACTACTACTTCCACAACGGCGACGCCGAGGGCAAGATGCACGAGGCCATCGGAGAGTGGTTCAGCGGCAAGTTCACCAAGATAGTCGTGGGAGTGGAGGGCGAGGCCGAGCTCAGGGCCGTATACGAGAAGGCGAGGGAGCTGCACCTGCCCTGCTCGCTGATACAGGACGCGGGCGAGACCCAGGTGGCGCCCGGGAGCTTCACGGCGGCGGCCATCGGCCCCGGACCGGCGGAGATGATAGACGGCATAACAGGAGGCCTGAGGTTGCTATGAGCAAGAAGACCACGTTGAAGCAGTTCGAGAAGAGCGGGTGGAGATTCCCCAACGGCCTGAACTCCTTCGAGAAGAAGGAGTACCTGAAGGTCTGGTCCACCGGGAAGTTCCCCAAGCACATGAAGGTCAAGATCGACAAGGACTTCGAGGCGACCAGCGCCATGGCCAGGGTCCTGGGCTACGGTAAGATCAGCTTCATAGCCAGGAAGACCAGGCGGTCGCCCTTCTACGCGGTGCTCAAGCTAGTCAAATGACCATGCCATCGGAGCGCTCCAGGGCGATAGGCTACGCGCACCAGTTCCTCAGGGACCTGCTCGACCCCAAGAAGACCCCCAGGGTGCCCAAGGCGATCAGGCAGCGGGCCCTCAGGGTGCTGCGCCACTACCCGTCGAACCTCTACGTCGACATGGCCGCCAAGGTCGTGCCCGACATATTCGGCAACCGAAAGGACAACCCGTGAGAAACTCCAACTGGCTAGCGGACGCCGTGATCCTGTTCGCGTACTGCCTGGCGGCCGCGGTCGCCGTCCCGGCGCTCGCCGACAACTGGGACCTGCCGACGGCCTCCGTTGCCCACGAGAAGTCCGTGGCCAACGACAAGGCGCAGGAGAGGGCGCAGGCCGAGGAGACCTGGCACTACGTCATCAAGAGCGTCGACTACGCCATGCAGATGGGGGACACCCACTGCCAGGTGAACTACGAGGTCAGCCGCTTCCCCAAGATACGGCAGAACCTGGAGGCCAAGGGCTACACCTTCAAGATGATCGGGCTCAGCCTGGTCGAGGTGAGCTGGTGACGCCGGACTGGGACGACCTCATAAAGGCGGTGCTCGGCGACGGGGATCTGCCCAAGGGCACAGTCACGACGTTCCAGAGCAGCGTCAGCAGCGTATCCATAGCCACCAGCGAGGACAGCAAGATGACGACGGTCAAGGTGGACGGCAAGGTCCTTACCGGCGCCGAGGCCAAGAAGGTCCAGAACGAGATAGCGGACATGCTCGCGACCTCCATGGGCGCCACGGACAAGACCAAGGAGGCCCTGGAGAAGATGAAGGCCAGCGCCGAGAAGATGGCGTCCAAGCTGAAGAAGAGGGGCAAGAAGTGACCGAGAAGGCGCCCGAGGGCAAGGTCGACATGGAGGCCATCAGGAGGGCGCTCGGCGAGCTGACCAAGAAGCGCGTCACGATAGCCCAGCAGGTCTCGTGGTACTTCAGGACGTACCTGCCGAAGATCGCCAAGGGCGCCGGGTACTGCAAGAGGCACGACTGGTTCTACGTGAAGGAGCCGCTGACCAGGGGCGGCCCGGTGTGCGAGTGCACGATGTGCGACCTCGAGAAGCTGACCGGCGCCGCCATCGCGGACGGCCTGAACCCCTACGACGGGTTCAAGAAGATCCCCACGGCCGCCGCCCCCAGGAAGTAGACTAATCCAGTAACCAAATCGCAAGGAGAGCCAATGAGCGAGCAGCCACAGCAGCAGTACCCGTTCCTGTTCACGGCGGCCGAGGTGAACCTCATCCTCAAGGGCCTGGAGGAGCTTCCGCACAAGCTGAGCGCGGGCCTCATAGGGCAAATCCTGAGCGGCGCGAAGGCCATAGAGGCCAAGGCGGCGGAGGCGGCCGAGAACCTGAAGAAGTCGAAGGCGGAGTACGCTGACAGGCGGGACGCGAAGGCGGAGGGGCCGAAGGTGGAGGCCAAGCCGGAGCAGCCCAAGAAGTCGTCCGGGCCGAAGCTGGCCAAGTCCCTCCAGAGCTAGGGCACGAAGGGCGGCTTGGCGGGCCACACGATGGTCGTGGGGTCCGTCTTGTTCGGGTCCATGCACGTCCTGAGCGCCTGGATGTACTGCAGAAGCTGCACGTAGAGGGGCTGCGCTAGCGTCGTCTGTATGTGCAGGGCCTGCTCGTCGAGGTGCCGGGCCCTCATCCACTCGCACTGTATTATCAGCCCGTTCCTCTTGGCCCTGGCCATGGCCATCCCGTTCTGGTTCCTAGCTGGCATTCAACCCTCCTATGATATCGGTATCGGGTTCGTGAAGATCGAGTAAGTAGAGGCGGTGAACTCGTCCGACCCGTTCAAGGGGGTCAGGCCGCCGGTGGTCCAGGACTGGTATCCGAAGTTGATGTACCCCACGCTGGGTTTCAGGAGCACGGTGAAGTTGACCGCCACGTTGTCCCCCTTGGCCATGTAGCCGCAAAGCTCCACCGGGCTGAAGACCTTGGTCGCCTGCGAGGTGTAGCCGGGCGGCAGCGACACCTGGGCCTCGCTGGCGCTCGTGGTGGCCACCGCCATGGTTCCCTTTATCAGTATCGAGTCCGTCCCGTCGAACTTGTACCAGAAGCTGGAGGACGACACGGTGATCCCCGAGAAGGTCGGGGTGTACGGCGTCCACACGGTCGGCCCAATGGCCTTGGCCCCGCTTAGAAGCTCGATCGAGAAGGACGAGTTGATCGGGGCCGTGCCGCCGTTGACGTTGTGGGTGGTGTCGATCCAGATGGCCACCGTGTCGCCCTGGTTCAGCTGGACCTCGGCCGTGCCGGACGCGGCCGCGGAGCCTATGATCTGGCAGAGCGTTAGGTACGCGGCGCCGTTGACCGCGAGGAACACGTCGCTGTTCGAGCTGCTCACGCTCAGCGCGCAGCTCACCCTGTAGGTGCCCTTGAACGGGGCGGTGTATAGGCCCGTGCCGGTGGCGTAGGCGTTGTCGGTGTCGAACGAGACCGTGTCGAACGTTATCGGGCTGTTCGCGCCTATGTTGGTGGTCGTGTTCATGTAGGCGGACGCCGACACCAGACGGCCTATGCCGGTGGACACGCTCGGGGCCTGCGCCGCCAGGGTTATCGAGACGGTGGGTATGTAGCCGACGTCGGTGCCCGTCAGGGCGCTGTAGTTGAGGGTGGTGGACGTGTCGTAGACGATCGTGGCCACGTCGCCGGCGTTTAGGAACACCTGCAGGGTGCCGCTGGTTATGGCGGACTGGTTGTGCGTGAGGCGGCCCCCGACGTTGACGCCGTTGACGTTCACGTACGTGTCGGCCACGGTGGTGGGGAAGAAGCAGGTCGCCTGGAAGTCGTAGTAGCCGCTGACCGGGGCCGTGAACTGGCCGTTGGTGGCGTTGTACGCGCTGTTGGTGTCGTAGTAGGTGAACGGGAACACGATGGGCACCCCGGCCGTCACCGAGAGGGTGCCGCTGCTGGCCGGGTTGACCCCGAACTTGGCGGTGACGCCGGGCATCTGTGCGCCCGTCGGTGCTCCGAACGAGCCCAGCGGCTTGGCGAACAGCTTGCAGCCGACGACGGCCTGGTCGCCTCGGTTGGTGCCGCCGCCGACGTAGACGGTGTAGGTGTGCGTGCCGGCGGGCGGGCTGTCTATGAAGCTGTAGCCCGAGGCCGGCGTCATCAGGATGTTTATGGAGATGTTGTCCTGCATCTGCTGGTAGCCGCCGCCCACGTAGGCGCCGTCCCTGTAGAAGCTGACGAAGGCGTAGCTCACCGCCGGCGTGGAGTCGGTGGCTATGTAGCCGGCCCCGTTGCCGCTGCCGTCGCTGCACAGGCCCACCAGTATGTCCCCGCCGTTGGTCTCCAGGGTGACCGATATGGGTGTGAGTCCGGTGTGGTCCATGACCTGCGTCGGGCCGGCGCCGGAGAACGAGAAGGTCCCGGTGGACAGGCTCTTGACGAGCGTGGAGACCGCGTCCTGCTGCGCCCCGTAGAGGCCCTTGATGGGCACCTTGAAGCTGGCGTACCAGTTGGCCCCGCTCTCGGCGAAGTTCAGGGCGTTCATCTTGCTGAACGCGCCGCTCGCTGTGGCGGCCGTGAAGTAGACGTTGTTGACGTCCGAGCCGTCGAAGAACGGGTAGGTCTGCCACTCGGCGGTGTTTATGCCGGCGGCGGTGCCGCTGGTCGTCAGAGAGTTGGCGAAGCCGTCGAGGGTCTCTCCCAGGCTGCTTAGCTTTGTGGCGTCCGCCTGGAGCCCGGCCGGGAGGCCGAGGGCCATCGGGGCCGCGGTCGAGCTGCCGACCAGCATGGACACCCTGAACTCCATGGTGTCGCCCACGATCCTGCTGAACGTCTGGAGGTTGCTGTACGCCCCGAAGCTGGCCGACGGCACGACCTGCCTGGTGCTGACCCACGGGGTGACCGGCGCGGCCATGTTGCCGTTGAGCCCGACGCCCTCGGCGAACATGTAGAAGTTGGCGATGCCTCCCCTGATGTAGAGGGTCCCGCCCGTGTTGGCCCCCTGGAGGTCGAACACGTAGGTCTTGCCGGCGACTAGGCTGTAGACGGACTGGCACCAGGCCGTGTCTATGATGCCGCCCGTCGTCGCGTAGACCTCGCCCTGGCTCTCCTGGAGGAGGGCCGCTCCACCGCTGGTGTTCCACACCCTCACCGCGGCCTCCTGCGAGCTGCCGGTCTGGTAGAGGGAGACGTTGCTGTAGACCTTGTAGGTCCCGCTGATCACCGGCGTGAAGGTGAACGCCGGGCTGGTGCTGAAGGTCTGGAAGCCGCCGCTGATGCCCGCGCTCTGCGTCGTGACGGGACTGGAGGCGTAGAAGGCGAAGGCGCTGCCCTGCATGGCGCCGTTGGGGCCGTAGGTGCCGCTGGGCAGGTAGACGCTGCTGACCCACTGGGTCGTTATGTTGGTCGAGAACGCTATGTTCGCGACCCACGTCAGCACGTCGTTGGCGTTGAGCTTAAGGGCCATCACGAGGCCCTGGGCCCCCAGGGTGCCGGTGTTGTCTATTATCTCGCTGGTGGCGGAGCCGTTGACGTAGAGCTGCACCTGCTTGGTGCCGCCCGTGTAGTTGCCGTCCCAGCCCACGAGGTAGTAGCCGGAGTAGGGAACGACGTAGTGGCCGCTGGCGTTGTCGTAGGCGCTGTTGCTGTCGTACTCGGTGGTCCCCAGGGCTATGGGGTTCCCCGCGGACCAGCTGCCGGACCCGCTGGCCTTGAAGTTGACCGGGAAGTTCTGGTTGGCCTGTATCAGGCCGACGCCCTCGGCGAACATGTAGAACTGCGCGCCGTCGCCCCTCAGGTACGCGTTGCCGGTGCCGCTCGCGACTATCCCCTGTATGTCGAAGACGTAGGGCTGCCCGCCGACGAGCTGGTAGGTGCTCTGGATGGTGACGCTGCTTATGAACGCGCCGCTGGAGTTGACGTACGCCTGCCCCTGGCTCTCCGCCACGAGCGTCGCCCCGCCGCTGGTGTTCCACACCCTCGCCTTGACCTGGTTGTTCGCGGTGTCGGCCTCCAGGGGCACGGTCGAGTAGACCTTGTAGATCCCGCTGACCGCCGGCGTGAACGTGAACGCGGGGCTGTTGCTGAACGTCGTGAACGGGCTGGTGTAGGGTATCGCGGAGCTTATGACCGTGACCGGATTCGAGTCGTAGATGGCGAACGAGCTGCTGCCCGTGTTAAGCGTGCCGTTGAGCCCGATGCCCTCGGCGAACATGACGAACGGGATGTTCGAGCCGTCGGCGGTTATGGTGCCGTTCCCGATGTTCTTGCCCTGCAAGTCGAAGACGTAGCTCTGGCCCGCGACCAGCGTGTAGACGCTCTGGCACGACGCCGAGCCCGCGCGCCCGCTGGGCACGAGGTAAGGGTTGAAGCCGCCCTGGCTCTCGGCGAGGAGGGTCGCGGAGCCGCCGGTGTTGAATATCCTGACCACGCCCCAGGGGTCGGCGCCGGAGTTGCCGTCGAGCGTGGCCGTGCAGTAGACCTTGTAGGTGCCGCTTATGGTGGGGGTGAACGTGAGCGCGGGGCTGTTGTCGAAGGTGGTGAACGAGCCGCCGACCACGCTGCTGGCCGTGGTGACCTGCGAGGACTGGTACGTGGCGAAGGCCGCGCTGCCGCTGGCGAGCAGGGGCGTCTCGACGCCGGCCGCGGTCTGCCTGTAGGGAAGGTCGTCGTTCTTGAAGTAGATCTGGTCGTGCCCCGTGGAGGGCGGGCTGGGCGTGGCGATCTGCGCGAGGTCTATGGGGTTGGGCGAGCTGCCGCCCATGCCGACCCAGGAGCCGTTCTGGTAGGCCTGGAACAGACCCAGCGTGGTGTCGTAGTAGAAGTCTCCGTTCCTCGGGCTGGAGGGGGGAGAGGGGAGCTGCCCTAGGTTGACGCCCGCGGAGAAATCCTGTACGTTCCTAGCCATGGCTTCCTAGGCCAGCGGCCTGGCGTAGAGGACCGTGTACTCTATGGTGGAGCTGGCCGCGTTCCCGCCGTCCTGGTTCTGGTTGTAGACCTGTACCGAGTAGGTGTGCGTCCCGACGGGGGGCGTGTCTATGAACCTGACCGACGCCGGGGTCCACGCGGCCGTCTCGTAGCCGGTGTTGTTGCCCGTCATCATGGCCTGGACCGATATGCAGACGCCGTCCCTGTAGAGCTGCACGTAGACCTGGGGCCAGCAGTTCACGGGCGCCCCTGTCCTGGCGGTCCTTATCCTTCCAGGGTTGGTGGTGCCGTCGTCCATGAAGCCTATCTCCACGTCGCCGCCGTTGCACACGACGGTGGAGGTGAGCGGCACCGCCGAGAGGTCCGTTACGGGGACGAGGCTCGTGCTGAAGCCGAAGCCGGAGCCCGTGCTGTTCGACTTCTTGATCCTGGAGACCAGGGACGCGGGCACGGCGGAGGGGGATATGCCCGCTATGATGGTGGCCACGAGCACGGAGTAGTAGACGTTGACGCCCGACGGTGCAGTCGGCGCGCTGCTGGACACGTACCACGCGTTGGCCGTGTAGGTGTGCGTCCCGGCCGGCGGCGTGTCGGTGAACGAGAAGCTGCCTGGCGGGAAGCCGGTGATGCCGACCGCTATGTTGTTCTGCTGGCCGGCGAGCATGGTGCATATGGGTGTCCCGTCCCTGTAGATCTGGATGGCCGCGTAGGCCACGAGGCCGGTGTTCCTGTAGACCTGGATCATGGACTCGTTGGTTCCGCCGCTGCCCGGGTCGGGCTCGAAGCCTATCTTGACGGCCTGCCCCTGCGTGGTGATCACGCACTGTATGGGGTTGACGCCGCCGCTGTCGGTGATGGGCACGCCGGGCGAGGCCGTGTTGTTGGTGCTGAAGGCCCCGGTGGGCAGGCTCTTGATCGGTATGTTGAGGCCCACGTCCATGGCCGCGGGCGCCTGGAGCACGACCGACACCTGGTTGCCGCTGGCGCTGCCGTCGGTGGTGAAGGTGTTGCCCACCGTGACGGTCAGGTAGTCCCCGACCTTCATGTTGACGTGCGTCGCTATCCTGGTCGATATGGCGACGATGCCGGGCTGGCCGCCGTTGGCCCAGATGTCCTCGGCTATGGCGCTGCCGTTCAGGTTGAGGAACAGCTCGTTCTGGCCGTCGCTGCGGCTGGAGCCGGTGTACTGCGAGACGTTGACCGCGTAGACGCCCGCCACGGGCGCGACGAACTGCCACGCGCTGCCGGGGTTGTTGACCGCGTTGTAGTTGTCGATGACCTTGTTCTCGAAGAAGAGCTGGCCGGTCGGGCCCTGGACGGTGGTGCTGTTGTAGATGGCGGCCACTATCGGGCTGGCCTGGGGTATCGCGGGCACGGGGCTTATGGACACGTTGGCGAAGTCGAACGTCCAGGCGAGCGCGTTCGTGGTGGCGACGTGCCAGATCACCCTGTAGTGCGTGCTGTTGTAGTTGGTCTGGAAGTAGCCGGTGAACGTGGCCGGCGTGGCGACGCCCCCGATGAACACGTTGGGCGTGACGGGGATGAGGACCGCGTTCGTTATGTCGTACACCCACATCTCGATGTCACTGTCGCTGCCGAAGCTGCCGTCGCTGAGCTGGAAGTTGGCGCTGGCTTGGTACTGGAAGCTGACCTTGATGACGCCCGGGGAGAAGGCGAGGTCGCTCTGGAAGTCGTACGAGAAGCCCTGGCCCTGCGCGTTGACCGCGCTCTTGGCGAGCACGCCCATGGTGTGGCCGACCAGCGGGTTGGTCTGGGTGCTCGTGAGGGCCAGGCCGGTGGCCGAGCCGCCCGTCCCCGTCGTCGGGGTGTGGACGGCGCCGTTGTTGTAGAGGTTGTATCCGTTGGTCGAGCCCACGCTGGGGTTGGTGTCGTAGTTGATGGTCCCGGACCCGCCAAGGGGGCCCCAGGAGCCGTTCTGGTAGCCGAGGAAGCCCTGGATCGAGTCGAAGTACACGTCCCCGTCCACGGGGTTGGACGGCATGGTGTACCCGCGGAACGTTATGCCCTTCTTAACCAGGAAGAAATCGTCTGCCAAGGTGCCTCCTCCGCTTCACTTTCCGCGGAGTGCTGGGGTTATCGCAGGAACCGCTTGATGAAGATCCTCAGGGTCCTGTCGGTCGTGTTGGTGCTCGTGAACTGGAGGTTCGCGCTGCCCGCGCTGTAGGCGAGGGAGAACTGGACGCCGATGTCGCCAGAGTCGTTGTAGGTGTCGGTTATGGACGGTATCGACCCGTCGCTGTTGGCCACGCAGGAGAGCCTCCCCTGCCTGACGATCGTCGGGCTGCCGCCGTCGGTCATGTAGTAGTCGGCGATGAAGCCGCCGTAGCTCGCGACCGCGAACGAGGTGGACGCGTCGACGTTGGCCACGCCGCTGGTGTTGTTCGCCAGGGTGATGTCGGCGTACTGCTCCTCGAGGTAGCTGCCCGGGGTGGGCCCGAAGAGGAGCTTGTTCGCCACGAGCTGCGGGCTGGTCGTGCTGCTGTCCGCGAGCGCGGCCGCGTTGTTGCTGAGTATGACCCTGTTCGCGTCCGGGGCCAGGAGCTTGCTGATCTGGATGGCCGCGGTGGCGTTGACCTTGGAGTCGGTGATGGCGCCGTTGGGGATGTAGAGCTGGTCGCTGCCGTTGATGCCCACGGTCGAGCCGTCGACCTTGACGGAGAGCTTGGTGCCGCTGCCGCCGGCGAGGGCGCCGGTGGACGAGAGGGCCGAGGACGCGATCTGCGTCTCCGTGATCCCCGCGTTGAGGACGTAGATCTCGTTGCCGCCGTTGAGGCCGATCGTGGAGTTGTCGTAGAGGACGTTGAACTGGCCGCTCGACAGGTTGAGGCCGGCGCCGGCGGTGTACGCCCCGGCGGAGCTGAACTGTACGAAGGTGATGGCGGTGGTGTCCATCGTGCCGCCGGGCATGGACGTGCAGACCCAGCCGATGTCGGCGTTGACGGAGCCGGTCTGGACGAAGACCGCCGCGGCGGGCACCTCGACCCAGAGGACCATGTCGGGGGCGCGCGTGAGGACGTAGGCGTTGGAGCCGCCGCCGACCGTGCTGACGTACCAGATGCCGTTGTAGGGGGCGTTGCCGCCGGCCTCGTTCTTGACGAGGATGCGGTCGTTGAGGACGGTGGTGTGGCCGTCGATGACCAGGGCGCCCACGGCGTTGGCCGTCAGGGTGTCGCCGGTTCCCTCCGGCCCGCCGCCGGCGGCGAAGGTGTAGGCGGGGAGGGTGGTGGTGGTCGCGACCACTACCGCGTCCTTCCAGTGCACGCCGTTTATGGCGTTGTCGACGTAGCCCTTGGTGGCGGCCTGGCTGGCCGAGCTGAGGCTGGTCGGGGTGGCCAGGTTGGTGATCATCCCGCCGTTCATGTTCAGCGTTCCGCTGAGGCTCGCGGCCGCTGCGGTCAGGGTGCCCGTCAGGGTGGGCGAGGCGGAGAACACCAGGTTGCCGGTGCCGGTGGTTCCCGAGGCGCCGGAGAGGTAGCCGAGCTGTGTCGGGGTGACGGCGCTCGATACGAGGACCTTGCCGGCGCCGAGGTACGGCACGGTGCTGGCGGTGAGCTGGTTGAACTCGACGCCGCTGGTGGACCAGCTGAGCTGTATCGCGGCCGCGCCGTCCTTGAGGGTCCTGTTCTGCCAGTCGAGGGAGACGAAGCCGCCGGAGTCGTCGAGGACCCTGCTGTAGGCCCCGACCGAGACCGAGCCGGCGCTGTCCAGGAGGCTCTGGATGTTGCCGGAGAGCCAGCTGAACGTCTGGGTGCCGACCTTGAAGGTGGCGTCCGTCCCGGGCGTCATGTCCTGGTTGACCGCCACCGGGCTGCTGAGGTTGCTTAGGAAGGTGTTGGCCGAGCTTCCGCCCGTGCCGATGCTGGTCCACCCGCCGTTCTGGTAGATCCTGAACGTGTTCGCGCTGGTGCTGTAGTAGATCTCGCCGTTGTAGGCCGTGCCCGGGTCGGCCGACAGACTTCCGACGACTATTGGGCTCCTGCCTAGCTGTAGCTCGTTTGCCATTCCCCTCTAACCCCTAGCTGATGTTTCTCACGGCGTACCAGAACTGCCCGCCGGACCCGGTGGCCGTGCTGATGTACTGGACCAGGATGTTGGGGCCGCTGACGACGCCGGACAGGACCACGCCCGTGCTGCTCTGGGACGTGCTGTCGTTCTCGAATGATATTATCGTCCCGTTCGAGGAGACGAAGAGCCTGCCCACCTGGGTGGCGCCGGCCCTGACCATGGAGTACTCTATGACCACGTTCAGGGGGCTGCCCGCCGGGAGGGTGAACAGGGTGACGGGCGAGGACTGGTTGTCCAGGACCGCCAGGGGCCCCGTCACCGTCTGGACGACGTAGTCGACTCCCGGGAACAGCGGCATCCTAGCTCGCCTCCTCTATCTCGATGGACAGCGGCGAGACCTGGAGGTTGCTTGAGAACTCCAGGGTGTTGTTGGAGATCTCGTTGTAGTACTGGTCCAGGGTGACGCCCGCGATGTACCTCGGGACCCTCTGGCCGTTGACGTACGGCACCAGGGCGCCCCTGACGGTGCCGGCGAACGCGCCCACGGTGTAGGTGAAGTTCAGCTGGACCCTGGTCTTCCCGAGGACGTTGAACGTGGGCATGCAGTTGTTCGGGGTGCCCGAGTTGTCGGACATGACGAACGCGCTGGCGCCGGCTCCGGGGAGCACGGGGGCGTAGCTGGGCGTGCCCGTGGGGCCGGCGGTGCCGTCGGACCACCGCCTGGTCATGTACTTGAGGGTGGCGTTGGTCCCGGAGTTGTCGAGGGTGTAGATCAGGTTGACGTTGCCGCCCGAGAGGCTGGCGGAGAACGTGAGGCCCGTGGCCCCGGTGTAGCTGCCGCCGCTGGAGACCTGCGCCGTGGCCCCGTCGTTGACGAGCCAGGCCGTGCCCATCTCCTTGACCCCGTTCCTGAGGATGGAGAACTCCACGACGATGTTCTCGCTGCCCAGGGCGGTGACCGAGAACACGTTGGCGGTGGTGTTGTTGAGGAGCGTGCTGGTGACCGGGGCCGCCTGCTCCATGAAGTCGACGCCGTTGAAGTACCTGAACGTCCTGTTGACTAGCCACGTGGTCCCGTTGAACTCGGTCAGCTGGTCGTGGAACTGGGTGCCCTGCTGGACCACGAGGAGGTCCCCGCCGGCCGGGTCGTAGGGGCTGGCGAAGTCGGGCTGGGCGGTCCAGGCTATGGAGCCGGGCGTGGTGGTGCCGGCCAGGCCGCTGTCGTCCAGGACGGCGTGGTACACCTGGCCGCTGGTGAGGGTGTTGGTGCCGCCGAACGTGAACGTGTAGACGGTAGGCGTCGTGGTGAGGGTGGCGCTGTTGAGGGGCGCGCTGGTCTCGATCAGGGTGCCGGGCTGGCCCGCGCTGTCCGTGTAGACCTTGACGTACAGGTTCCCGCTCGGGGGCGGCGACAGGGTGGCGATGGAGAGCTGGAACTGGACGTCGTCCAGGAAGGCCGTGAAGCCGGCGGTGAACGTCTGGCCGAGGCTGACCGTGTTGAGCGTCTCGCTCTCGGTGGTGTTGGTCGAGAGGTTCTGCGCGAACACGACGGGGCTGGAGCCGCTGTTGAGCGCCGCGAACACCAGGCCCTGGTTGGTCTGGGGCGTCCACGTGGAGCCGCTGTCCGTCGAGAGGCTGAACTCTGGGGGCGACGTCGCGGGGACCTCGCCCATGCCGACCGCGATGTAGTGCAGGCCGCCGAGGCCGACTATATTCGTGAAGTCTATGACGAACCAGTACTGGGTGCCGCCCGTGAGCGCGGCGGTCAGGCTGGCCAGCTGCCACTGGGTGACGTTGCTGCTGTTGATCGTGCTGCCGGCCACGGACACCGTCGCGCCCGGCACCAGGGTGCCCGGCTGGCCGGCGTTGTCGGTGAAGATGCTCAGCGTGTACGAGCCCGTGTAGCTGTTTAAGCTGCCCAGCTCGTAGAGCAGGGCCGTCAGGGTCTCGCTGGTCGCGGGCGTGAACGGCTGGGCCACCTGCGTCGTGGTGGCGGTGGCCTGGTAGTACGTGGTGTGGGTGTTGTTGAAGCACCCGGGGGCGCTGGACGATATGAGGCCCGAGCCCGTGGTGACCGCGAACAGGAGGTTGGCGTTGTTGCCGCTGTCCTGGATCGGCGTCCAGGTGGACCCGCTGTTCGAGCTGATGTTGGCCACGGCGTTGGTGATGAAGTTGTAGTCCTGGAACACCAGGACGAACCCGCTCCCGAACACCACGTTGCTGGCGTCCACGACCAGGTGGTAGGTCTGCCCGCTGGTCAGGGTGCCGCTGGAGAACGCGACGGTGACCGGGCTGGGGTTGTAGGGCGTGGTGGTGGCGAAGGGCAGCGAGGTCGCTAGGACCTGCACCACGTTCGTCACGTTCGTGCCGCTCGGTAGGCCGCCGCTGTCCGTCTGGATGCTGACGTTCAGGTAGCCGCCCGTCAGGTGGAACGGGTCGCTGCCGGCCAGGAACAGGCTGGCGGTCCCGGCGTTGCCCGTGCTGCCCGCAACGAAGGGCTGCTCGATGAAGTACGTGGGGCCGATCAGGTTGTTGTTGAAGCCCGGGACGCCCCAGTAGTCTCCCGCTATGGCCGGCGTGCCGCCGACGCCGCTGGTGCCGTCCACCTTGAAGTAGGCGTCGTTGGCGGCCTGCGGGGTCGCCACGTTGCCCGCGTTGACCACGCTCTCCATGTTGCCGCCCGCGTAGGGGTTGGCGTTGGAGATGCCCATGACGATGGGCTGGGGCAGCGTCGGGCTGGACGCTCCCGGGGTGACCGCGGCCTGGTAGACCCTGTTGTTCCCGCTGAGGAGCTGGGTGCCCACGACGGTCATGCCGGTGGCTACGGTCACGCCGTCGATGACGCCCGGGGTCACCGTGGGGAGCGCCGTGTCCACGCCGTCGTAGAGGGTGACCTTGTTGATCCCGCCGCCGTTCCCGCTGCCGCTGCCCACGCCGAGCTGGACGATGTTCGCCTGTGATATGGCGCTGACCGTGGTGCCGTCCGCCGAGAAGATGGCGACCTGGCCGAGCGATATGCCCGTGCCCGCGAAGACCGCCCTGGGGGCCGCCGCCATCGTGGCGCCGTCCGCGGGGGCCGGGAGGACGAGCATCGTGCCGCTCATCCTGTCGTCGGCGCCGACCATCGCGGGGATGATGGCTATGGCGAACCAGCGCCACATGCCGGCCGCGGGTATGACGGGCGTGAAGTTGGGCGGGAAGGCCGTGACGCCGTCGGCCTGGTAGACGTTGCCGTTCTGGAAGTCGAGCTGGGCGCCGCCGAAGTCCAGGAGGAAGCTGCTGATCCTCTGGCTGCGGGTCTCCCCGGTCAGCATGAGGACGTCGGAGTCGGTGATCAGGAGGCGGGTGCTCGCGGGCTTGGCCTGCTGCATCCTCACTTCGCTGAAGTAGTCGTCTATGACCCCGAGCGCGCCGTCGAGGTTGGTGGCCTCGCGGTCCCTCATGGCGAACGAGTGGCTGCCCACTATGACCTGGTTGCCGGTCCTGCGGGCGATTATGACGGTGTTGTCGTCCTCGGCGACGGTCGATATGGTGCCGACGTTGACGGTCAGGTTGGTCGACGCGCTGCCGGTGCGGTTGATCTCCACCCAGGCTATGGCCCCGTCGGCGGCCAGGACGACGGACCCGGCGAGGATGTTGTTGCGGGCCTCGGGTAGCCCCGGGACCTGTACGTTCGCGTTGGCGGACCAGCTCAGGGTGTTGGTCGAGAGGTCCCAGCCCCAGGTCCCGCCGCGCACCAGCTTGAGGTTGCGGTCCTCGTTGATCTGTAGGTCGAACACCCCGGCCTGCGCGTCCAGCTCGCTGATCGCGTTGGTGAGGTTGGTGTACGGCGTGACGTAGTTGTCGCTGGTGTACTGCGGCTCGGTGGCGCCGGCGTTGGGGCTGCCGATGTACTTGAGGATGTTGGCCGCGGTGTTGCCGCCGACCGCTATGCTCTCGCCGACCGCCAGGTCGCTGTCGTGGGTCTTGATGGTGACGGCGCCGTCGTACAGCGCGAGCCAGTACACCTGCTCGGCGCCCGTCGAGAGGCTGCCGTTCTGCCCGGGCACGTTGGGCACGCTCGACACGATGTAGTAGCCGACGCCGCCCGAGACGTACGGGTACGCGAGGGTGGGAGGGCTGGCGATCGGGTTGATGATGGCCGTCGGGTCGGGCGTGACGCCCGAGAAGAGGCCGGTGCCCGGGGAGTACGCGGTGTAGGCGAACTGGACGTCGTTGCAGAGTACGATGCCGCCGCCCGCGGCGTAGTTCCCGCCGAGGTTGACCGTGATGCTGGTCGGGGTGACCGCGGTGACGCTCTTGGGGTTGACCGGGTTGATGCCGTCGTTGCCGAACCCGTAGCTGGCCGGCTCGTCCTGGTTGGGCAGGAGCACGTAGAGCGCGGGGTAGGTCGTGAGGTCGATGTCCGCGAAGCCGTTCAGGGTGGCGTTGTGCTGCCTGCCGAGCCTGTAGATGGTGCTGCCGGGCTCAAGCTCCAGGTGCCCCACGGGGCCCTGGGTGATCTCGTCGCCTATGGTGACGGGCGGGACGGAGGTCAGTGGGTTGGGCACCACGCCGGAGAACACCCCGGTGAGGGGCGCGTAGCTCGTGTACGAGAACGTGTTGACGCCGTCGGTGAAGCTGGCGGGGCCCGCTGCGAACTCGTTGTCCGGGCCGACGGTGACGGTGGTCGAGGTGGCGCCGGTGACGGTCGCCTGCACTCCTAGCGCGGTCCACACGCCGCCGAACACCACGGCCAGCGCGCCGTTCTGGACGGCGTTTATGAGGGGCGAGCCCCCGCCGCCGCCGCCCGCGGGCGAGTACCAGTAGGGCGTGCCCTTGATCTCCTTCACCATGGACATCATGGCGTCCATCCAGTTCTTAAGCGTGAGGAGGTTCTTGTCGGCGCCCTCGAAGGGGGCGTTGGTCGGGGTGGCCAGCGTCGAGGTTACCGCGTTCTCCTGGCGGGACTGCGCCGGGCTGGGGAGGTTGGGCCACGCGTAGTTGTTGGCCGGGTTGGGCGTGTTGCCGCCGGTCCCGAGCCTGAAGAACATCGGGCGGCAGTCGGTGAGCGCGGTGGCGACGCCCGAGCTGTTGGTCGCGACCTTGTAGAGGGGCAGGAGCCCCGGCGTGAAACCGCTGACGTTGCTGGTGACGTTGAGGGTCAGGTTTATGACGGTGTCTATGGTCTCGGTGAACTCCCCGCCGGCCCCGCCGTTGGCCCCCTGGTCCCAGAACGCCCTGATGTCCGGGGTCCCGAGGACGGTGCTGAGGCTGGCCTCGACGTAGTTGGTGGCGCTGGCGCTGAGGCTGACGACGGCGTCGGCCTCCTGGCCGCTGGAGACGTAGAAGCCCGCGGCCTGGGTGGTGGCCTCGGGGAAGAGCAGGGCGACGTCGCTGAGCTTGACCGTGAAGCCCGGGACGAGGAAGATGTTGGCGTAGTCCGTGACCTCGAAGCCGGCCACGACGTAGTTGGCGGACGTGAACACGCCCTGGAGGAAGAACCTCCAGTCATTCAACCCAAATCCTTCCAGGGCACGGGCATCAGGTATGTCGAGTCTTTCGTTAGGGTTTAGAGAGACTCGTTGTAATACGGCCACTTAGGTCTCCAGCTTGTTTCCCTTCCTGGCATTGTCGATCCCGGGAAGGTACTGTAGGTTCCACGGCACGTGAAGGCCGCAGACGTCGGGGTGCTTTAATGGAATGATGTGGTCAACCTGAAAGCCCTCTGGACAGCCGTCATAGACCTTCTTCAGTGCGCCTTTGTCGGCCCACTTTGGTGTAGCCATTAGCTTACAGGGGCCGTTGCAGGTTTTTGCCATTATTCCTTGGGTTTAGAGATCAGCTCGATGACCGTCTCGCCGTTCTCTAGGGTCTTCATGTAGTTGAGCGTAGCGCATTCGCTGACCTCGTCGGCCACCGTGAACACCTTCTGGCCCCTGCTCCTGTCGAAGTACCTGACGCTGGCGCTCCACTGCTTGTCCGCCGCGGCCGCGAAGATCTCCAGTCGGGCGCAGCTTATGGGCTTGCCGTCAAGGAACACCTTGGTCCGTCTGGGGGCAGGTAGGCTTGTGAGCATACCAGGATTATCCCGCGACTAGGGCAGCCTACTGCGGCACGACCAGCGGCGGGGCCAGGCTGGTGTCCAGCGGCCCCGTGGTGTAGAGCGGGGTCAGGACCGGCCACATCTCGCTGGGCACGTTTATGACGAAGTTCAGGACCACGCCGGCGGCGGCGATGTCGGCCAGGTACTGGGCTATGGCGTCCCTGGCCGGGCTCGTGCTCGTGATGTAGACGGGCAGGTCCTGGCCGTCGGTGCGCGGGACGTACGGGCCTATCTGCCTGACGAGCCTCATGGGGCTGCCCGGGAGCCACGTGTTCTGGAACTGGTGGCTCGGGTCGAGGATGATGGCCTCGCTGCCTATCACCGCCGAGAAGGCTATCGGGCCCTCCTGGTCCTCCCTGTCGAAGCCGAACACCACGTAGCCGGTCTGCGGCCAGCCCTCGGCGTCCTGGACGAGCACGACGGTCTGGCTGGAGCCCTGCGGTATCTCCTGGGTGATCGGGGTCGCGAGGTTGCTGGCCTCGAACGGCGCCTTGGGGTCGTAGAGGAAGCTGCCCGCGTAGTTGGGGGACAGCTCGGCGCCGCACCCCAGGACCTCGTTGCCGAGCAGCGCGGGGCTGTTGGTCGGGTCGGGGAACACGCCCTCGAGGGTCACGCCGTCCACGTTGATGCCGGAGTACGAGTACCTCTCCACGTAGTCGGCGCTGCCGCCGACTATGCTTATGCCGCCTATCGGCCCGACCGTCTGGGCGGTCGGCACCACCGAGCCGAGGCCGGTGTACGTGACCGTGTTGCTGGGGTGCGCCGTGTTCCATGCCGTGACAACCGAGGCCACCGTGTCCGTTCCGTTGAACGCGAGGAAGATGCCGTTGCCGAGCTGCCCGGGAGCCACCGCCGTGAACGTGATGTTCGGCGTGTCGATCGTGTCCACCGCCTGGGCATAGATGAACGGGGTGGGCTGCACATTCTGGAGGGTGTTGCCGACGATGCCCTGGTAGTAGTAGAACTGGTTGTTGACGCCGGAGCAGAGCGCGCCCTGGCTCGGCCAGCCCTGCGCGTCTATCAGCGTTATGGTGTTGGCCGTGATGCTGCTCACGAAGCCCGTCGCCATGTTCCTCGCGCCCGTCCTGGCTATCGCCCCCGCCGGGGCCAGGCCCACCGTCGAGCCTAGCTGTAGGGTGTTGGACGTCGCCGCCACGACCGTGCTGATGCCGCCGTGGAGGTGCTCGGACCCGGCCAGGAACCTCTTGACGAGCGGGCTGCTGACGGGGAGCAGTATGTCTATCTGCCCCGGCGTGACCTCCAGGACCGTCGCCGGCCTGCTGGCGAGGAGTATGTTGGCGTTCTCGGCCTGGTAGAAGGCGAAGTCGTTGAGGTGGCCGTTCGTGACGCTGGCCTGGGGCACCCCGGCCGGGTTCTCGACCACGAACTCGGTGTCGGTGGCGCTCACGACCGGGAACGTCCCGGTGTTGGCCAGCGCGAAGCCGCTGTCCGACCTTATGGTGACCAGGTTGCCGGCCTTGACGCCCGAGGTCTGCATAGCCGGGCTTACGCCGCTCAGGAACGTGTACATCATCTGGTCGCCGCCGCCCACCCTGCTGACCGACCACGTCCCTATGCCCTGGACCGTGGGCAGAACGCTGGGGAACAGGAGTATGGGCTGGGCGCTGCCGCCCGTCACCTGCAGGAAGCCCTGCGCGCCGATGGTCCTGTCGTAGATCTGGACGAACTGGTCGCCGTTCCTGATGTCCGTGACGACCTGGCCGACTATGGCGCCGTTGGTGCCCCGGGTTATCGCGCCGGCGACCTCCCCCGCTGTGGCCGCGGCGATGTCGAGGAAGTCCGCCGTTACGAACTTCACCGTGTACATCTGGTGGTCCGCGACCAGCGTGAGGTTCCAGCCGTCCTCGAGCGCGTACGGCGCGGAGGCCTGGGTCGTCATGTTGGCCCTCGTGGCGAGGGGGCCGTAGACGATGTCCAGTATGTCGTTCATTATGCTGGCGATCTGCTTGGGGCTCATCCCGAGCTTGGGTATGAGCCTCTGGAAGTCCTGGTCCTGGATGCCGGTGGCCTGGTCCCTGACGACGCCGTAGACGCCGGCGCGCTGGTCGAGGTAGCTGCCCGTGGCCGATACGACCAGTAGGTTGTCGTGGACCGCCTGGACGGTGTAGTCGATGAAGCCGTCGCCGACGGCCAGGGCCTGGAGCAGCCCGCTGAGGTACTTCTGGGCCGCGGCCTTGTACCGCTTGGGGAACTTGCTCAGGAGGCGGAGGTAGGCGTCGTTCTGGTAGTCCTGCAGGCTGACCGGGTCTGCCACGCTACTTGGCCTTCTTGACTTTATCCGCGAGCATGAAGAGCCTGGACCTTATGGGGTCGCTCTTGGCCTCGGCCTCCGCGAACTTGTCCCGGAGGTGCGGGGGCACCATCTCCCTGGCCGCGTCCATCTGCTCCTGCTTCTTCTGGTCGTTGAGGCTCCTGAGGTGCACGTCCGTGAACGTGCCGGCGTGCAGGGCGGCGCCGCCCGTGAGGCTTCCGGTCGCGGAGACGCCCTGCGCCGCTCCACCCGACTGGGTCTTGCAGAGGTCGTTGGCGATCTTCAGTATCTCGAGAAGCGGCTTGCTTGGCATCTTATTTCATGTGCTGGCCAGGACCTAGCTTGGATGCCATGAGCTTCATGGCCTTCATGTGCTTGGGGCTCATCCCGGCGTCGTGCACGGGATCGATGTGGATGTCGCCGAGCGCGCCTACGCCGTGGATCTTGACGTCCTTGCTCGGGGGGATCATCTTGATGCCCTCTCGGCCGGACTTGTCCGCCTCTGGCACGTGCGCGCTGACCTCGATCTTCCCGTGCTCGGGGTGGTCGTAGTGGAACCAGGCGTTGGGCGCCTGATCCTTGGCCTTCTCTGGCCCGGGTAGCCGAACGTGGACTTCTTCACCGGCTCTCCTTCTCCGTCCTTGTACTGGTGCATGATGTGTCTCTTCAGGTCCGGGTGGACCTCGCCGGTGGCCTCGGCGTGGTGCATGTGGTCTATCACGTCGTTGTGCAGGGCCTCGGTGTAGAACTTGTGCCTCTTGCCGTCTATGCTGGCGCTGTAGTGCACGTTGCCGAAGTCTGGGCCCGCGCCCATCTCTGCGTCGTGCTCGCTGTGTACCTTAACGCCTGATATTTTCACGCTTCTCTCCTAGCTCAGGGTGACCAGGTCGCTGGTCGTCTTGGGGGTGGCGTTGGCGGCCACGGTTATCGACACCACCGTGGGCGCCGGGTTGGTGAATATGACGGACTGTACCCCGGGGACGGCCATGACGAGCGCCACTATCTCGGATAGTATCACGTTCTGCCCAAGGCCCAGGCTGTTCACGTAGCCGACCACCGTGCTGACGATCGTGTCGCTGATGCTGTTGATGGCCACGCCCTGCGCCGTCTTGACGCTCATGGCGAGGACGATCTGCTGTATGTGGCTCTCGCGGCCCTCGATCTGGACGCCCGCCGCCTTGTAGCCCGGGAAGTCAGCCGGGTCGGGCGCGTAGCCGTCGATCGTGTACTGCACCGCCGCCTTGAGGCCGGTCCAGTACTGGTAGCCGTTGACGCCGCTCACCGGCTCCGCGGGGAAGCTGAGGCGGTTGGGCAGGCTGACTATTGCGTCGGCGTTGGCGCCGAGCAGGCCCGCGTCCGTGCCCCTGGACACGACCAGGAGGGCGGTGTTCGTGGGGTTGGCCGGGTTGGGGGCCACCATCGTCACGGTCCTGTATGTCGAGTAGCCCTGGTCGAGCAGGTACACCTCGCCGTCGCCGGCGGTGCCGAGGTTGACCGGGCCTATCGCGCTCACCGTGGGGTTCAGGTAGTTGACCTGGTCCGCGCTGGGGACGGCGGTCACGGTGAAGGTGCCCTGGTTCTGCTGGGTCACGGGGACGCCGGAGCCGATGACGAGCTGGTCGCCGACCTGGGCCGAGTGGTACCACGAGAAGACGAACGGGTAGCTGGTCGTGCTGACGAACTGCTCGACCGCGCTGGGGTTGTCGATGTCGAAGTACGTGGCGTTGTCGGTCTCGCGCACCTGGTACAGGCCCTGGTTGGCCTTGGCGAAGAAGCTGGCGGGCGTGAGTCCGGTGTAGCTCGAGCCGTTGCCGATGAGGACCCAGTCGTCCACGAGCAGGCCCGCGGGGACCGCGAAGCCGCTGGCGCCGTCCGCGTCGACTATCTCGTAGCGCACCCTGTTGCGGCTGATCGCCCTGACCGCCCAGACCACCGTGCCGGTGGGCGCGTAGGGGTACACGACCGACAGCGGCTGGCTCAGCGTTGCGAGGCCGACGCCGGGGCTGCTCACGGCTATAGTTATGGTGTCGGTGGGCACGAACGGCACGCTGAGGTCCTTGGCTACCCTGCCCGTCTGCCTGACGAAGATCTGCTGGCCCGGCTGGAACAGCTCGACCGCGCTGCTGTTCAGCTCGAGGACCGCCGCCGAGGGGCTGACCACCTGGCCGTTGCCGATCACCGCTAGGGCGTTGTTGCCGCTGGCCGTGCCGCCGACCGCGTACACCTGGCCCTGGCCGCCCGGTATCAGGCTGGATATCTGGACCCTGCGGGCCTTGTCGACGAGCGAGACGTTGGCCGCTATGGCGAGGCCGCTGATCTGCTTCTTGCCGAGGTGGTTGGCCACGTTGGCGGGCGTCACGGGTATCAGCCTGAACATCTCGCCGGTGTAGGGCGCCACGTCGAGGGGCGTCTTGAGCGTGAAGCCCGGGGCGCTGGCCACGCTGGATAGAACCCAGCTCGAGCCGTTCTGCAGGCCCTGGTAGAGCTGCCCGTTGGCGAGGATGTCCTCGGTCGACTTGCTGATGGTGCCGGCGCCGCTGCTGCCCGGGCTGTTGGACAGGGTGACCACCTCGCTGACCCCCGCGGTGCCGTTGGCCGCCGCTATGATCGAGGACGCGGTGCTGGCGGTGATCGGGAACACCTCGAGGCTCTGTGCGCTCGCCGCAGAGTCTATCTCGCTGGTGCCCGCGGAGTAGCTGGTGGCTGTCAGGGCGATCCTGCTGACGGTGCCGGCCTGGACGCCCGTGAAGGTGAACGGCGCGGTCCACGGGGGCACGACGGCCAGTATCCCGAACTCGGTGGTCGAGTAGACGGTCACGACCCTGTAGAGCTTGCTGAGGATCGTTATCAGGTCGCCCGCCGCCACGGCGAAGCCGGGCGCGCTGGTGGCGGTGATGCTGGCGTGCACGAAGTTGAGCACCAGGTCCGTGCTGCTCGGCACCTGGGCCGAGGTCGTGAAGTTGGGGTAGGTCCCGCCCGTGATGGTGACGACCTGGGGGACGGCCTGGGCCTGCGTGATCTCGTCGTTGACGTTGACGATGCCGACCGGGCTCGGGCTGACGCCGCTGAACGTGCCGGCCGCGTACGAGGTGTAGCTGTAGCTCGTCGAGGTCTGGAAGTCGGTCACGGTCCCGCCGCCGGCCGCGAAGCTCTCGCTGCTGGTGAGGACGATGGTGCTGGCCGTCACGGACTGGACGACGCCGGCCTGCGCGCTCACAGTCACCTGGTCGCCGACCCTTATGGTCTGGGCCGGGGTGTCCGGGAGGGGGCTGGTGGCCGTGACTATCAGGGTGTTGCCCGAGCCCGTCGACCCGCCGTGCAGCCTCTCGGGGAGGAACTGGTAGGTCTCGGTGGAGTCGGTCAGGTTGGCGACGTTGGTCGTGACCATGGCCTGCCTGTTGCCCGGGCTGAAGCTCTGGTCGATCATAGACAGGACGTCGCCTACCACGACGCTCGACAGGTCCACCGGGGGCGCGAACTGCACCTTGAACGTGTAGAGGCCGGACACGGGGCCTGTGACGTCGACGATGACCGGGAAGTTGGGCTCGAGCCCTATGGCCCTGGCTCCGCCCGACCCTAGGACCAGGTCCACGTCGACCTTGGCGTTGGCCGCGTCCACGAAGTAGCTGGCCGCGGGCGACAGGCCGCCCGTCTGGGGGTACGTGTAGCCGACCTGCACCGTCTTGCCGCCGTCGCCCCACTGGTTCGCGGTGGCCCTGATGCCGGCGTTGGGGCCGACGCTGGGCCCGGAGTCCGAGTAGAGGTCGGCCCTGGACTGGAAGAGGACCTTGTAGTCCTGCCAGGCGTAGCCGAGCCACGCGGAGGAGCTTCCCAGGTCGTTCCCGGTGGGGTCGTTGGCGCTGAACTGCGTGGTGGTGGGCGTGGCGCTGGTGACCGTAGCCTGGAGGAACATGGGGATGTTGAACGTCTTCTGGGCGGCGTTGTCGTCCATAACCACGACCATGTTGTCGCCCTGGCCCAGCTCGGCCCCGGCGGTGGTCGTGCCCCTCATGTCGGGTCCCAGGCCCACGTTCTGGAAGGGCAGCTGGTCCCACAGGGTCAGGTCGCTGGCGTCCAGCTCGAGCCTGGGCTGCCTGATGATCCCCTCGGCGCTGCCGAGGTACGCGATGACCGGCCTGTCGTTGTTGGGCCTGGAGAACGGCGCGCCCTGGGCGCTCAGGTTGACGTAGCCCGGGCTGCTGTTGTCGGGCGTGTTGATCAGGAACCTGCCCATGGGGAGGCCGGCCAGGTCCGCGCTCATCACTGAGGCGGTCTGCGGGTCGTAGTTGGAGACGCTGCCCTGCGGTATGCCGAGGTCTATGGCGCTGCCCGCCACGATCGGGAACGCCAGGGCGCCCGAGGAGTCGTACATGAGCGTCTCGAACTCTATGGCCCCGTTGGGCAGCAGGGCCGCGGTGGCCCCGGTGACCTGGAGCGCGAAGCTGGCCACCACGGAGGAGTTGGTGACCGCGGGGCCCACGGGGAGCACCCACACCTGGGGCATGCCGGCCGTCCTGAAGAAGCTGAGGCGGCTGTTGACGCCGTCCATGACCTGCGTGCCGGTCATAGGGTTCGGGTCCCAGAACTTGACGTAGCTGCCGTCGCCGGCCACGCTGTAGACGCGGAGGAGGGCGTTGCGCGGCATCCCGTAGCTGAGCGCGTAGTCGTCCGGGAGCACGTTGGAGAACTGGCCAGCCACGCCGGTGGCGACCTGGAGGTTGTTCTCGGAGGCCTGCGCGCTGCCCACGGAGTACGTCAGGCTGCCCGTCTGCACCGTCGCTACGCCCGTGGCCGGGGCGTCGGCCACCACCACGATGGTCGGGGGCTGCGGGGTAGCGGGCCCGACGGTGGGGCTGGTGTTGGGGAGCTGGAACGCGGCCGTCGCCGCGCTGGTCAGGAAGCCGCGGGTGTCCGCCTCCCCGGCCAGGACCTGGTCGCCTACGGCCAGCCTCTGCGCGAGGAG